AACTTCCTGAAGAGCCACTTGTTCCACTAGATCCAGATGTTCCTGAAGAACCACTAGTTCCACTCGAACCTGATGATCCAGATGTTCCTGAACTTCCCGAAGAACCACTTGTTCCACTAGATCCAGAAGTTCCTGAACTTCCTGAAGAACCACTTGTTCCACTAGATCCAGAAGTTCCTGAAGAACCAGAAGATCCTGAAGATCCAGATGTTCCCGATGAACCACTTGAACCTGCTATAGCACCAACTGATGTTTGAACATATGAATAATATGATACTCCTTCGGTATAATATGTAACAGTATGTGTTGTAGAGTCATTATTGTTCAAATAAAGTCTAGCAATCATTCTATCTGTTGTGTTGATTGTTGTACTCGTTAATACCAAATCAACTTCAACAACATCTGGTACTACAGCACTTACCCAACCAATTAATTCAACACCAGTTGAAAGTGTTGGTCCTATTGGACTACCTGAAAAATTTGCTAATTGTATCTCTACATATAAATCAATATTATCATTTGAAGCTGGTTTTAAGAGGTGAATGTGAAATCTTTGAATACCTGGTGGTATTACTGAAAATCCCAATTCTGGGGTAATGTAGTCTGAAATTAATACATTTTGAGCGTTACCTGCTAAATTTACACTTAGTGTTTGTTGTGGTGAACCTGATGGATAAGGTGATAAGACTTTATATCCACTTACATCTGAGTTTTGACTTTCATTAAAGTAATATATTTGTCCCGCGGAAATTCCATTTTCACCACTTGTTCCTGAAGAACCAGATGTTCCTGAAGAACCACTTGAACCTGAAGATCCAGATGTTCCTGAACTGCCTGATGACCCACTTGTTCCACTTGATCCTGAAGATCCAGACGTTCCCGAAGAACCACTAGATCCTGATGTTCCTGAGCTTCCAGAAGAACCTGATGTACCAGTTACACCTGAAACACCACTACTACCACTTGAACCTGAAGAACCACTTGAGCCAGAAGATCCAGATGTTCCTGAACTTCCTGATGAACCACTTGTTCCACTAGACCCAGATGTTCCTGATGAACCACTTGAACCTGACGTACCTGTTGTACCTGAAATTCCTTGGACTGGGATTGATACGGTACCGCCAGTTGTGTTATACAATTCGAGTATTGATGTTGCGGAAAAATATGTACCCCCAGTTATTGAAGCATATGACCCTGGTAAAACCCTCCACGTTGCACCACTCCAAGGTGCGTCGTATCCATCAATTGTTGATGCTGTCCAAGCATTTATAAAATTAATTGCGGGTTGAGAATTTGCTCTGACTATTGTTGCAAAATCAGTAACTGTTATTGCAGATGCCCCTGTCAACCCAGTTATTCCACTCCAAAGAGAATCATAATTTGGAATTGTAAATTGATATATTAACCCCGTTTCTTGAACATAAGCTAACATTCCTAATCTTCTCCTACCTGTTGATATGTTATCAGAATTTAAAACCAAATAGTCTGGGTTTATTATACTATTTGTTCCTTTCACAAAATTAATTGGTATTGTTGATCCAGTTATCTGACCAAAGCCCCCATTGTAATACCAAACCAAATCCGTAAGATTGTACAATTCCATATATCCACCAGTATCAAACACACTGAATGATAACCCGATTGTGGATGTGGGTGGAATTGAACTTTGTACTCCAACTTTGTATGGAGTGTTAGGATTATTATAATTCAATGTACTCATTATTTGTAAATAGTGAGATTAGTAAGTTATTGTATCACCTTTGAAGAAAATATCTACTTCGGTATTATCAAGTTGGAATGGTGTGGAAGCCCAAGTTGTGTAAACTCGATAAGTACCTGTAGGTATTGTAGAACCTGTATATGTAAAAGTTTTCGAGTATATTGTAGAATCCATAAATACGTTAATCAGTGAATTCGGAGTACCATCCGTTGTATAACCGATCGACCTTTGTACACCCCCATTAGTATTACCCGTCGATATAATCCATGTGTACCAAGCCAGTCCTTCAACTGTTCCTGCTGGTACTCTATGAGTTGTGAAGTTGTAAGCAAATTGTGCATTACCAAAACTATCTAGACCCCCAGAAACCATTTGTATTTGTTGTGATCTCACAGATGGGAAATTATTTGTCCAACCTGTGAATGATACATACTCATTCATATCTACATTAAACTGAACTGGGTTTGATGTATTTGGACCAAATCCATTAGTGAATCCATAGAACCCACTACCTTTTTGATTCATATAGTTTCCAATCTCAGATGAACCTGAGAATGGTTCAATAAATAAGTACGCAAATGAGACAACTGTCGAAGGTGATGGTGTGTTTGTAGGTGTATTTGTTGGCGTTGTAGAAGGTGTTGATGTTACACTAGATGTTGGTGTATTGGTTATTGTTTGAGTATTCGTTGGTGTGTTTGTTGTAGTTTGTGTCATTGTCTGCGTGACAGATGGTGACGGTGTGTTTGTTGGTGTTACTCCCGGTGTCATAGTATTTGTCGGTGTGACAGTTGGTGTTACGGTATTAGTAGGTGTAACACTCGGTGTTGTTGTCACCGAAGGTGTTATACTAGATGTAAGTGATATTGTAGGTGTATTTGTTGGCGTTGGTGTTTGTGTACGTGTATTTGTAGGTGTATTTGTTTGTGTTGGTGTCGGAGTCTGTGTAAATCCAAAAGAGGATGTGGGTGTTGGTGTTGGTTGGGGTGTCAAACAACTAAGAATTTCGAATTTTTCACATCCACTACCATCCACAATTGTTAACATTACATACTCAGCAGAATTGAAAATCGATGGTAATTGAAAGAATTGCGCAGGAGGTATTGTTCCTGAAAAATTTCCCAAATAAGTTTTATTATTTCCGTAGACATCGGAAACATAAAACTGGTAAGGTGGTGACCCGACTATTGAAGAAATTTGAACGAATGCCATGTGTTAATAACCAATAAATAGACCAATACAGATTTAATTACATTTGGATATGATGTTGATTTCTTCAAGGTGGACTAACCAAACAAGTACTATCTATTGTTTGGACACAGTTTTGAGAATCAATCACTTTTATTTTAACAATTGGTGCTGTGTCGTATACTTTGGGTACTGAAAAATATTGAGCAGGTGGGACGGATCCTGAAAATGACCCTATTAGTGTTTCATTATTACCGTAAATATCAGAAACAAATAGTTGGTAAGGTGAAGTCCCTGTTACTGATGATATTTCAATAAAAGCCATCAGTGAAAAATTAAGAAGTTGATGTTGGTGTTACTGAGTTACTCGGAGTTACAGTTGGTGTTTCTGTCGGTGTTGGTGTAAGTCCTATTGTTACAGTTGGTGTTGGTGTAATTGGTACACAAACAGATCCACAAGGAGTGCCACTATCAACTATTTCTGGGAATGGTGTAATGGCGCCCGAGATACGTATAACAGTATTTTCAATAGCACAAATTACATCGTAATTATTACTAGGTACTGTAATAATTTGAGTTGTGTTTGAACAATCTTGATATTGATAAGTTGTTGATAGATAACCGATATTATCTAATAAATATTCATAACAATTAACAGTCGAACCTGGACAAGTTGGTGTTGGTGTTGGCGTTTGACTACGAGTCACAGTTGGTGTGTTAGTCATAGTTCTAGTCATTGTTTGTGTTATTGTATTAGTTACTGTTGGAGTATTTGTTAATGTCACTGTTGGTGTAACTGTATTAGTTGTTGAAATTGTTTGTGATGGTGTTACGGTGTTAGTAGGAATAATACCAAAACTAGTAGTTGGTGTTGGTGTAACCGTTTTGGTTGGTGTAAATGATGGTGTATTTGTAGGTGTCACTGAAGAAGTAAGGGTCGGTGTTGGTGTTGATAAACAATTAATTACATAATCAATAAGCAAATTAACAGTAAAAACAGGATTTGGAGGATTGTTCGGTACTTCGATTGTCAAATTAGTTGTTTGTTGATCTATCGTTAAAACTTGAGCATATGGTGTTAAAAGAGTAGAAACAGCTTCAAACCACTGAGTATCAGTAGGTATTTGTAAAAGTGTTGATCCTGTAAAGAATAAACTTGAAATGGTCGTATTTTGTATTTCACATTGTACTGTAAATGTGGTTGCACTCAATAGACAACCACCCAATCCAGACGTTAAGTTAGCATATCCTTGGTTTAACATTTCTAACATTCCCCTTCTAGAAGCTGAAATATATGAAAAGTTATTTTGGCTCATACCATAAACTTGGTAGGTTGATATAACATCAAAACAATCTATTATTGTAGTAGCTGAATAACTACATCCATTACCATCTACTATTAATAGTGTATATGTATCAGCTGTTAGTCCTGTAATGTATATTTGTTGTGGATTTCCAGATACATTATTTGACCAATTGAATGTAAATGGTGGAGTTCCGCTACTGATCAAAGTGGTTATAGATCCATTTCCACCCGAAATACAGGGAACTGGATAAAGTTCAAAATTGACTGCTTGAGATGTTAAAACAAAAATATTTCCTTCTTGTCTACAACCATCAATATCAGTAACAGAGTAAAAATATTGTCCTGACGCTAGATTTGAAAAAGAATAACTTGTTTGATCGGTTTGGAATGTAAACCCATTCGATAACGAGTATATGTATGGTGCTGTACCCCCAGAACTTATTTCTATAGTTAACACCCCATTATTATTTCCACAACTCGTTCCACTGACAGATATTGTGTGTGTAAATTTATTTTGAGCTAATATTGTGAAATTTTTTGTGTATGTACAAGCCCCAATATTTGAAACGGATATATTATATTCATTCGGACTTAGATTACTAAAACTATATTCTGTACTATTTGTTGTACTTATTTCAGAACCACTAATACCTGATAATGTATAAACGTAAGGTGGTGTTCCCCCAAATACTTGTATTGTAACCGAACCGCCAGACAAACTACAAAAAGAGTCATTTGTTATAAAGGTTACATTATTTATTGTGTCTAAAATATCGAGAGTTGTGGAAAAAGTTTGTTTACAAAAAGTTGCATCAGTAACATCCACAGTGAATATACCCTCAGGTAAATTTGTGAATGTTTGTGTTTGTGCGTAAGAAATTAAAATATTACTATTTGATGCTGAGTAATAATAAGGACCAGTTCCCCCTGTTATTGTTAAAATAAGAGATCCGTCATTATTGAAACACGTGGGTATAGTTAGTGCACTCCAAGCGCCAAGACCTAAAAGTGGTTCCATACCAACTGAGGTTGCCTTGGTCAATACACAGTTATCAGAACTTCTCACAGTACAACCATACGCACCTTCAGTCAATCCAGTAATTGAGGTACCTGTAAAACCATTTGTCCAATTATACGTATAAGGACCATTACCTGTAAGTCCTGTAATAAAAATTTTACCAGTAGGGTTTACATCACATGGTGTATCATTTACCGTATAAAAACCAAAATCTAAAGTTTGACCAGAATTTATAATGATTGATTCTGTTCTGGCAGAACATCCAGCTAAACTATTAGCTAAAACAGTATAGGTTCCAGCGCTCAGATTTGTAAAAGAAGCAAGTAGTTGGTAGTTTTCTAAATTGGAAACAATGTTGTTATTGATATCAAGAAGTGTATAATTAATTACGCTATAATCTGTAATGGCTGAAACAGTAATTACACCATTGGAATCTCCACAAGAAGTATTTGCCGATGTTACCAAACTTAAACAAATTCCACTAGATACTGAAACATTTAAATAAACATAATTATTTACAGGTGCCGCACTATCATTAACTAACACATTGTATGATCCTGGTCCTAATCCTGTTAAAGTGGCACCTGTGAATTGTATAGGATCTAACCAAGTATAAAAATATGGCTCAATACCTCCTGACGCAAAAACTTGAATAGACCCAGGGTTTATTGTTTGACATGTTCCAGTTACAGAATAAATAAGTGATAGTTGTGCCATACTTTAATTACATTCGATCGAGAAATTTATTCCAACATTAATGTCAACATTTACTAAAGCTTGTGTATCTGGACACAAAAGATTATAAATTGTTACAACATCACCAACAAAAAAATAATAATAACTAAAATTTAATAATTGTGAAAGTGCCGAATTAACCGCTGATCTCCACTGATTATCATTAGGTACTTGTGTAGTACCATAACCATTAAAAAACGGGAACTTAACTAAAGTTGTATTGTTTATCGAAATATCTACATACCACAATGAATTTACGGAACTTGTCAAACAATTACTCAATATAATTCCTTGTTCTGAAAGATAATTGTTTAAAATAATAAAAAGTACATCAGAGAAAGATGTTGCTCCCAATGTTGTTGTCGTCCAAGGGAATATATTTGTAGTTACATATTGATAATTACAATTAAAAGAAAATAATTGTCCTGTCGCAGCACTATTGTAATTAAGAATAAAAACTCGGTTGTTCGGATTTACAATTCTCATATTATGTTTTGAAATTTTTTTTGTGTATATGTAAATCAGTTTATATTGGTGATGCTGATACTAAATAACAAAGTTGTTGTTTTTTCCAAACAAATTTTTGTCTTTGCATTGGTGAATTTTCATATCTAATACCTGTTTGCCATATTGTGGTTGCAGGGACAAATTGTTCAATTAATCTCACCCAATTAGGTCCGACACCCTCAGAATAATCTATCAATTTTTGATAAGTGAAACCAAAATTTGGAACACCGACTTGTTGAGATTGTAAAAAATTGTAAAAAATATCAAGTAATGATGAATACCCACTTGTTTTACCATCAGTACTATACCACCTATCTCTTACATTTATTGTTGAACGAATAAAATCTATTTGAAACTCAAAAAAAGTTTTTTTATTTGCTTCTGGATTAATAAAACTCCAATTGTAACTACCTAAACTTGGATATGCTGGCGTCATTCCAGAATTAGGTATTGGATAGTCGAAGTTCCTTGACATGTACCAAACATCATATAAAAGTCCTTGTCCTGGATTTAAAAAAATTTCTATATTTTTTACATTTATAGCCAATTTATCATTTTCAACAATATAATATGCATTAAAATTAGCGTTTGTGCTTTTTCTTATTATGGGTGGTTGCCACGATTTTCTGTTATCTCTAACCAATGTCAAATTAAAACCTAAATTCATATAAGGAAATGATCTCCATTTTGAAAAATATTCTTGTCCATATGTAAAAGGTTGTAATACTGTTTGAACAAAAGGACTTGATCCTGTAAATACTGACGTGGTTGGTACGACAACTTCAGGGCTTCTGTGTTGTGGTGTCGATTCAAACCACCCTGAACCTTTTTCAAAAAAATAATCATCGGTTTCAATCGGTGCGTACGGATACCCAAATTCATCAACAGCATAATTATCGAAATTTACATTTACAGACTCAACGATCGTGGATGAACTAAAACCTGTGTATGATACCCCATATAATCTATAAACATCATCTGTTGCTGGAACCGTAATTTCTTGAACATAAGTTCCTCCAGTAATTTCAAAAAGTTGACTATAAAATTCATTCATATCAATTCTTTGATCGGCAACATAAATGAATTCATTAAATTCAGTAATTGCTTGAGGTATCCCTAAAAAATTCAATAAAAATTCAATTGATTTTCGTGTTCCTTTTGATTTGTACAAATAAGCTGAATTAATAATTAAATTTTGATAAAATTGATAATTGATTTCATTATCAGTCAATTCTCTAGAATACCCAGCATATTGACTTACACCAGTTACTGATAAAGTTGACTCTAGATATCCTTGTTGAACAATTGGTGATACATTAATTTTCCAACCCAAAGTTTCAGCTAAATATTTCAATAGTTCATCAGGTATTGTATCACCTAATTGGTATTGTACACTTGTCATATTAGCTAGAGCTGAGATGTATAATTTTATTTGATCAAAACTTCTACCATATATTTGAAGTATTTTAAAAACTTTTTGATCAATGGTATCGAATTCCAAAAATGAATTAGTTGTTAAAAATCTTGTGACTAAATTAGTTTTAAATTGATCAAATTGTTCGCCTATTTTATTTAGTTTTTCTAAATAATTTGCAAAGTTGTTTGTTCTTATATCTAGATTCCAATTTCCATCCAACGGAAAACTAACACTTTGAGTTTCTAGTGCTACAATACCATCATTACCTTCTATCGGAACAACAAATGTTGCTGTATATTTTGGAATGACTAAACGATTAAGTAAAAACTGAACAACTTCGTCAAACTCTTCAGAAAATGTTTTTTCAACTAAAAAATCATTTGGTCTAATTACTAGATTTGAATTTGATATCGTATTCAAGAATGGTCTACCTGAAACCTTTAACGTTATTGTACCTGATAGTAAACTATTTGAAGGCCTGAAATCTATTAAAGTATAAGGTTTTGAATCAACAACCAAAACATAATCTCTAAATCTGTTTGTTAAATCTCTGATTGGTGAGAATTCGGATTCTCTATTTTGTAAATTAATTTTTGATTTTGAACTATAATCAATCGAAAATGGATTTTGTATTTTCTCAACGTTGATCGTCAAAGTTGTAAGATCAGAAATTGCATTATATGAAATGTTATATGCGGTATTCCCTGTTGTTAAATCTAAATTATAAAAATCTATGACAATACCTGCTGGAAAATATCCTAATATTTTTTGAACTGAAACTTCTAGTCTTTTTCTCAATGACCCATACAATGTGAAATTTGTAACTAATGAAAGGTCAATGTTTGGAAATACACGATACTCTTTAGCTTGTAATTCTCTCGATTCATCGACTGAAACAAGTCCTAAACTATCTAAAGATATTGGATCACTAAATACACCTATATTAAATGTTCTATTATTTTTTTCGGATAACGAAACATCAAATTGGAAATTACCTTGAGTTAAACCACCACCAGTTACTGTCTGTAAACCAACAATATTATCAAATGGCGTGTCCGCACCTGAGGCTCCGTTTGTCCTAAAAAATCTTCTTACCATTAACTTACTGTGTTGTAATTAGTTGAAATGATTTACTGAAATCAATATTTTCACCTCTATTTTGTTTAACCTCATACAATGGGTTATCAAATTCATCTTTAATTTCGTAAAGATTAAATTGTGAATAAATGTTGTTTTGTGGATCGTAAATTGTGTAAATACCATCTTCCATCGATTTTGTTTGATTACCATAGAAAGCAATATTCAAAGTTTCCAAATCATACTGCGTAACTTGAACCTCAACAGTAAGTGGGTTGAAAAATGTGTTTGATAAAATTATATTTTGTCCAGGTTGGCCAATAAATGGTGTTGCTGCTGGGTTATTACTTGGAGATGAACTAGGTGATAAAGTACAAAATACCAAGTTTGTTTGACCCTCACTATAACGATAACGAATTGCTTTTTGTGATGTATTTGTTAAGTTTTGTACAATTGCTTCACAAAAGAAATTAGATGTGATAATCCTAAAGAAATTTGGAATTTTACTTCCGTTGTTATCCAAATACTCAACCCTGAACCCAACCAAACCTTGAGCTTGAAACTTATTAACAAATTGAGAAGGTACATTAGAAAGATCTATTATGAGACCTTTTACATTTGGTAAGGCTGATAAAACATTACAATCGGTAATTATTGTTCTGATTTGTGCAGGTCTAATATACAAAGTATAAATACCTAATTGTGTAAAGGTTTCTGATGGTAATCTCAAATTGTATAGTCCTCCTAATATCTCATTTGTGTTTCCACCAGTTTGAGCGTTATTAAAATATGGTCTTAAAATTTGACTAGCATCCAATTTTGTAAGTACAAAATCATTTGTTACATCCCTTGACGGTGTATAATTCATAAGAATTTCTACATCCTCAGGAGAGCAATCCGCAGGTCTTATTGTTCCGTATGTTCCTATTGCCATTTTTAGTTTTTTTAATAAATATCGAAATTTTAGTTTAGGAAAGATCAAAAAAACCGTATCCGTAAGTTGTTAAGTCTCTAAGACTATCAACCTCTCCAAGTCGTTGTACTCTTTCAAATGCTGAATTCCTACCTCGATCTATAAAAATATCAGCTTGAACTTCTGGTTCAGAAACAATCCCAAGTAAAAGTTCGTCTTTCACAAGTGGTTCAGCAACTAGATGATTTGCGGTTAAACCACTTGACGGTAAGAAATATAGAGTAATACCCACATCCCCAAAACCTTTACCAACATAATCAAAATAAGTAACATCTTGGATAATATATTCAGTGTAAGTTGCATTGATGTCTATTACCCGTCCAAAAAACTCCCCATTTTGATTTATATCAACACCAACTTTATAGTTTGGTGGTGGACCATATATGTATAATTCTTTTAATCTTGATTTTGTAACACCACTTACAGTAAATGGAACGTTTGTATATGCCGAACTTACTTGGGCTGACACCGTGTTGACCGCATCTCCACTAAAAATAAAATTATAAGATATAGGTGTTCCAGTCCAACTTCCGACCATAGGTGTAAAAAAAGCCTCACCAGTTGGATCTAACATCGGCACAATTTGGTATGGTGTTTGAATTTGTTTGAGGATTGTATTGATACCAAACATACTTATTTGTTGTAGTGTTATCGTATACCCACTTGGATTAGTCGGATATGTATGAACAATACCATTTGGTGTGTATGCGGATACAACTTCAAGTGGTGACCCGTCACCCCAATCAACAATATAATTTGCTATCGATAAATAAGTTTTAAATTCAACATCAGATGTATTAAAAATAGTCCATGTATATCCTGAATTTGTTGTCGATGAAAAAATAAAATTAGTTACAACATTCAATTGAGATATAGCACCATCAAATACAGAATAGTATCCGATATCAACAATTGTTTGTGTGAGTAAAATTGGAAATGTAAATCCAGTAAAAAGTGATGTAGGTCTACCTGTAATTTGGTTAGTTGGTCCACTTGTCAACATTTGTGTAATACCAGAATATACCCCATAAGTTTCACCAGAAACTTGTACAATAAATTTGTTGGTAATTAAAAATTCTGGAGAAATGTTAATTTTCATAGTTTGAGATTCCATAATTTCAAGGATTTACATATTCATACCATTTTATGGGTGCTGTCTCTGTACCAACTCTAGCTATACCTGGGTAAGTAAAAACCTCATATTTTTGAGTTAAGTAATCTAATTTTACTTTATAGTAGAAATATTGTTCTTGATCGAAAGTGAATGGATTGGATGTATTACTTAAATTTGTTTGTGGTGTATTCATCATCCTTATAAATTGTCCAATATCAGCATCAAAGAATTTTGCGGACATATAAAATGTATCAAGATCCAAATAATTTCTTTTTTTCAACCAATAAATAAAAAAACCTTCTTTATCACCAATATAATCCAAAACATACTTTGGTTTTTTTATTAGAATATTTGGGAAAAATCCAATTTGTGTAGTTTGAAGTAATCCTTGATGTGTAGGTAAAATAATTGTAATATAATTTTGTTGTTGTATTGAACTTGGTGAATCATATAAATCAAGTTTCCAAAAAGATTTTTTGAAATTAGCTCTCTGAAAATATATTTCATTCTTCGAAAATTTTGTCGTGTATGAATTTTCCCAAGTTCCAGATATCGCTGTTATAGTTGATGCGGTGTTAACCAATGTTGGGTTATAAAGCCAAAATTCATAATGAATTGAGGTCGCTTCTTTTGTTTGTGTGGGATAAGATTTGTGTTCAAATCTTGAAACTTCAAAATCCTGATCAGTATTTAAAATTTCTTCAATCATACTGGCTTCATACTGCTCAATACCGTCTTGTTGTCCGTACATATCCCATGTCGATTCTAAAGGAATCACAATTTCTTTTGGTCTATTGTTTAACAATATTTGAACTTTATTCACAGGGATCAGTTAAAGGTTCAATCGTTATCTGATAAAAATCAGGTATTACAAATGATGATTCATCTGAATATAATTTGAAAATCACATTCTTGTATGGATAATGTGCCTCATTTAAAAACGGTATATCAAGACCAACACCTTGTGCGTCTATAAATCCATAATCATATAAATCTCTCCAAATCCATTCATTTTGATTTTCTGAAAAATATGCATAATTTGGTACAGAGTTTATTGCTGGTTGTGGTGCAGTTTCTAAATACGAAGAGAAAACTCTTATCTTAATCGGAAAATGTACCTGATAATAGAACCCATTTGGGTTCGTTTGATTAGCACTTACATCCGTTGTGAACAAAGCTTGGTTATATGAAAATTTATTCATATATGGTGATATAACTCTTTCTAGTTGTTCTATGTCATTGTATTCACAAAAATCACCATATATTGTATCACCACTATTTTTAGGTAAATTTACTTTGAACTGAAAAATATTTGATGGTTGAGTTGGTTGTGAACTTTCGTTTTGTGTATATTGAACCAGTGAATTACTTTCAAACGAATTTGAATTGCGAGTATCAAACCATGAATTGGTTGTTCCACTTGTCATATTAAATTGCCAACCCCTTTGTAGTTGATTATGCCACCCCATATACCCACACCATTGAAACGATACAAAAATTTCTGAAATTGGTTTACCGTTATTATCTAATCTATTTTCAATGTTGAAATCTCTTTCAAATGTTGCATTGTATGCGTATGAACTTTGATACGTAAAAATATTTGCTTTCCCATTTGGTGTCGCCCCTGACAACTGGTAGACCGCGCCATTTGCATACGAATTTTCTTCATACCCACTTCTTGTTATCATAGTATCTTGAGCGTTAGTCAAAATTCTATGATTTTTTACATAATATCTAGATTTAGATTCTTGTGGATTGTTGATATCTATAATTCTTTTGAAAGTACCAGTTTTACCTGAAAAAAAAGTATTACCAGTATATCCCAAATTGTATAAATTGAAAATGTATTCATCAGACCCATACGTGTTGTTACCCAAACTATAAACTTGGTAAGTATTACCACTATTATACATAAAAGTTTGACCAGATATCGGTGAAAGTAACTCCACATAATCCCCAATTAAAAGGTTATGTTTGACTGGACAATTGAATTGTAGTATTTGTAATCCATTATCAGTACCAATTGATATTATAAAAGGTATCCCAGCACTAGCAATCCAGTTGATTGATGTCTGTTTGAAATTGTAAGACATCTCAACATTAGATAGATTTTCGAAAGGGTAAGAAAGTCTAACAGCCCAATTATAAGTTGATGAACTTTTAACAATAAATCCTTGGAAATTTGTGTTATTTAGTTGTGTATTATTTATATCCGTTCTTATAAATTCAAATTCTTGATACGATGGTAATCCACTCCATTGTCCTGAAATTATAGATTGTGGAGGATTTATGTAATATAAATTATTTCGATAATTAGACCAACTTGGATTTGGACAATATCCAATAATATTATTATCATACACGTACGATATTTTAACTATCGGTCTGAAAATTGTAGATTTTTGTCTTTCATTATAAAAAACATCGAATAAATTAATGTTGGATGTTTGATCATATTCAACAATTTGAGTTTGACTTTCATTCAATTGTACATTGATCCCAATGTCAGTCTGTGGTGCTGAAGCATTTAATAATTCAGGTTTGACTACCAAATAGTTTTGAATATCCATATTATTCTGTCGGTATGTATTTTTGTCTAAATTTATCAATTGCCGTTGCCCCATTTTTTATTCCAAAATAGAAATAGTATGGACCCGATGTCAATGTTTCATAATTAGAGGTTCCCGGTTGTACTTGTGGATTATTTGCACCAGTTTGATCTGTTTGAAAAATATACCCTAGGGAGTTCTGAACTTGTTGGTTAGCACCAATAAAAGAAGGAAAATAAAATCTGTCAATTGTCTGATACTCATAGGGTGAGAATATATCTTTATCGGTCACCCAATTATTTCTTTCATTTCCAAAAATAGATCGTGAAGGATTGGAATCATAACCAAAATTACGCCAAACATAAAAAGGCACATTTTGATTTTTTGTTGGTAATTTATCACTTTTAAAATTAACAATACTACCACTAAATGAGTAGTCTATTCTTTTTGGTGATATTAAATCTCTATCAAAAGTATTACCTGAATAGAAAATTCCAAAAACTGCATTTTGTGTTGCAATAGCTTGACCACTTCTAGCAGTAACCTCAATATAAATAGGTGAACTAGTACCAGATATATCTGGATAATTTTCAGGATCGAAAGGGTTTATTCCATATTGAGAATTAATCTGAAGCATTTGAGCATAGTCACCGTCTACTCTGTTTCTGGGTCTCGAAAATAGGGCTTGAGCAACACCAACAGAAAAAAGTATTTGGGCGTTTACAATCCTAGACAACGCAAAAATTGAATTTAAATTTTCTGTTGGGGTATAAGTTGTAGGATCTAGTTCATTCATAATATACCCAAAATATTCATCAGAATAATAAACATCTTTTGTCCAACTATATTGGGGACCTAAGTCAACCATTGTTGTTGGATATTTCAAGTATTTACTATTAAATTGCCTATTAAAAAAATCATATCTAGACCCTATAAATCCATTTGTTAAGTTGAATGGACTTGATCTATAATAAAAATTACTCGATTGTTCATCATATGCAATTTGTACACCACAAAAAGCGTACTCGACATCTTGTCCTAAATTGGTAAAAATATTTAATTCTTTCCTTACATAAGGTTTATTTTGACTATCGAAAAAAATATTTGAGCTAAACGGAAATGCAAACAAAGATCCATTTATCCAAGAATTAACAAAACTTTGTGATACTAAACCTCTACATAAAGCAAAAGTTGACCTCAATCTCACCTTCCATTCTTGTAAAATTGCAAAATCATTATTACGACCAAATAGAGAAAAAAATGGTTCATTGACAAAACTATAACAACCATCTACAACTACTGGTAAATTTTTTGCAGTGTTTGTATTACAGGGGTTATCTGGTGGTAAAATTGTCAGTGCACCAGTAGATGAGTTTAGTTCATAACAATCTAAATCCCTTAACCCTTTACAAGTTAAACTTCCTAAAATTTGTTGAGTAGTGTTACCTGTTACAACGTCATCTCCAGAGTCTTCATTATTTGGGTCTGGTATTAAATCACCTAAAATAACGTTTGTGGTGCCAAATTCATCTATAAAATAATATCCTAAAGATGTACTACACTGAAATGAAAATGTGTTGGTTCCCAATGTATCTAAATCAGTACCTGTTGGTAATCTGTCTGTTCGCATAACCAATCTTAATGAATTAGACATTCTCAATAGTGGTCTGTTTGTTGTATTTACTGTTGTTGAATACGCTCCATTAATGTATGATGGACCAAAGTATGCTGTCGGTTTGACATTACCATTGAAACCACTTGCAGTAGCGTATCGTATGTATGATCCCCCTTCAATATATTCGCCGTATTGGAGGTATGCGTTTTGGGTTGTATCCTGATTTGTGCTTAGATATGACGATGCACCAGTTGGTCCGACACCATAATTAAGATAAAAAAAGTTAGATGGGATTAGTGGGTTATTTCCGAAAGTTTGGCGTGTAAAATCTGGTGGTTGGAACCTATCAATTTGATCAGTATCAAGTGATGAATAATATAAATGTAGATCAGTATCATATGAATTATACTCGGTACCTGCTGTGAAACAATATGATTCAAAATATATTTTAATGTTTGGTTGACCGAAATTAAAACTAGGGTTGACCCAATCATTTTGTACTGAATCATTAGTCGTAAGTTGATCGTGTCTCACACATCTTCCACCTGGCTGGATCGGAACATTCAAATAATAATTACCTTCAACTACAACTTGGTTTTTGGATCGATATCCAAACAGTCTGGAAATATCATATCTTACCTTGTGTTTTCCACTAAAAGGATCCACACCTCTTACCATAAATACGATATAAAGTTGTTCACCTTTATAATAATTTAGGTAATTATTTAAAGTATCATCAAAAAATGGTGCCCCTGATTGTCGTCCTTCTGGATCCCAAAATAGCGTAAATTTTTTTGTAAGTTGTTTTCCTAAACTATCAACATCACGAGTATCCACGTTTTGATTGTAAAATTGATTGTAGGAAATACCTGTAATTACTTGAAAATATTCTATATCTGAAGAGAAATAATAACTTGAGGCACTAAATGTCGGTGTACCTCCACTTCCAATAATATAATTTGTTGTCAAGGCTGATCCTATAATATTTGTTGGGTTAGCATATGTGACTGATATTGAACCATTTGTCAAAGTGTTCCCTGAAATAACATTTGCAGCATTTACATCTTTTGATAAGTTAGGATTCTGAAATGAAAGTAATGTTTGTCCTGACAATGAACTGAAACATTGTTCATCAACAAGTAACGCAACAACATTGTCGGAATGACCTGTTCCTTGGTTATAGTCTGGGTTGAATTTTACATCAATTCTACTAATACCCGGAATACCCTGTAGGTTGTCAAAATAATTTCCTTTTAAAGAAAATTTATTTATGATTTCCCAAGGCGGTAAACAGTTCACAAAATATTTCCAATCTCGAATACGACCATCTACTTTTGATGCTAATGGTAATCTTTGTTCAAATCTAAATCCTCGCTCCTCAACATCGTCCCATGCCCATCCTGACCACATATATTGTATTCTGTCAAGTTCGATCGTATTCCTATCATCGTTATCGTTTCTAGGTTGGGGTGCTGACCAACTAGTCGAGTTGTTTAGGTCAGCATTACAACTTAGATCTATAAAATCACCAGTACCATCTATATTTTCACCAGCACAATCACAGGCCTCACAATCTGGATATGTTAATATTGGTACTTTGATTTTTTTCAATGTTGGAAATCTTTTTCTTATTTCTCTAGCTGTTGGTGGTTTTTTACATTTTACCCTAAATCCAGCTTTGCGTGCCCATCCACATAATTTGTAAACTAAATTTGCAATTGGGAGTATGATCAGAATAAAAATTTCTCTTACTAAAGTTAGTAAAAGTGAAACCATGTGTATCAGTGGAATTAAAACAAATAATAGTAAACTAAAATTACTAATAAAAAGATTCACTATAAAATACAAAAAATCAAATTTGTAGTTGGCGTCAGTAGCTGGAAATTTATTTATTTCACTTTCGCAAGTTTGATCTGAAATATCTTTTATTGCAACAAATCTATTGTAATTGACTCCACTTTTAAAATTATCGATTAATTGTGCAGTAGTGTACACTTTATTAAATCTCATTTGATAAAAAGTGTCTTTACAATTTATTATTTCACTAACCCTGTCATTTAATTCATTTTGGTTAAAACCATTTGTGTAACCGCTCCAATCCAAACCAAAATAGTACGAACTTTGGAACATTTTATAATGTTTTTGATTTGTGGAATTATTATTTAATATTTGGTACGCAGGGTCTTTATCAGCATCTGTCCAACCATATTCTTTTATATTTGGTACTAAAAAATACCCTCTTCTTATTTCTCTTTTTTGAAACGTGGAAGGTTGATCGTATTTAATTTTAAATCTATATTTCCCTGTAGTTGGAATTCCGACAGTTGGGTCCAAACTTATAATTTGTTCTCCGAATTCATTTGTTGTTACATAGTCCATGTTCATTGGAACGTTCAAAAGAAACGTACCATCTTCGTCAATTACTTTGCCACCCGCTGGTAATGTTGCTTGTTCAAGTATTGGGTACCCGTCGTCATCATTAAATATTGTTTGTCTTACAGCAATTATTTCACCATAACCTGTGGTCAAATTACATAAATTACCAATTCCTTTAGTTGGTCTACATCTTTTACTTAAACTCTGTTCATCCACATTAGTGAACAAAGACCCCATAAATAAGGCGGTTGGTTTTATCCGAACACCAGAGTCTTGTAAATCAAAATCTTGTCTTGTAATTCTTATTTGACATGTTGTTGGATCGCCCCAAAATGGTAAAACTTGTATTGTTTGAATTTGATTAATAATTTGAGGTAATTGTAATAAGTTTGATGATGATGGGAATTTATTTCCATCAATTTGTTCTGGTGTTGCTAATCCAATGTCGACTAAATCTTGTGGTGAGACCGAAAATGGTCCAATATCTGATAAATCACAATCCATTACAAGTTGCCATTCACCTAATGGAACACCTGTTATCATAAAGTCACCACTTCCATTAGTTTTGACTGTATATTTGTAATATTTATCATAAATCTCAACTAGAGCTGGATTAGTGACAATGTCTTGTTTGGAAGGAAATGTACCTGTTGGTGTGTGACCACCGTGTTGTTTTTGATATGGTAATAAATTATATCTATAACCATCATCATTTATATCAGTAATATTTCTGTAAGGATATAAGTTTGAAATTATCTCGTTGTTTTGGTCAACTTGGTCCAAAGGAACAAATACACTAATCTTAACATTTGGAACACCAAACCCATCATTAACAACAACTCGACCAGTAACAACTCCATAGTCAGCACAAAAACGTGGATAGACATCTTGTTGTCTTATTTTTAAAGATAGTATTTCCAATTGGTCAAAGTCTTGATCCAACTGTAAATTAATTTGTTTGTCTACACCTACTTGTGTTCTAATTCTGTAACTATTGGACATAAAAATCCCTTTTTGAATAAATAGTAATAGTACTATTTTTCAAAATGTAGTTGACTGAATTAGGAAATAAATTGTTAAGTAAAAATTATAGATTGATAATTCTTTGTTCTCACAGTAATATCCCTATTTGGAAACCTGACTTGATATATTTGATTTGGTTCTGCAAATATTGTATTGTCAACTAAAGATATTTTTTTTGTTTCTGGGTCAGAATAAGGCATTGATGTTTGTGCGGATGAATATTGTCCACCGACTTTACCAAAGATTGAAATTTCGTTGACACTTAAAACACCATTTTCATTTTGGATTATTCTGTAAAGTTCAGATAGTACAATGTTCTGACCCATTCCTCTGAAAGCTGGACTGAAAAAAGTTGTAATTTTATCAATTATGTTAGTAATCACAACACCTTGATTTTGTGATGCATCCAAAACAACTGACGTATCCACCGCAACATCAATAACTTGAGCGCTACCAACATTTACATAATCATTAATCATTCTGTAATTTGACAAGTATTCTGCAATATTATTTTTTAAAGTTTGAGAAACTTCTGATACCAACCTACCGTCTTGATTATATGAAAGGATATTAACATTTATTTTATTATTATTTTCTGTCACTGAAACTTTTGCTGGAGCTCCAAATTGTGGTGGCATATTTCTTAAAACAGCTTCATAATCCTGAATGGTAACAGCCCTATTTTGAGCACTAAAATTATAGGTAACATAATTACGAACTTCCTCTGTTGATGGATAACCCGCACCACCAATTGCTGCTACGGGATTATTACAAACCAATGAATTTACCACTTGATTATTTACAGTTTCTGATGGACCATTTACAAAGAAATTTACAGTTCCAATTTGATTAATAACATTCACACCTAAGTTTGTCCCAAGGCCACCACCAATTCTGTACTGAATAAATAATGTAGTGTTAGCTTGAGGAATAGAACCTAGAGCTAATGAATTGTTTTGATACCGTTGAATTTTGAGTGGGACATCAAGTGCTGTAAATTCTCTTAGTTGATCGTCGGCTGTATTAGTTCCACCACCAAAAGTTATTTTATAAAAACCTTCTGGTGTATATTCTGTGATAAACCTCTGTTGTGTTTCTACATAGACACCGACTTTAATCGCTGGGTCATCTGATGGTTTTGATGGGTCTTCTACAAAAATTCTACTTTCAGCAAGTGCTGGAACTTCATACCATCTACCTTGTAGACCCAAAAACTCTTGATCTGAAGGAACATTTGAATATGCGGTACCGGGTTTTTGTATCATAGATGTTATACCCAATACATTTTTTTCTGGTAAAAAGAAACTGAAGAAAGGTGTTACATCATTTGGTAATATTGTTCTTTTGTATACTTTAGTTATTCCATTTACTACCGTCTCTCTCTTTGTAATTGTATAATTAATTAAATTATTATTTGTATCAAAATTAGGAATTTTTAACCTATTAGGTACCCCATCAACATTAAACGGTGATGCAAAATTTACATCATAAACGGTTTCGAATATTTGTCCAGCACCTATGACTTGACTTCCTCTCCTTAGTGTTCCTAAATATCTCTCATCCTCTTTATCTCCAAATGCTGGTACTGTTATTGAAAAATCAACCAAAGCCACGGAAGGTCTTTGTCCAGGTATTTTGAGTCCATAAGTCCTTGCAATATTGTAGATAGAAGATCTTTGTTGTGCAAATTGTAATACGGTTTCTTGAATACTTCTATCAATATTATAATGAAGATTGTCCGCAACTGCGGCATTTAAATCTAAGAACACTGAAAATATTGCAGCATCATTAAAATTATCAATTAAATCAGGATAGTATGTCCTAGTGTAATCGATGAGTTCTTGTCGAATTGTCACAAAATCCCTTGCCGTGTATGATATTTTTCTTTCAGCCATATTAGATATTAATAATTACAAAGTCTTTAGAATTAAATACATCATTAGAAATAGCATAATCAATTCTAACTTTTGCTGTATATTCGGACACATTTTGATTGGGAAGTGTGAGTTCTGGATTTACAACATTACCAGCAGTGGTTACAGTCATACCAGCAGCCTCATCAGAAGCTGCTCGTATAACTATATTTGTAATCTGTAAATTAGGTAGGAATTGTTGGACTGAGTCACGAATTTCAGATTCAATCTCGGCAAATGTTGGCCCATCCATAGGTTGGAAAATGTATTCGTATAATCTTGTCCCAAAATTTGGAAGAAAGTAACGACTACCTTTTCTTGTCAAAAGAAGATGAATAAGATTTGTTCGAATTTCTTCGGTTGCATATTCGGTTAACTCCAAATACTTACCTTCAATACTATCCACGAATGGAAAACTTATTCCATATGTCTTTCCTTGCGCCATGTAAATAAATATATCACCTTGAATTTTGTGATATATTTTTAAGAACTACAAGTCAAACAATCTGGATCATCTAACGAGCAAACTTTATTCAACATTTCTTCTGAAATATTTAGGTTGTTGTTTTCAATTTTAATTTTTGGTGTGGTTTTTTCTTCCGTTTCCAAAGAATTTAATTGAGACATATCAACACCTAAACCTTTAATGGCCGCGGCTTTAGCTTTGGTTCTCAAGTAATACATACCTGTTTTGAGACCTAATTTCCAACCATACATATGCGCTGAAGATAGTTTTGAGGGTGTAACATCCTGCATAAACAAGTTGAGTGATTGTGACTGATCAATAAAAGCAGCTCGATCACGTGCCATATCCAAAATTGTTTTACCTTTCATTTCCCAAACGGTTTTGTAAACTTCTCTGATGTCTGCAGGTATTTCTTCAATATTTTGGACTGAACCATTTCCATCAAATAACTTCAATCTAATTCTGTCGTTCCACATTCCAATGTTAACTAAATCATCAACTAAATGTTTGTTGATAATTACAAACTCACCACTTAATACATTTCTTTTATAAAGATTTGTTGTGAACGGTTCAAAACATTCATTGTTCCCTAGAATTTGTGCAGTACTTGCGGTAGGCATTGGAGCTACTAACAAAGAGTTACGTAATCCGTGTTCTTTGATTGACTCTTTAAGTCCATACCAGTCCCATAGACCTGATAGTTGATCAACATCCACACCCCAAAATTCAAACTGTAATTTACCGAATGAAGCTGGTGAACCATAATAAGAAGCGTAGGTACCATCTCTTTTTGCTAGATCATTGGATGCCGTAAGAGCTGCAAAGTAAATTGTCTCAAAAATTTCTTTATTCAATTTTTGTGCTTCGGGACTTTCAAATGGTATAGATAACATAGCAAAAGTATCGGCTAAACCTTGAACCCCAAGACCAATCGGACGGTGTCTCAAATTTGAATTTTTAGTTTCAGGTGTTGGGTAATAATTAATATCAATAACTCTGTTCAAATTATTTGTCATTTGATATACAACCTCGTACAATTTTTTAAAATTGTAAGTTCTAAGTTTTTTATTTTTTTCTCGAACTTTCCCTGAAGGAATGTCAATAAATTTTGGTAGTGCTACAGATGCTAAATTACAAACCGCAATCTCATCTTTACTGGTAAATTGTACTATTTCGCAGCATAAATTTCCGCTCTTTATAGTTCCTAGATTTTTTTGATTGGATTTGTAGTTTACAGCGTCTTTGTATAACATATACGGAGTGCCTGTTTCAATTTGTGAATCCAAAATCTTCTCCCAAAGTTCTCGAGCTTTGATCGTTTTGATAGCCTTACCATCTCTTTCATATTTGGTATAGAGTTCGGTGAATTTTTTATCTTCAGGTGAGTCATAAGCATCAATCAAACCTGGCACTTCATCTGGAGAGAACAACGACCATAAACCATCGGACTCGACCCTTTCCATAAACAGATTTGGTGTCCACATCGCTAAAAACAAATCACGTGCCCGCATTTCTTCTTTTCCATGGTTTTTTCTCAAGTCCAAAAAGTCGAATACATCAGCGTGCCAAGGTTCAAGATAGACCGCAATTGATCCTTTTCTCCTACCGCCCCCTTGGTCAACATAACGGGCGGTTTCATTAAAGACCTTTAACATCGGTACAATACCATTTGAACTTCCATTTGTACCTTTGATATAAGAACCTTTGGCTCTAATTTTGTGGATATTAACTCCAATACCCCCAGCATTTTGAGAAATTACCGCACAGTCTGACAATGTTTTATAAATTCCAGGAATTGAGTCATCGTCAATATCTAACAAAAAACACGAACTTAGTTGTGGTCTTTTTGTCCCAGCATTAAAAAGTGTTGGTGTTGCGTGAGTAAACAATCCTTGTGACAACATATCGTAGGTCTTTTGAACCATTTCCAAATCGTCAAGCCAGATACCTACAGCAACTCGCATGTATAAATGTTGAGGAGTTTCTGCGACCTCGCCAAACATTTTTAACAAGTAACTCTTCTCCAATGTTTTAAAACCAAAGTAGTCAAAGTTGAAGTCTCGATCATGTACTACCATAGCATCCAACTCTTTTGCGTTCTTTACAATTACTTTGTATACATCATCTGAAATCATACCAGCCTTTTCACCAGTTTTTGGATTGATGTAGTGGTATAATTTGTCAGCTGTTTCGGTGAATCTTTTATCAACCCTTTTGTACAACGAGGTGATCGCAATACGAGCAGCTAGTGTTGAATAGTCTGGGTGACTGGTCACCAATGAGGCTGAGGTTTCAGCTGCTAATCTATCTAGTTCTTCGGTTGTGACCCCATCATACAAACCAGCAATTACTTTTTTGGATACTTCAAAATAGTCAACATAGTCTTCGTTCAAACCATAGGTTTGCTTTTTAATTCTTGATGAAATTTTTTCAAACTTCACGTATTCTCTAGTACCGTCTCTTTTTACAACTTCCATTATTTTCAATTTTAAAAATCTTCTTCAAAATTTAATTCTTTGTTTTCAATCACATCACCCACACCTCTTTTGGAATAGTCTGAAACTCTCTTCTCGAAGAAGTTTGTCTTATTTTCCAAAGCGATATTCTGCATAAAATCAAATGGGTTTTCAGAATTATAAACCTTACCAATACCTAAATCAACTAGCAATCTGTCTGTGACGTATTCCAAATATTGACACATCAATTTTGAATTCATACCAATAAGATCCACTGGAAGTGATTCGGTAATAAATTCTTTTTCAATTGTTAGTGCTGAGGTAAGAATTTCCAAAACTCTTTCTTTGGATAGTTGATCTTCAATATGATGACGATACAGATGAACTGCAAAGTTTGTATGTAGACCTTCGTCACGAGAAATCAATTCGTTCGAAAAACTTAACCCTGGCATAAGTCCACGTCTCTTCAACCAAAAAATTGAACAGAATGAACCAGAGAAGAAAATTCCTTCAACCGCCGCAAATGCAATCAATCGTTCGGTGAACGAAGCTGAACTAATCCATTTCAATGCCCATTCCGCTTTTTTCGCCACTGCGGGAATTGTGTCAATCGCATTGAACAATGTATTTTGTTCTTCTTTATCTTTGATATATGTGTCAATCAATAGCGAATATGTTTCTGAATGGATATTCTCCATCATTATTTGAAAACCGTAAAAGAACTTAGCCTCGGTGTACTGAACTTCCTTAAGAAAATTCTCCGCAAGGTTTTCGTTTACAATCCCATCTGATGCCGCGAAAAATGCCAATACATTCTTGACAAAGTATTTCTCGCCATCGTTTAATCTTTCCCAATCTGTTAGATCTTGTTGAAGATCAATTTCTTCCGCTGTCCAAAAACAAGATTGGGCTTGTTTATACAATTTCCACAAATCCTCATGTTGGATTGGGAATAGGACAAAACGATTTGGATTTTCTGTTAAAATCTTTTCCATAGTTAATAAATTTAGTTTAGTTTTTTGTTTTTTCTGACAATCTTTGTTGTCTTTGTTCCATCAGTTCTTTAATTCTATCACGTTTTTTCTCTTCTTTGTTTTCTTCAAAACCTAAGAAAGTCACCGAGTTTTCTGTATCAATAATGAGCATTTCGTTATCAAATTTACAATTCTCAAACACAACACCATCTTTACCAATTCTTGATTTGGTCACAGCTATTGTTGCAAGTCCTGCTTCTTTTTGTTGAAGAGTTTTTGCAACTGTGATGATCACGTGACCAACTTGAGCTTTCTTGATTGAACCGCCCATTTGATCAGTGGTTACGATTTCGGATGAAATACTACTTCTATTTCCTTGTGTGGCAGTCCAGCCAGCAACACCGACCTCATGACACATAGCTTCATATCCTCGCATTACAGATCCCTCACTTTTCCACTCATCCCCCAAGTTTTTGTCTGGAACCACACAGTCAACATAATCTAAAACAATCATATCAACAGGGTTACCATCCGCTATCATTTTCCGAACCATACCTTTGATTTGTGTCATTGTATACGTATCCGAAGCCAATTTTTTGATATACAAATTGTTTTGGAAATTGTTTTTAATTTCATCTGCTTTAGCTAAAACTTCTTCTTTGTGATTTGGTAAATCATCAGGTGCAATACCTGTCCATATAGTAAAATGTTTTCTTTGTATGACCTTCGGATTATCTTCAAAAAATATCTGGAGTACATTATAACCTAAATTAAATGCGGTATTTGCTATTTTTGTGAGAATCGAGGTCTTCCCAACCCCAGTAGGGGCCAATATAACACCCAACTCACCTTTAGATAAACCACCCTTCAAAAGATTATCTAATCCAGGTATTCCCATCGGAATTGGGTGTCTAAAGTCTTCTCTGAGAAGATCATCCAAATCATTGAAGACATCAGAAACATTTTTGTTATTTTCACCTACTTGAAGTGCTGCTTTGATTAGTTCTTCTAACTTGTCGTAGTTTTCAAATTCTCCACTATCCAAAATCTTTTGTGATTTTGTGATAGCTTTTTGGAGTTCTTGTTGTTTACAAAACTTAAGAGCTTTTTCTTGAACAAACGCGGTACCATCACTTGGTGCTTTTTGGATCTTAGTGATTGTGTCATTTAAGATTTTCAACATCAACTCTTGAGGAAATTCACTCTTCACTATTTGAAACAAAGTTTCAAATGATGGTGAACACTCATACTTTATGTAGTATTCTTTGATGAGTTGAACAAGTGTTTTGAAATACTTGTTTTCGAAGTGTGTTGGCTCTAAAACATCAAGGATGGTATGTGAAAATTCTTTTTCTACAATCAGTTGATTTATGAGTTGTATTTGAAATGTTTCACCTAAATATTCGAAGTTCCTTGACATGCTTTATATGTTTTTGTGTTTTGATAAATACAATCAAACTAGACTATAGTCAAGGTAATTTGTCTCTAATTCTTCAGATGAAAATATGTCAGTTAGGTCTCGAAGTACACTTTTTACTTGCTGGCGTATGTCTACGGTGTATCTTATTTTAGGTGGGAAAATTTTCGCATCTAACGATCTATGACAAATTGTCATATTATCTTTTAAAATTTTAAAGTGAAACACTTCTGGGCCTTCGGTCATAGAGGTTTCTAGTATAGATGGATCCTCCATTATTTCATTAGCTAGATCCATCATATAAACAGTTGTTCTCATTTTTTGATCGAGTAAAAACTCATGAGAAAAATCTTTAAGATATTCATAGACATCCATAGACCTCTCGGCATTTTGGTTGTAATTTTTCACGTTAAAATATCTTTGAATTACAATATTGTTATTAAGTGTAATCAAAAATTCTAACTTTACTAATTCTTGTTCTTTCATAATTTCTTTGATTTAATTAAATATAAGGTTTTTTTTTGGTTTTTCAAATTTTTTGTTAATTATTTTGTTCTCTGTTGAATTTTCTTTTTTCTTTACGAGTGAGTTTCATAAAGGGACGAATGAACTCAACAAATCCTTCGTCTGATTTGGGTATGTATTTAAAAAACCCATCTTGGGTCATCATTCTGATTACGTTCTTATAACTCCTTCCCTCTGGATCTATGTTTTCTCGAATGTGTTCGTCCACAAGATCTTTCGCTTCTTGTGTGATCATCGGATCTTGTAAATCCATAATCAATTTTCTTTTGATAAAATATTGTTCACCACTCGTTTCTTTTTTACAGGTTCCATTGATTAAATTTTCAAGTCCTATAACTTTTTTTGTTTCACAAATTTGTTTTGCTTTTGACAAAATATCGTCAATTGAGGTCGGGATTTCAAGTACCTCTGGAAAAAATTTTACAAGTTTTTTTTCTCCAAAGTTCATTATACCAAAAACATTATCCGATTTGTCTCCGAGTAAAATTTTCACCAGCAATAGATTACAATGTGGAACTTCAATATGGTCTAATTTGACCTTGTCGTCTTCGTGGAAGTACTTTTTATGAATTGGTGAGTACACACTCACCCGAGGACTTAAAAGCTGCAGGAGGTCTTTATCTGAAGAAAAAATGGTAATGGTTTCTTTGGTTGCCCTATGACAATAATACGAAATTAAATCATCTCCCTCATTGTACGACACCCTTAATTGTCGAATAAAAAATTCTTCTAGATAATTTTGAACTTTGTTTCGTTGAATGTTGAATGATTCTTTTTGAAACTCATTGAGGCGCTCTTTACGGTTTAACTTGTAGTCTGGGTATAATTCTCTACGTCGTTGTGAGTTATGGTCACCATCCCAGACCACGAAGACTTTGTCGTAATCGTGTTCGTCCAGTTGTTTTCGAATTGCGTTGATGAAGTGGAAAAGTCCTCCGATGTGATTTCCATCGACAAAAAATTCTCTGACACCATAGAATCCGAGATTGAATAAATTATCTCCATCGATCAATAATGTTTTCACTCTTGTTCATGTTCAACTTCTGTTTCTTCCTTGAGTGTAAACTCACCATCTAGACCTAGAATTTCTTTCCAATAATCAGCATATTCTTTTTTGTATTTCTCAACCGATGCTTTTTCTTCTGCAGTATCTTTTCCTGAAATAAACCCATGAGGTGTTACAATAATTTTTCCATCTTCATATCCTAATCCATTGATATGATTTTTCAAAACAGAAATTTTGGTTCTAGATGCAAATTTCACTGTTCTTTTGTCTTTTGTAGCAGTAATCTTGGTAGTACCAGCACCTTTTTGGTTCCCAAATAGAAAGACAATCGAGGAATTCAACCAAATGGATTCACCACCTTTACTTTTAATTTTAGGTTGGCCAAATGGATTATCTGGGAGTTCTACCCAAGGTTGGGCAACGATTATAAGTGTATTTTGGAACTTGGATTCCGCTTTTCTCGATCCTGAGATTCTTTGGTTAATACCCATACCAATCTTATCTGAAAGAACGGATGCATTATGTTGTTTACCACCTTTACCGTCAAATGTCATTTTACAAGGTACCGAACCGACACTATCCCAAAGAAAAACTAAATCGTAATCAATCTCACCTTTTTCTTGTGCATCAAGTAATTCATTGATGTAATCTGTGATCTGTTCAATGTATTGAAAGTTATTATTGAATAGGAAAAATCCTTCCCAGTCTATTTCACCAGTTGATTCATCCACAACTTCTTCACATTCGAACCCCATCATTTTGGCGTGTCCAAAATCCCATTTTTGTTCTGTGATAATGAAGACAGGTAGAACATTTCTTTTCTGAGCATCTATTGCCGACTTAATCAACGCTGTCGTTTTACCCGTATCGGAGTGTCCTAAAAACATATTAATATGTCCGATCGCAGGACCAGGAAGTCCCACAGCATCCAAGAACTCACGACCTAAATCGAAATATTCTTGTTGTTTGTATTTTGCTGAAGTTGAGAATTTTTTCTTAATATCAGAAAAATCTTTTTTCTTAATTGCCATAAAATTAAATTAAATTTGTTGGAATATGAATTTTGTTAACCCTACGTTCGTGTCTTCCACCTTCGAACTTGGTCTCTAAGAAATAATCTAAGATGTCTATAGCATCTTCTACAGAGACGAACCTGGAAGGTATACACAAAACATTTGCGTTATTATGTAACCTTGCCAAGGTCGCTATCTCTGAGTTCCAACAAATTGCCGCCCGTACATTTTTCCATTTGTTGGATGTAATTGATACACCATTGCCAGATCCACAGAGTAGGATACCGATGTTATCGGGTTCATTTGAGATTTTTTTACCTACCTTGTGAGCATAATCTGGGTAATCGACCGCTTCATAGGTGTCGGGGCCCAGATCCTCAACAACTAAACCATTCGATTGTATTCTATTCACGAGGAGTGCTTTTAAATCAACACCCGCGTGGTCTGATGCAATGTATATCTTTGACATGTTTTTTTGTTAGAAAGGTAGATCTTCGTCTGGTTCTGCATTAACTTGAGGGTCTTCGTATGCTGGTGCTCCTCCCATTGAAGTTTCAGCTTCAGTGGAGTTACCATATACATACTTATTTTGATTAGAATCCCACTTTGGTGTTTCACCTCGAGAAATGGCCTCAAGATACTCAATTGGTTTTTTTGAGTATACATCACTCCAAGTCAATTCATCTGCCAACCACTCTTTTTGAATTTGAGCATCACTGTGTAGAGGACTTGGATCGTCGTGCATAATGGTTTGAATTGCTGTGTATTCTTTACCAGTGTTAGATTTTTCTTTTCTGAGTTCGATAATCAAATCACGACCTTTTTTTGGATCTGTAATATCACCCTTCTGTCTCCAGATTGGAATAATTTTATCGAGAATACCATCGTTTTTGTAATTGTGTTTGAACCTCCAGAACTTTACACCTTCTTCTTCAGCATCACGATCAATCACCTTCACGATATAAAACTTCCTAGAGTTATATTGTTTTGCCAACTCTTTATCAGATTCTTTGCCTGTAGCTCTCAACTCTTCATAGAGTTCATTCAACGGAGATCTTTCGTTGTCGTTTTTACCTGGGTCAAAAAGTTTAACCCATTTACCACCAACTTGTAGTTCGTGATAATATACTTCTTTAAATGGTGAAGATCCATCTGTTGTAGGAAGAATCCTAACTCGTTTTTGTCCTGTGGACGAATTTTGTGGGAGGATACAAGCGAAGTATTTCTTCATTTTTTCCTCTTGAGATAGACCATCTCCTGATTGGTTTTTCTCGTACTGTGCCAATACGGCGTCTAATGAACTCATCATGTTGTTTGTAAAAATTTAAGTTGGTTAAAAATATAAAATAAAAAAAGGGTCTTTGTGACCCTTTTAATATAAACAAGTATTTCAAAAAATCAATAATAGGATCTGAAATTTGAGGGAGGTGGTGGTAAAGTAATGTCAAAACTTTTCTTCACATCAGATGGTACAATGTTCTCAACCTCATCAGAAGTTAAAATATACTCATTTTTTCCCGACTTTTCAAGGTCTTCTTCTTTCTCATCAAAAAAGTCTGTAAGTTTTTGATTAAATGGGCCAGAGTCTAGACTTCTCAACTCTAATTTTTCTTGTGCAGTTTTTGGTCTGTACTTCTCAACTTTCATTTCCAATGAATTAATTTTGTCAATAAGTTGATCCATTTCACCGACTTTAGATTGAAGTGTATCTAATTGTTTGAACATCTTGTCAAAATATTCTTCTTGTTTACTTTCAATTCCTTTTTGTGTGTTGACAAGATCCGTTATATCAAGTTCTTCTGAACCTGACTCTGTTTCCATATTTTCACCATCAGATCCGATTTTTTCAACTTCAGCGTCTTGAGCAACGTCAATTACTTCTGGGGTTGGTGCTTCTTGTGGTAAAGTAGGATCCGTAGGTGCTCCGGGTAGTGGTGTTTGACCTAAAGCATTTGGATCGGTTGGTACCCCTGGTAGTGGTGCATTTTGATCCGCTGGGACTTCGGGTAATGCTGGTGGTGCCTCTTGTTCCGTCACATATTTGTTGATTTGATAGTGACGTTTAATTTCTTGAATTATTTTTTTATCTATAGACATATTTTATCCATTTAAAAGTTGTTTTATTCCATGAGATGTCTCAACTTGAATTTTTCTATTTGTTCTCATAGTATTATCTACTCTTTCAATTAACCCATCTCTTTCTCTTACAGTATAACAATCTCCAGTGTCCAAGTCACAAACTTCGCTAAAACCATTACCAACTTGTTTTTGGGTGTATCGTGTTCTTTTACCCAAATAGTTGTCCAAAATATTTTGTAGTTCCATAATTTTTTTTATTATAAATATACGATATTTTAATTAAATCAATTTAAATTCCTTTAGTTTTTGATAAACTTCTCTACCTAAGGCCATAAATTGTTCATATGATGACCTATTGGTCGTTATCCATTTTTCAAAATCATTTGGTGTCTGAAATCTTTTTCTAGGCCAGTAATAAGACCACAATGTAAACATATTGACCGCGTAATCTGCCTCACTTTGCCATATATTGGAATAGTTTATATTTTTATTTGTGAGTAATAAATTACTCCTTTCTGTTGTAAACCATAAATTTAGTATGAAGTCTATTGACTTATCAAAATTTTCAAAGGATCCAAAAGGAATACGAACACCAGAAGATAATTGTTTACACACATAAGTTGGTTGTAAATATTTGTTTAACCCTCCATAATTTATATTTGGAATTGACGGATAACCAGCAATAGGCGTACCTCCAAGATCAAAATTATAAGTTTTAAATTTGGTGGTATCATGTCCATTCATATATGCGGTATAGAATACCATAGCTCTTACTTTTGAAACAAAACTAGCTGGTATATTTCTTGTTTTTTGTTTTAATATTGTTGAAAAATTATTAAATGTAATACCAGTGGTGAATCCTTCTCCACCAACCCACTCATTATAAGGTGTTTCTGCTGATTCAATACTTGTCCTACACAAAACAGGGCTTGTTGTTGTATAATTGAGATTCTGTTGAATTGAATCCGCTATTGTAATACTATTGGTAGTTTCTGCCGATGATATCACACTAGTTTGTTTAAGTCGTCTTATTGATTTGAGTAGTTCCCCTAAAAGATTATTATTAACTGATATTAATTGTTTATCAATTTTTGGTAGTGAGTAGAATGGTATCCGTATTCCTTCAAAATAAGTCCTGAAAGAACCAGCTTCTATTCTATGTTCTACTGATTGGATTTGATAAGACCCATTAAACATTGGAACATTCCTTAGATTAAAATACATTGTGGGTTGAAGTAATGCACAACCCAAAGCTTCTACCCTAACTGTATAACTTCTAGTTTTGTATAGATTGTAAAGACTTACACTACCTAAACTAGATTTTGCACCACCCGCTTGAATTGCTATTTCAGTAATAACCTTATTGGCCTCTGAAGTAGATGCCCCAATTATCTGATCTAAATTTATTGAACTAAATATGTTTTGATTTCTTGTTCCAAAATCAACGTCAAAACCAACCACTCTATTTGAGTTAGCCCAATCTTTTTTGTCGTTAATTGGAACTGATACAGGAACTTGATCCGAAGTCAAATCAAAACTATCTGATTTCCACAAATAATTAGGATTTGTTTTGAAATCTAAGTGTTGACTGGGGTTACCAACATAATAACACAAAAATGCTGGTTGCGAGTATCTCACATCAACATTTTGATATATTCCAAATAAATTATTGGCAACGTCATAAACGTTTTGACTTTTGGGTTCTATTCCATTTTGAACCTCTCCGTCACCCCACCAATTTATGTATGCAGGTATTGGCATCATAAAAAATTTATTGTCGGCCAAAATTTGACTTACATAATCTATAACTCTAGCATTGAGGGTTGAAGGTGAATTTATGAAATTTAAAAGTTTGAATGGGTCTACTAAAACATCACCTATGTCCCTGTTTGCTCTATCCAAAAACAAAACTTCTTGAAACAATATTTTTTCATCAAAATTTGATCCAGCTATCCATTTATCATTAAAAGATTTGAAAGCTTCCCATAAATCCAATTTTGGTGGTAAACCATCAATTACGGATAAAAGTGGTTTAGTTGCCGTTTCTTGTACTTGTGGTAATTCTTTTTGAAGTTTATCAAACAAAGCATTAAGGGTAACATTAAGAAAATTTTCTTTTTGATTGTAAAATTCATTTATATCATTTACGAAATCATTTCTTGTATAGTTGTAATTTGTTGCAAATAGTTTTTGTTTTCCAAAAAGTTTAACAAGTGGGGCTACGGTTTTTATATTTTCAGATGTAAATTTAACATTCATCGTAATAAAGAAATCTGTAAAAAAACTACCGTCATCTGTATATTCTAAATTTGGATTAGTAGCAAACCCTACGTACGTCAGTAAGGTATTCCACGCTTGGGTATTTTGTAAATATGAAATACTAAAAGCAATATTTGATCCATCACCAGGTAATGTACCAGTCACGTAGGGTTCAAACTCATACGAATCAAAAACTCTATTTCGTTGATTGGTTGTTATACTACCAAACAATCTACGATCATAATTTCCGGGATTACCATATCTAAACGCTAAATTATAATTCAAAAATGTTTGTAAAGCTTGAGTGATTGACCTACCTTGTTCATTACTCAATGCTGTTAAATAGTCAGTCTGTGTCCCCCCTGCTGTATTCTGATTAACTACAGATTTGTCAACAACTAAACAATTTGCAAAAATTTGTTGAAATGTTCTATTTGCTACGTTATCGTCAGCTAAATCACTTTCATCCAATTGTCTTGAAGATCTACTGAATTTTAAAAACTCCAACTCGAATGCGTCTAAAATTTCTGTTTTAAACACGCCGAATATTTCTTCTATGTTCGAATATGTGTCACTTAGATTGAATGCTTTTGAATTTAGTTCTGTTGATGATATGATATTAAAATACTCATCATATCTAGGTTTTTCTATAGAGCTCAAATCAAAATATCCAAAATTAGAACACCCCCAGAAAAATCTAACAGACCCGTCATTTACCGCATTATTGTTAAAAATTTCTTGGTTTTGAATTAAACTTGTTCCTAAAAGTCTAAAACACTCAAATTGTACTTGATTATAGTTGGTTCCAAAACTGGGTAAAATAATTGTTTTTCCTCTCATATTTGAATTGAACTTGGGTGATTCTTTTACATTGAATGCTGTGTACCATCCCGCAAAATCTAAAGAAGTGTTGAGGTTGGCGAGTGTAGGGTCATACCCTCTTGGTAGTCTCATAACGGAACTCGAAAGTCCAATATCCAAACCTTCAGCAACAACCGTATCCAAATTAACATCTCCATAATCAGAGAAGTAATTTTGTCCTGTGAAAAAAAACAAAACATCATTTATTAATCCAGGATAAAAACCAACATACTTCCTTTTAATTGATTCAATCGAACCAGATATTGTCACCGTAGTTTGACCATACAAACTAATATTATTACCATTTAAATCTTTAGTCTTATAGTTATGTCCTAAATTGTTTCCTATTGGATAATATATTTTGGAAACATCAACATTTTTCCAAACGGAATCTAAGATATCTTCGCCTGTTTCAATGAACTTTTTATATCGATGCCAAATCGAACCATACTTTATTATCCAAGCATACGGTAACCTATGAACGGCACCAAATTTTGTAAGTGTTGCGTATAAATAATCATTAGCTGGATTTTTAGAATTATCTTCTGCGTCAATTATATTTTTGAGAGGTTCTCGTAATGTTGATAGAGGTAAACTATTTATAAAAAGATAAGCAGCTTTTAGATATGGGTAATTCAAATCATCTCTGTCATTTTTAACTCCTTCTATAAAAGCGTTTACAAAGAAAGGGGTGTTTAACATCGAAACTGTTTGATTTGATGCTAAATTACCAGTATTTCCATTGTATGATACAACACCCTCTGTAATCAAAAACTTATTTTCTTTTATCTTATTTTCATAGTACGTATTAAACCCAATTGGAGTGTTTGCGCCTGTTTGTTGAATATTTGATATAAGTTCTATTTCAGGTTGAGTGTATTTTTTGTATGAATTATTAACAAGTGGTCTATTAATATCCAGTTCTACATTTGCTGTCTTTTCAAAATTAGTAATGAAGTTCAAACTTTGATTCAAAAACAAACTTTTAGTTGTACTATTATAACCTATTGGTCGTTGGGTTATATTAGACAAATTATAATTTACCCAAATTGGATCTATAAAAGGATATAAGTCTAAAAAATCAATGGATGATGATGAACTATTTTTTACATATTCTGATACTTTACTTAATACGGAAGTATCTATATCTGAAAATTGAAACCCAGAACTTATTGTGGTTGACGGGAAAATTGAAAAATCTTTTTGAGTTTCAACTCTTAAATAATCAGAAGTGAATATACCACGTATAAATTGTTGCCAAGAAATACCCACACCTTCGTTTGAAATATTACGAAGTACTTGTAAATAATTGGAGGCCCTGAACGCAGTATTTTTAAGTAACTTGATCAAACTAGGATTTCCAAAAGTATTTAGAGCTTTTCTTATATTGATAACTTCCATTTCAGAAAGGCTAGTCATGACTTCAGAATTCTGTGCTGTGGGTCTGGATAATCGATCCCAGTAAGTTTGAAGATACACTCTTTCATAAATTTCATAAAGAAATTTAACATCTTGTAGATCTGCAAAAATTTTATTTGTTGTTGGGAAATCTACAGCATTAACAGTAATTCTGTTTACAAGTCGACCAACATCGTTTTCTGCTGGGTTACCTGATTGTTGACTTATACTTTGACTTTTGGTAAGGCCTCTAATGTATTCTTCAACAAATTGTACTTCTGGCCAAATTTGGTAATCCGACGCTCGAGTTTTAGATATTTCTGATTGTTCCCCGGGATACATTGCTACGTATCGTTGAATTTTGTTTTCGTCAATTTCTGGTTTCAAGTATAAGGGCCAAGGATAAACCTCTTGATTAATTTGTCCGTTTTGGTTAATATCTCTAATATTTTGTTTGATGTCTGGAGAGTCTTTATCATCCCCATAACACGCTAGTTGTCTTATACTATTGTTTCTTACCGCCCACGCGTCTCTATGTACCAAATTAAGTAATCGATAAAAAGCCTCAGTGGATGCAAAAATAATAGCCATTATATTTCTCATCGTTGGTTTGAAGCCTAGACCATTAGGGCCTTCTATTTTTTTGGATAAAAATTCACTCATTTTTTCAACAATCTCTGTTTTTTTCTGATCTAATTCTTCAAGGGATTTATCAATTATATCCTCAAATTGACCTGGACCATCAAAAACAAAAACATAGGTTGGGTAGGCCACCTCTTCATCCAGTTCCGACAATATTGTATAAAAAAATTGTTGTTCATCGGCTTGTAACGAAGTGACCTCAGCCTCGTTAACTGGTTTACGTTTGTTTCTTAACTCGAATGTCAATGCCCAATCAACTCCGTCAGGTGTAATAGGTTTAACAAAACTGTTTGATTTTACAATAGCCAAGTCATTACTCTTACTAGCATCAATTTCTTGTATTTTTTTAATTTCACTCGGTGTCGGAGCATTATTTCCAATTTTATATTTTCCATCCAAACCCAAAGTTTTATTTTTTAACAATGGAGTTTCGAAATCAGTTACCGTTTTTTGTAAACTTCCAAGTGCATTTTCAGCTAACTGGTTATTAGATCTAAGAGCTTGGTTAAAAATATAAGCCTTGGTAGGTTTACTATTGTCTGTTGATTTCAAATAAAATACTTTGTTGGGATCTATTGATTTACTAATCCAACTAGAAGGATTTGTGGTATCTGTAATTGAATTTCTATATTCATCTAGTATTGCAAAATAATCCTCGCAGTCCGTTAATGGTGAAAAATCTGTTTGGCCAAAGGTAGTTTCTAAATTTTTTTGTAGAGCTTGGAGTTGTGCTCTTAATTCAGGAAAAGTAATTTCTGGAAAATTTTCATCAATCAAACCAAGGGCTTTATATTTTTTATAAACATCCGAAATAAATTGTCTACCTCTTGTAGTTCTTACTTCTCTTACGGTTGTTTTATCATCTCCAACAGAAGTTTGAGCCGCAGCAGATCCCGGAGGTATTTCTTGAGTGATTTTAAAATCATTCGTATACATGAAGGGTGTGGCAAATAAAGCACCAATTTGTGTTTCAGCTAATATTGTATACTTGTACGAATAGAATTGTAACGTTATTCTATAGTTTCCAGTTGCCGCTTCGAATGCCGCTGAAAACTTTGAAAGAATAAGTTGATACTTTATTGCTTTACCATAATAACCTTTGATTGTTAAATAAAAGGTGGGATACGGTAGATTAAAAAAGAAAGCGTATTCTGATTTATCTCCCTTTTCAAAAAGGGCACGTCCCATAGTATCTATGAGAACCATATCAACTACTGGTGTGAAAGACCTTGTATTTTTTATCCCTATTGATTCAATACCCAAAAGTCCAGTGTCTTGTGAGTTTTGAGTATTTTGTTTGGAATAAAATTCATCAGTTTTATTAGGTTTACTCAATTGATCAACACTCGGTTGATTGATTCCTTTTCCAATTAATGTGTCCTGTCCTGTAAATTGATCTGTATATGTGTTATCTAAAAAAGTTCTTCCTCCCGGTCTCAAGAAATTTATTGAGGCTAGGGTTTGAGTTTGTACTGTATTTTCTAGATCTTGTCCTTGTATTAACTTAGTTCTTGGTAGCATTTGAGCTTCTAAGTTAGCGTACATAACAAAGTTTTCTTGATTGATCCCTCGTTCACTCACAATACCATCCTTAGATATTGTTTTGTTTGGGTCAACAATTATAATATTATCGACATCTTTTATAACAAAAACATCTTCATTAGTTTTGGGAAAATTATCTGCCATAATAAAAGAAGTGAGTATTCAAGGCGTTTTGATAGTCTTGTAACGAAGTTATTAATGGAAAGGGAATTCGTATAATTGAATTATCTGGTATATTCCATTCTAAACCTCCGTATTGTGGGTTTCCTTGGAGTATTAACCACCCAAAAAAAGGTGTATTGTAATATTGTTGTGATACTTTATCTAACCTACTTACTGCTGTTTTATAGATGAACCTCTGATCCGTACCTTTGGACGGCAAAGTAACAAATGGAACAACTGTCTGTTGTCCGTTAATTACGAATTGTTCATAGCGGTTATAATATTGGTCCATTAATTAAATTTCTTTTTAAGATTGAAGGTACTTGGATTTATGTCAATATTATTCGGTGAATATAAATTTGTCAATTGTGTTTTAACAACATCTGACGGAGAAAAATTTTCTTGGAAATCTATTGTTCTTTGTATTTGTGGTCCAGTGTTGGACTGAAACGTTGGTGTAAAATTTACAAAATTTTTACCAAATGTTTGTTTATATGTATCTAAAAGATTTATACAATTTGTATTTAATCTATCATAAGTGTTTTTTAATAAAGTTCCATAGTAACGATAAACAATATCTCTAACAAATGGATCTAACCCTTCTGAAAGATCTCTCAAGAATTGTTGTAGTGTTGTTTGATTTGTGTATATTTTTGCAAGTAGTAAATACTCCACTTGTTGTGGTGAAGTTTTTAGGGCATTTGAAGCTCCCAACTCATTTGGTGTGTAATAGACAAAAGACGAAAATGGATCGTTTAGTGGTTTTTCTAAATCGGATTGAAAATACATATCGTTGTATAATCTTCCATCATATAACGAAATTAAAAAATAGTTTAGATCGGCTGATATAGATTGTAAATCATTTACAAGTCTATTTTGTGGTGTCGGATCACCAACAAAATTATAAACTACAGGAGCTCCTTTTGAATTAATTTTTCCATCTGATAAATTCTTCCCAAGAAAGGTTGTTTTATCGATTTCATAAACATAATTTTGTTCGATTTGTACCAATTGTGATACCAAATCTGTTAAATCGTTTATGAAATTTGTTCTATATGTTTGAATAAATCTTTCATAATTTCCCTTGAATATATCTTTTTGTGTTTGTGTCACCGATTGATTACTCATAAGTCCAGCACTATACATAGTACCATCAGGTGAAACTACTGTGAAAATTTCAATAGTTTCATTCAAAATATAAACGGATAATATTTCGAATATTTTATCAACATTTAATTGATAAAGTAAAGGTTTACCATAAATATAAACTGGATTTACAATTAATACACCTTGGTGATATCCCAAATTTCCATTATATTTGGTGTTTAATAGTGTAAGCATTCCATACCCATACTTTTTCAATACATTATCTAAAAACATTATTGTTGCTGTAAAATAGTTTTGTGTGAGTGTCAAGAATTGATCTACAAATTTTGTGTAATCTAAATTACCTGTAATACCTGAAAGGTTAGATCCTGTTTGGACGAGTATCCCTATAGTATCCCCACCTAAATTTTGTAGTTGTGGGTCAAAATTAGAGATACCAACGGTAGGTAATCTATTTTGAAGTTTTTCTATAATTGTTTGGTCTAAAGCGTTAAAAGACGTATCTGTGGATTCAGCTCTTTCATCATAAACCTCAGTATTTGCATAGTAATTAAATGACAAGGCATTTTGTAATGTTTCGATTGGTTTTGCAAGACCTGAACCCCCAATGAAATTAAATCCCATTGACACGTTTGCTATCATAGGCTGAAACCCAATACCTTCAGGATTCATATCATAAAGTTTTTCGTACGTAATATTAAAAGATGTTGGTATTATTTTGGTATTATAGAAATCACCTACTCTTAGAACCAGAACTGGTGGTGCTCCAAATGAAGTATTGAGCGCATCATTGTATATTGGTCGTCCATCAGGCCCAATGGTTGGTATTGTATCTCCTGGTCTTGCACATTGTTGTAGAAAGGTTAATCTCGAGTTCAATCCTTCTGGTGTCATAGAATGAAAACTCGGACTAAAATATTTCAATTTATTTTTGATTGAGTTGTATGCAAAAAAGTCAGTTTCTTTTAACACTTCAAAATAATCACACTCATTCAAAAGTAATCTCAATAATTTTTTTGAAGCTCCTTTGTACAAATCTTTTTGTACTTGTGGTTGATTATTATTGTTATTATTGCTTGGTCTTGTTTGGTTCGGTCTTCCGTCTTGTGTCAACACAATATTTGAACCAGTATTTGCTGGTTCTGGGTTTATTGGTGTTGTTGTAACTGATATACTTTGTATATTTGATACTCTGCACGCCATTGCTGCTACAGAGTAAATTTTCGCAGACCCATTCAACACTTGAGAGCAGTCAACGCTATTTAAGCAAACATTATCACCCACACCACTTTTTGGGTTTACAACAGTTGTTTCTCCTTGTGCGATCCCATTGATAACAATTCTAGATCCAATAAAATCTGACAATGTTTTATTCCCGTCAATTAAATAATTTTGAAAGAATTTCAATGCGGATTCATTGCGTTTTTGTGACAATGATAAATTATATGGTATACTTCCTGGTGATGATGCGGCTGAAAAAAGTGTAATTTTTACAATAGCTGTTTCGTCTTGGGATAATAAATCATATAATTTTTTAGAAAATTCTTTGATTTTATTATAATTTCCTTCAACAACTTGGGTAAAAAATTCTTGAACAGGTTGAACTTCAGTTGTTGGTTTTGTGTTTGTTCGGTATAATTCTTTATTGTTTTGTGAAACGTATGTATTGTACAATGGTTGGAAATCTTGTTGTGATTGTTTAGGTATGTCATTGTCAAAATAAAAACCAAAGTTTACATACTCATCAAATGAAGGTGTTGTTGGTGGTGTTGTAGTCTGAATTGAAACTGTTTCAGGATCTGGTTTGATGTTTGACAGGGCATCTGAATATTGTTCTGGTGTTACATTTGGATTATTGACTAATTCTTGATAAGCTTGAAGGTCTGACAGTGGGACATTATTAAATTTTTCTGCCAATTCATAAAGATCATATTTTTTACAACCAGCGAAAAATGAATTGATTACTTGGTCTGCCACCCCCCTCGACCCTTCGTTTGCTAATACTTTTTGAGCAACTAGATTTAAAACTGAGGGATGATCCACAAGGATCTTCCATTTTAACGTTCCAGATCTACTTGTGTTTTTATAAGTATAAATTGGTTCTGGTCTTCCCAAGAAAGTAGTTTCATTAAATGAAGGTCTTGTATCCTCACTGAAGTCCAAATCATAAGGTGGAAACCACATAATTCTACCACCATTTGGACCTTGTTCACATTTTGGTAAATCTTGATATCTTAAACCTGGTCTAGATGATGTTCTCCACGCTAAGTTCTCAATAGAGAACATATATTTTTTCACACCACCTTCTCCACGTAATATTGAATCTCCACCTTTTTCTGGTGCAATATTAAGTTGATATGTTTTGTCAAGGATTGAATACGATGCTTTTCTAATATTACCATCTGATTTCTGTAAATCGGTATATGAAATGTAAGGTGTATCTTTGGTAAACACTCTACAATATTCAAGTGGGGTGTTGAGTTGGTTTGGGGTAAAACCTATAACTCGTGATCCTTTAGTTATTTGTTTATAACCATCATCAAAAATTTTACTAATTTGATTGATTGCATTTCCGACATGTGAATACCTACGACCGTCAAGTGGCATTGAATCAACAAGTCTTTGTGTGTCATCTAAAATTGAGCCCGCTTTAAATCTATAATTGATAGATTCACTACTTCCAAATTGATCTGATATTGCTGAAAAATCTGGATCTTGTGATCCTGCAGAGCCATTAGGTCTTACTCTTTTGCCCGCATTAGGTGAATCCTTGGTATTAGTCCAACTTAAACCCCCACTTATATCACCCTGACTTTGGTATGTTGTGCCTACAAAACCAAAGTTTAACCTTTCGGAAAGTTCTTGTCCCTCATATTCTTTACCTAAAACTTGTGATCCATATACTGGAGCTAAAATTTCTTCACCAAATTCGTTAATTGGTACTAAACCCGGTGGTGAATTAAGGTAAATCGGTTCTCTGTCTGGAGATCCAACATAATATAATCCTTGGCCCAAGTCCTGTACTTGTGAACCAAATATTGCCTCTCCAAGTACAGATATAACCCCACGTCCTCCAGTATTATATCTAGGTCTATATCTATTATAATCTAAATTATTGGTTAATTGTGCTCTTTGTCCTTCACCAGTATAATCTAAAAATAATTGTGAAGGTGATGTTGGTCGACTTCCAAATAATCCAAATACACCCCCTCTTCTTCCACCTTCACTAGATCTTGCTAATGATTGTGTTGAATTAATCGTTCGTTGTTCGTTATCAACAGTAAAATAATCTCCAGGTATTGGTGAAAATGGAAATGTGAACCCAGCTATTCTTTGAACAATATCTTGTCCTTGTGATAAAATATTACCACCTCCAGAGGTGATTTTATAATCTCTGAAGATAAGGGGTCTTTTACCAGCAACAATTAATGATAAGTTAATTGGATCTTGTAAACCATTTAAAATATTAACGCGACCTAACGTTTCTGTTCGAACGTTCTGGTCTATTCTTTGTTGGTATGCTTTTTTAAGAAACTCAACACCAAGTTGTGCTAATTCTGAATCTTGAAGTACATTACCATTTGAACCTGTTGGGATTTCTTGTAATAAGACACTAAATGGCGAATACGATGAAGGTCTAAAACTAGGGGGATCCCAATACGTTGCATTTTTTTGTACTTTAACAATATCACCGATATCATAATATCTTATGAAACCATCTCTTGGTGAATATTCATTTTTGATCTGTCCTTTCTTTTGGAATGTTGTGGAAAATAATTTAAGTGCGTCAGTATATGGGGGGAACGGTCCATATGGTCCTCTATTTGTTGGGTTTTGTGAAACACTAATTAATCCTGAAATATCTTTTTTAAAACCGCCCTCTGGACCAAATTCATTGTTTAAATATAAACCATCTGCAAATGGGGCTAGATCTATGAGTTGATCTGGTGAATCAATTACTGAATATTGACTTGGTTCGTATTGATTTGGTAGGTTAGATACCGAATACACAAACGCACCAGGTTTGATATACGGTTTCAGGTTACGACCTATTAAACTATTACGAATAGCTGATGTTGCGGCAAAAGTTAGTTGGGATGGCATATAATCTACACCAATAAATACTTACCCTTGTTTTTTTTCTAACTTGAAGTACTTGTTGAATTGGCTATATCTGAATAATTTGGTTGTTGTATTTTTCCATCGATAAGTCTTAAAACTTCTCTTTGAAAAACCGCACTTGCCACAACTTGACTTGTCAGATCAACACTTGGTCCACCATCTTCGCGTGTAACTCTAACATCTATCTTTCCATTAAGTGGAGAAAACGACATAGTAGGATTTTGTTGTATTGGTAATTGTTTTGATGCTGGCGGTTCAATACTTGCTACTTCAATTTTTTGATCATTATTTACCATTGGTCTAAGTTCGTTACTTTGTGTCGTTGTTAATAAATTTATTTCTCCATTTAATTGTGATATAGTGTTTGCTAGTTGTGCTAAACTTACTTGAGGGTTTGGTATATCTCGACTTGCTGTTTTTTCAAATTTAAAATTTTTGAAATTATCGTTAATTTGACTTAAAATAGCTTGGAAATCATATAAATTTTTGGTTGCTAGTTCTGTGTTTGTTGCTAAATTACCATTACCAGTCTGATTAGTGGTGTTAAAATTATTTAAATTTTTTTGAGTTTCTGAAATACTTTCTTTTAATGGATCGAGAAAATTTGTTTTTAGATTACTTATACTTTGGTTTGTGAAGTCTAATAAAACACCACCACCTTGAGCAAATAAATTATCCTTACTAATTCTTTTTTTCATTTCACCTAGTAGATCGAAACCTTGAATTTCTTTTCCTAGTTTTTTGAGTTCCTCAGCGTACTCTGTGGACGCTGTAGTTATTTTTTTCCACCATTTTTCTACGTCAACATTTCCACTTTTAAAATCATCAGCAATTTCTTTGAATAATTTTGGTAGTTTAGCATATCCTTCGTCAACTCTTTCAATTGCTGGTTTTAGTCTTCGACCACCCCTTACAACACCAATATTAGTACCTTCAATACCAGCCCTGATAAGTTGTTGGATATCACCCATTGGTTTTGATCCCGCTGATATTCCGCCCAACATCTTTACGATTGAATCCGTATTTGCTCTGATCAATTCATCTTCTGTTAATTGAGCTTGAGCAATTTCTTCAACAGTTTCAGGTCTTCCTCTTAGATATTCAATGTCTTCCCTACTTAGTTGAGATATAAGTTTTGTTTCAGTTCCAACTTTTACTTTGTATTCTTTACTTGTCTTATCAAATTCGGCTAAATTTGAAATCATCAATTTGTCTTCTTCTGTTACATTCATGAACTTAAATTCTGAAGCAAATTTGTTCATTTTACCCATCGCTAATACATTTTTTGTAAGAGTATCTTGGCTAATACCAGCTACTTGCGCTATGTCTCTTAAATCTCTTTTGGCGTTGGATAGTATTTTTACTTCACCAGTTTTCTCGTCTAAATATGAAAATTTTTCTGTCGCTTTGAGAATACCATCATATAACCCTTCCACATCTTCCTGTGCCAAATATAACAATCTAAAAGGATCTGCTAAATCACCTACGGCAACTCCCATTCTCTGAAATCCAGCTACAGCCTCTATAGCACCTTCTGGTGAAAATACTCTTTCAGCAAAATCAAAGATTTCATACATATTAGTTCTTAATGATACTGCTTTTGCTGCCATTCTAGATAATCCTTCAACCCCATCTTTAAATCCATACTTGTTGAGTGCACCTAAGTTTTGTTGTACTTGTGAAAACACGGCATTTGAGTTTGCCGCAACAACTCGAGCTATGTTCGCTGTTTGTTGCATTCTATCTCTGATTAATCCTGTTTGTATACCAGCGTTCTCAAAATCTAAAACAACAGCCCCCATACTTTCTGAGGAGAGACCTAAAGCTTTACCCGCCGTGAATAAGTCTGTTGTTGTTTCAGAAAGTAATATTCTATTTGTTCCAAGACTTTTTGATGTTTCTTTTATAATGTTAAAAACATCTTGAGACGTGCCGCCTAATGCGACAATAGCTGGTACGGCACTTACAAATTCTTTTCTTAAACCAATTACTGCGGCTTGTGTTCTACCAAAGGATCCTGCTAATTGAGTATTGTACGACACAACTTCAAGCATTAAGTTACTTGATGCTTTTATTATATCTTCTTCCAACCCTTCCAGTCCTCTGGTTATTTGGTCTTTTACACTCTTAAAATAATCAGAAATTGATTGTGGGCCTAAGTCAGCGTCCGCCATAATATTTTTTTATAGTAAATATCAAAATTTAAAGTTTTTACAAATTGGAAATTTTATCCAATAATCTTTTTCTCCAAAAAATTGGCATTTTCAAATAATCTGAATAAGATACATTACATCTTTGATTCAGAAGAAAGAACTCGTCAACTTGGTACGCTCTATAATCAGAAGAATACACGAAAAAATTCCACCCCAAAGGTGACTTCTACATCGACCTTACTTCCTGACGGGGCTGTAATTGTTCTTTTTAGATCAATCTTTGGTTCATTCTCATCCAAGAAATTCCTGATAAACTTGGAATCCATAATTGGAAGTGTGTCTATGAACTTAGCAATTGTTTGATTCTGGCTGTCACCATTGATTGAAACAATTTGTTTTTGTAATCTCCAAGTGACTTTTGGAGCAACTCGTCCTTGTGGATAAGAATCAGCTTGACGATTAATTTCTGTAATTTCTTTATACAACAATGGACGTATGGTAACAGATGTTTGTGACTTTGGTAGTGTAACAGTCCAAGTTCCGTTATCATCTGGCTCTATGTTTGGTTTTCTAAACTCGAGTTCGTCTAACCCAATCACAGCTTTGAAAGGTTTACCTGTGGTTGGATCATTTACACTAATATTGTATTCGTGTCCAAATGATGTGTTTCTCAGAAATATAAGAATAGCTTCTAGATCTCCATTAATCATTTCATCTGGTCTTAGATCTGGTTCGTATACTTTGGATCTCAAAAGATTAATGATCAGATCATCTGAATTAGAAGCCATCAATAAATTTTCATCATTAGCGGTCAAATAACCTACTTTCACTGATTTTTTCTTATTTGGGTAAAACTTACCTCCACTAGGTAACTTTACAACATCGTGCGGTAGAGAAAAATTCTCTTGACCGTATTTCATCAAATTTTCATCCATAATTAATTAAATACTATAATTTATAGTTCATATTATTGGTAAGTAAACAAAAAATCCCGTATATTAATATACAGGATTTTTTAATAATGAAGGTTTAATAATTTTTAGTAGACCAATATACAACGATCTGGTTGGAGTGTAACTGAGAGTGTTGCAAGTCCGTCTTGACCATACTGTGCTTGGTTCCATGCTGATTTAGTTATCATACATGAATCCAAAATCCATTTTTCAACAACTACACCTGTTGGATCTAACATTTCTAAATCAACGTTCTTTTTATATCCAGCGGCATACCCCATACGACCAGTAACTGATTCCGCATGAAGACGAACCCACTCCATGAGTGCTTGTGTGGCCGAAGGCCCGATAGGGTCTCTGAATACCACGTTCATAGCATTCCATTTAAATCTTCCAGCCACATACGTTTCTGTATTCAAAAATGGAATTGCAACAGATGCAATATCAATTGAAGGTCTATCAGTAGATTCAACATACCATTCGTTAATACCCAACGTTGAATCAAATCTAAGTATAAATCGGTTTACCCTTTTCGGTTCATACGGAACGGGCATTTTCATTAGTAAATCAGCCATAACTTTTTTGTTTTTTGTTTATAAATATTAGCTTTTGAATTTTTTTCTATTTACTTTTATTTTTAATCTGGTACTCTGTATATGAATTTGGTTTTTTGTTAAAAAAACGTTATAAGTTCTTAAAGAAGTTCTTATAAATTTCTTATTTAAAAATTTTTCTATTTACTTTTATTTTTAATGTGATATTGTTTTTATGAATTTGGTTTTTTTCTAAAAAAACATTATATGTTCTTAAAGAAGTTCTTAATAACATCTTATTTAAATTTTTTTTAGAATTTGGTTTTAGTTCCTGATGAAGTGTTATAAGTTTTTAATAAAGGTTCTTTAATAAATTCTTGTTTAATTCTTTCTAAGTTCTTTATATCATCATCTGAAAACCCAATTGTAGGTATAAATCTATTACTTATTTCATCTTTCAAATAGAGTTTCTTTTTTAACTTCTTTGCATGTTGTTTAACATAGTTAATGAATTCTCTAAGAGCTTTCACTTTGAGTTCTTCAGGATTTGAAGCACTTCCCTCATCTCCAAAGGAAACAGGATAATATTTGTTCAAATCCAAGTAGTAATTAACAAGATCTTTTGTATTTGTTGGACCTTCCTTGGTAATCTTTCTATACTTCTTAAGGTTTTTAACAAGTAAATCTCTGTTGATACCCATATGATTTTGTATGATCATATTGTAGATAGCTTCTCTAATTGTTCTTGGGTTATGTCCTCTAGCTGTGATGATAGAAAAAATAGATCCGTTGTTGATGGCTTCAATAAAATCTGACCAGGCTGGTCCAGGTTTTGCCTGCATTGCATCGAACAAAAACTTTTTATCACCTAGTGTCCTAAAAAATCTAAAAGGATCTTCCGCATACCCAACAATTTTATGTCCTTCGTATTCAAATTCCCCACTTCCAATTTTAGATCGGAATTTTGCAAAGTCCTCTGTTGACATACCAACTTCATTACCCCCAGCATCAACCAACATAATTTTTGTTGGCATCTGAAGAATATTATCATCCCAGTCAAAAGCATAATACTTCAAATCGGGGGTACCTTCAATGTCAAAACCTTCCTTTAACGTATATTTCGTTATTCTCATAAAAAAAAACAATCTCAATAATGTACAATTTAGACTTACTGAATTATAAATACTTGAAATAATAAAAAAAATTATTTGATAGGAGTCAATTCAAATTTCATAGAACCACAATCCCAAATTCTATCATACCCCTTCTCTTTCATTATTTCCCATTCAGTTTTTTCTTTGGAATGCCCCTCTTGGACTAAAACATTTTTTCTGAATGTAAATCTATGACTTCGGTGTAATGAATCGCCGTTTTTTATGTACCAATAATTTGGGGGTGTTTGTTTTTTAAAAACGAAACCATTTTTTGAATATACAGTATTGATTGGGTTTAATCCCGACCATCTGATATCAGCATACGTTTCAATAATTCTCGGTGAATGGGTTTTAATAAAAAAATTCAATAATTTACTGAAACCACCAACAATATTGTGGTTCAAAATATTACAATACCTAACAAGTTCATAATCATCAACCCCTGATTGATTGTGACCCAACGACTTTCTTTTTTTTCCAAAAGTCATAATTGAAACCAATATGTCATTATGGTATAATCCGTATCTAATTTTATCAACAGAATTTCCTTGTAGATGATTTGTATTTAAAAAATCTGAAGACTCTTTCTTGATTACTTCTTTTATTAAACAATTTCTAGCATAAATTACTCTATTAAGATTTAGAAGATTAGATAAACGCGAAAAAACAATTTCTTTTTTTAATATTATTTCATCCTCAAAAAAATGCAAAAGTTTTAAATTTTTTGATGAAGCCAAAATCATTTTATTCAAATGATAATATTTGTCTTTGTTACCAGAAACCTCGGAATGAAAATAATTCCCATTAAGTTCTATACCCAAATTATAATCAGGTAAAAAAATATCAATCTCTTTACCACTAAGTAATTTCCTATCATTATCTAAATGTTTAACATTTTTCTCATTCAAAAAATCCTTAATGATAGTCTCCAATTTAGAATTTTTAGTTATGGGGTAACATTTCCGACATATAGGTACTTTACCAGAACCTAGAAGAGTACTCGAAAATACGTTGTTACAGACATCACATCGAAAATTATAAGGATAGGTAGTATTGCCGTTTTTATTAGTTTTATAGTCGTCTAACAAGATAATATTATGTTTTTTTAATCTCGTTAATAAATTTATAATGTGTTTCTCTTTGACGGTATTTTTCAATTTGTCCACAATTACTTTACAACCCATAGGATGATCTGCACCATACTTTTTCTGGAAAATTTGCTTCATATTCTCTCGGAAACCATTAATTTTGAAAATTGAATTGTACCCGTACTTCTCCAATAAAACTTTCTGAGATTTTTCTATTCTTTTTTTTATATTGTCTTTATTTGAACCCCATAAACCCCGACATTCATCGGAACAAATATTTTTTTTGTGTTTTTTTCTTTCTACAAATTCAACACCACATTGTAAACATTTTCTAGTCTCTCTAATAGATTGATCCTTTTCTTTACCTAATAAGTTGTTTTTTCTTGCAAATTCAAAATAACAGGATCTATTACAAAATTGTTTGTCCCTGTGTTTAAAATCAGTAGTGAATAATTTATCACAATTCTTACATGACAATTCTATCTTCATTGGTAAAATATAGTTTAATTTAATGAGAACTTCTCTACACATAAATATAAACAAATATAATGAAAAAACCCCCTAAAAAAAAATTAGAGGGTTTTAAAAAGAGAAAAAAAACTATTAGATATTCTCAAAAGATGCTCCAGTTGGTGTAATCAAGAACTCTATATCGATAAATTCTAACGCTTTAGTAGGTTTCAGATAGATTTTACCTGTGAGTGTGTTTCTGTCTAAATCCTCAGGAGAACTGCTTACAGTCACTCTGAAGTCATAAAGACCTCTGTCTCTTCTGATGGCATCCAAAATAGGATTGACGCTGTCTAAGAAGTCCTGACGTACCTTGGCATCGTTTTGTTCGAACAATAACCTAACGGCAACTGCGGAGATAAGTTTTCTAGCTTGTAGTAACAATCTTCTCACATTAATTCTATTCAATGCTGTATCAGCAATCTGAAGAGTTTTGTTACCCCAAATCACAGTTCCAACATCAGAGAACGTAGCGATAGGATTAATACGGCCCTGATACAAAGTGTCTCTATCTTCTTGTGTAAGTTTCTTACGAGCTTTGATAGCGTTGACCAAACCACGAGTGTAACCAGCGGTAGCAAACCAAGGGAATGAAATATTATCCGTTAGAGCCAAGTTTCTACAAACTTCATTTGTTGGGGGAATGTAAATCTGTGTGTTATTCACAGTATCTCTTACCAAGATCCAAGGATAGTAAGTAGCTGTGTAGTTTGAATCAATACCAACTTCATCCAAATTGTCTACCGCTTCGGTTGGATAAATAAAATTATCTATATTGGTAGGTAAGAACACATTGCAATCAGGGGTGGTTGCAATATAAATTGAATCCGCTCTTTGATAGGTAATCATTGAAATCGCATCTTCCACTAAATTAGAATTGTTAACGTAATCAATACCCGGGGTTGCAAAAACATTGATATTAGTTGATTCTGGATTATTAAAAGTACTTATACCTAGTAAGTAAGCATAGTAATCCGTATTAGTATAATCCGTGAAATTTGAAATACTAATTGGTTTAAACGCGCCCCATCCTGTTGCGTTTGGATATCTTGTAGATGCACATGCACCTCTCTGATATCCTGAACCACCCAAAACAAATTGATCACCATTTGTACGATACTCACGATAGATATCCCAACCATCATAACCCTTTTGAACCAAGAAAGTAAACTTACGAGCTTGAATTTGATAATAAGGATTAGAAGGTGAATCTGGATCAGATTGGAACGTGGCATTACCACATAAAAAGGCGGGAGTTCCTGCTGTTGGTCCAAATACGATCTGAACTACAGTCGCTCCTGAATCCATATGGAAACCTTGTGTTTGATAATCATAAGGTAACGCAAATTCACTTGTACAAATATCAAGAGGTGCTTTAGCTCCTTTATATTGATAAAAATCAACGTCATACCCTATTTGACTTGAAATACCCAAAAATGTTGTACGGACTTTATCGCCTTGACTCATAATTGCGTTTGACATTCCACGAGATGATGTTGGTCCTGTCATAGAACCAAAAGGAGGATTGTAAATAACCTCACCGGGATAGTTATAACTCAATTTGTAAATCGGGTAAGCTGGTTGGAAACCTGGCACGTTACGAGCTTCATATCCTTCAAATCCACAAGGTAGTGAAGTCACAGGTGCGTCAGCGTTCAATTCAAGCATAATATATTTTGAATTGAGAGCATACTCACCATCTGATGTACCAATCTTAACACCAATGTAACTGTTAGAACTTGGATCCATAGAACAGTTAGTAAACTTTTCTAAATAAACAGGATTTGTGTCAGTATCGTAAAAATCTCTAACACCCAAATCAAATGATAGATTACCAAAAGATATATTTTGAATTGAAATTTTGACTTGTACATTCGAACTATCTCCATCAGAAATCGTAAGAACCTTGAAAAGTCTGTCTACAGTACTACCACGAAGTTGAGAAACTACCCAAGGGGATTCTCCCGATCTATATCTTTCTAAATAATTAGCCATTGATTGTGCTGATATATTATTTTGTGTTGTAGGTGTCGGGAGAATGTTTCCATAACGTAACCCTGGAGCTGATAAAATTTGAGGTTTTATTCCTCTGATATAACCTTTATTGTATGCATAGGTCAAAAACGAAGGGTAAATCTCCTCAACAAAAAGTGGGATTTCAAACCTACTCTTACCAAAGTTTGTACGTCCCATAACAGACGGCAAATAATTTTGGTCGGTTTGAGAAAAAGATACAAGTAAAGAAAAATTTTCAGGTGTATCAGCGCCGTCGGTAACACCTGTTATAGCAAAACGTGCAAAAGGGTTTTGTGTTGCCGCCGAATAAGTACCAATTAAATTCAATCCAACTGATGTTAAACCTGTTACTTGATATTGAGGACCTCCCTGACCAGAGCCATATGTGGAAATACCACGAGACCTCAAAGTAGCTATACAAATTTCATCATAATCGGCAAAAGATTTACCGCTATAATTGAAAGTAACACCTGATAATGTACCTGTGTAAGTTCCTGAACCATTATTAACAAAACTAGTTACAACAGAAAAAAACGAATATCCAGAATAAGGAGCATTTGCTGGTTCGTTGAAGTTTGCGTAATACCAAGCATCATTATCTGGTGATGAGAAATCAGCATTGAAATCAGTTAAACCAGAAACACCAAATACATTTGTTTGTGCGGTGTAAGATGTTAAAACTTGATATGTAGCCTCGGGTACGGTTCCAAAAAAATACACAGTATTATTTTGTGTGGCACCTGAAGAATTTACCACACCTAAAATTTGATTGGTCAATTGTGCTGAAATCGACGATTGATTACCATTTAATAAAGTGAAAACATTATTTAAATTTTGATTAACCAAACTATTCCCAGAAGGTGCTATTGAAACAGTTCCGCCTTGTGTTGCAACAAAATTAAGAGTCCACGTTTGATTTTGAATGATATTGTTTGTTCTTGCAAAATCCACAGTAGTCCCGTCAACATTAGCCACAGTTAATAACGACCAACTTGGTCCAGCATCGTACCCTGAAAGTCCCAATACACGAGTTACAAACAATTGATTTGATTGTTGTAAATATGATTTAGCAATATAAGCTAATTCATATTTTGGTATCTGTGTATTTACAAATTTTTCAGGGAGTGTACCTCCGAAAAATGCTTCAAATTCATCATAAGAAGTTATGAAAATAGGTTCGAAGGCTGGGCCCGTAAGAGTTTCACCAACCAAACCCAAAGTTGTAACACCAACACTCTGTGCTACAAAACTCAAATCCCTCTCGGATGTATAAACACCAGGGGAAACAAATATTTTATTGGTAGTTGCCATACTATGTAATTTTTTTTAGGTTTTATTGATATAAATATTATCTCAATTGATAAAGTATTTTTTTTTTAAAAAACTTATTTATATTAGTAAGTAAAAATTATCTTTTTTTATCTTTTATGAAAAAAACTACCAAAAACATTAAAATTTCAATAGATTCACATACCAAACTAAAAAAATATTGTGATGAAAATGGAATAAAAATTTATAAGTTTTTGGAAAAACTTATTGAACAAAACTGTTCTAAGAAAAGAGATATCTACGGGGAAGATTAAAGACTCTTAGACAAGATCTCTAACACAACGGATACAAAGTGCCGAATTTGGTTGAGCCGAATCCCCTCCAAGGACGGTGCCTCCAAGGTAAACATAGTTAATCGTATCTGGTAAGTAAAAATTGGAACTATTGGTCCACCACCAACACTCGTTATTACCATTAAAAAACGGATTACAAGTATCCTCAATCCCCGCATAAATACCTCCACTAGGATAAGCTGAGAAATTCGAAGAATTTGTAGGAATAGGTTCAGAAGCTAATATTGTCCAACCATAAGGTGGGTTTAGAGTAGATTTAATTTGTTGTGAAAAACCTGTATAAGGAGCTAGAGCCCCATTCAACCCCCCATTGATGGGATAAAAGTTTGAAGGAGACTGACCACCACTTATACCTCCGCCCAAAGATATACTTAAATTATACCAATCGCCAGTGTCTGCTGGTCTGAATCCTACGGGACAAATACCACGTACATCGGTAATTGTATAATAATTATAAAGTTTACCAGCGGTCTGATTGTAATTAGGGTCTTCAGGAAAATTGTCACTCAATTTAGTATACATCCACGCACCCTCGCCACTAAACGAACAAAACGGTTCGGTGTTACCAGATAAATAACCTCTATATGGTATTATATCCCCATTGTTGTAATGAGTAGTTTTCATATTACCCCCCAACCACACACGGTTACCAATTATAATTTGTTCATAAGTATTACCATCATAGTCGGTTACTAGGGGAAGAGTGTTTGTTGGTGTTGGTGTAGGAGTTATGGAACTAGTTGGTGTAACTGATGTTGTATTTGTTGGAGTAATACTTGGTGTTATGGAACTTGTTGGTGTTGGTGTTTTAGTTGGAGTAATACTTGGTGTTATGGAGCTTGTCGGTGTTAGTGTTGGTGTTGGTGTTTTAGTTGGAGTAATACTTGGTGTTATGGAGCTTGTCGGTGTTAGTGTTGGAGATGGTGTCAATGAGGGTGTCAGGTTAGGTATATGAACAAGAATGTTTGTGAAAGTAATACAAAAAGAACCACAGGTACCCAAAGAAACTATAGAATAACTATCGGCAACAACTATCGTATATGCCACGGCACATATCGTAGTTGTTTGTCCTGAAGTTAAAGATATTGACAATACGGTTGGTTGTGATGTACACGCTGAATATATTAATAATAAAGGTTGTTCAGAACTTGATGTGTTGGTAATTTGATAATTGTAACACGTATAAGTATAAGTTTCACAACCTGAAGTAGAGGTAGAAGAAGGAGTAGGAGTAGTTGTCTGCGTAGATGTTGGAGATGATGTTAACGAGGGGGTTGGTGTAGGAGTTATGGAACTTGTTGGTGTTAATGTTTGAGATGGTGTTACAGAGGGTGTTGGAGTATTTGTTGGTGTGTTTGTGGGGGTAACAGTATTACTCGGTGTAACGGATGGGGTTGGAAGATCAAAAGTTAAATTTTGAGGTGACCCGATCAAAGAAACCGCATAAGTAATAATTGAGGTTGGATCATTATTTTGTTGGGTAATCTCAAATCTCAATCGATCACCCGTATTTACCTCAAAATTGATTACATTAGTCCCATAAAAATCAAATTCAGAACTATTACTTAAACTTACAAATAGATCATATGAACTAACATTCTGAGTTGACAATATGGTAAAGGTTCCTGTATAATCAACATTTATTGTACGAACTACAGGAGAATTCCTAACCGCTTGAACTGTTAAATCAAATACACCTTCATTTACAGGGAATACTTTTCTTTTTCGATTGATTGGTTTGAAATTTGTTTCGAAAACATTCAATACTCTTGATACCGCAGGAGCCACCTCGAATTTGTCTTGATCTAAAATAAATCCCAACATAGTGAAGTCATAATTCTGAATGTAAAATCTACGTTTGTCGATTTGAGTTACAGATTCATCAGAAATATTTGAATTTATAATCGGAATAAAATGACCATTAACTTTTGTGTAAGCTTGCCGAGAGGCAAAAGTTTGAATTACATTTTTATTAAACTCGTTGAGTTCTCTCATACGATTACAAATTATTTTAACGTTGAAAGAAATATCAACGGGTACAGGTTGGGGAATTTTATAAATGTCTAATCCCTTTATATTACCATTCCAAGTTGGAACTGCTGCATAAAAGAATTCTTTTTGATTTGGGATATTATAAAGTGTCGCTGGATTTGTACCATATTTAACTTCAGGAACTCTAACAACAGTAATAAAGGGTGGTTCTGTGTTACCATTCAAATCTTGAAAAGACCACGTCTGTGTAAATTGAGCCCAATTTTGTGTGGTGATAAGAATGTCAACAGTAGGTATTATTTTACCATCTACAATTGTTTTTAATTCGTTTTTTACAAAATCCAAAAACCCCCTATCTAGATCAGCATAATCTAAATTCTTTGGAAGGTATGTACCATCGTTTGTGATATCCTCCAACAATTGTTCTCTTCGCTCCAATAATATTTTTGGAGGAACTAAATTAATATTTGGTATTACTTTTTTAGGTAGAGCCATTTAAAATAAATATTAGTGATCAAAAATTGATTTGTTTTTCGTCTGTGTTAAAGTTCATTACAATTAACAACACTAGTAATTAATGATCCACTCACCTGCCAATATGCTACATATTTTATTAATGGTAGTGGTGATTCTGAAAAAGCACGATATCTATTTCCGAAAGTTTCTTTCGGTAAATTTGTGTTTATATCATATATTACATCTCCAGCACCCAATTGACTCAAAGGTTTGGTAATGTATCCATAAACTACCGCGGTTTCATTGGTTAAAGCATTACAAGCGGCAAGTGCCGTGGTAGATCCGACAATAGGACTAAAAGAACCGTAAATCAAATAATTTACAGGTGTAGATGTAGGTGTTGGAGTAACATTAACACAGTATGAACCACATGGTGAGAGTTGGGTAATATTTATGTATTGACTAATAAAGGATACACTCGAAATGTTATTGGCTTCGTTTCTACTTTGAACGATCACAGGTCGTTCTTTTGAACATATGTATGAAATTTGATTATTGGCAATTTCTACTAATTTAATAATAGGTGTTCCATAACAATCAGTATATTTAGCCCATGCAACAATTGTAGGTAAGAAAAAATAAGAGAAATTCAATGGTAATAGTTGTAATGACCAAGTGTAACAAGTTGCATTTATTTGTGGAAAACAATTCGGGTCTGAGGTTCTTGTTGGTGTTTGTGTAAAAGAAGGTGTCGGTGTTGGTTGCGGGGTAGAAAATTGGGAAGTGGTCGGTGTAGGGGTTATTGTTGGGGTTACGGTCGGTTGTAGAATTCCCCTCTGCCAAAAAGTTTTAGAATCTGAGACAACATATGGATCAGAATAGTTATTAGTTGTTAAAATAGTTTCAGTAATAGCTGAATTTGAAAAATTAACATCAGTTTGTCCAGTCCAAGGTGAAATCTTGAGAAGATTTCGAATATTGTCAATTCTACAAACACCACAAGCGTCTAAGTTATTGAAAGTAACAAACACTGCGATTAATCCAATTATTTTACGAGTTCCATTAATGTCAGCGGATACTATAGAACCACTATCACCCAACCAAACAGGAAATGGGCATACAGTACCAATTGGTGTTGTAGTAGCACTAGCAACATACACTATTAAATCATCAATTGTTTTACCAGCACCAGGAGCAAAATAGTTAGTTGCCATACACACTAACTTCATTTCACCTTCACCTTTTGCACCAGTCGTTCTTCCCGAGCTATACAAATTTGCTTTTGTAAAAATCAAATCATCGATTTCTTCCGTGGTTGCAAAATCCATAGGTTGTGTCCATCCTGTAAGACCAATCTGACGATAAGAAGATTCAAAATCTACCAATTCTCTTGGTATTGTTACAAGTGCTGCATCAATCAATGTGTTGGCTGGATCATTTTCGGCAGGATAATAATTCTTTACAATTCCTAAAACTTGATTATCTTCAACTTCACCCTGATATATTGTACTTTGGTATAAACCTTGAACTGGAAAATATGGATTGACATCAGAATTTAATAATTGCCATCCAACAACATGTCCGTTTGTTAACCCTGCTAAAGAATAACTAGTATCATCAATTACTAATCCACCCAAAGTACCATTTATTATTGAAGTACCACCTGATAAAATAGGAATAAGGTCTCTATTTGGGGGTGGTGTTGTCTCCCAAGAGTAAAAATCAGATGGACACGTTGATAGCAATTGAGTTGTCACAGTAGACACATCCGTTGAAAATTCATACCCCATATATTCAATTTTTTCAGGAATTAAAAAGTCAGGATTTACATCTTCATACTTTATTTTTTCATTGACATAAAATGTAATACCCAACTCTGAAGTAAACTTTCCATCTACAATTTTATTTCCGAATGAAATACCAATAATGTTTGTATCTGAATTTTCGGATAACAATTTTTTAATTAGATCTTTTATTATTTTAGTTTTCATCGTGTATCTTAAATCCCCATAAATTCGTTAGCAGTTACTGGTGTTGCAATGTAACTGACATAGAAAGGTTTATATCCTGCATAAGTATGTTTGTTGTCATAATTGGGTATCCCCTTATCAACAACTGAATAATATCTTACTTGATTTTCGGTAATCCAATAACCGATGTAATCACCCAAACTAATGGAAACTTGTAGGTCGTCCAAATCTTTTTGGTAAATAGCGAATTTGATATTACCTGGTTCGTTTTGTATAACCTTAGAATTACCCAAGAAAGCCATATCTGGTTGCATAATTTGCAAATAAGCGTTTACTGATATTGGTGGTAAAAACTCTATGGATTGAGGTACCGCCTCACCATAAACATCGTCTTGATTTGTTTTTTGTTTGTTTACGCGATAGACAACAATGGTAAAATTCATATCACCATCGAGCCATTCACGACCCATACTAACATCCAAATCGAAATCTTCTTGACCGAAAAATTTACCTAATCTTGTGATTGGAACTTGATTTTGTGCCATACTTCTTGATAAATATTCATAATATTATTATATTTAATTTATTTTTGTTTTGGATAGTCAATTAAACGCAAGAGAAAATCAAGCCTTAGATATTATAGATCGTTATGAAGGTGCGAATAACTTTATTCTCAAATTAAAACACAAAAGGGATTCAAATCCTAAATTTTTTCCTAACGCAACTCAAACCGAATATGTGATTAAATATCACAAAAGAGAACCAAAGGTTGCAAAAAAATGGGTACAATTAGACACATATTTTGCGAGTAAAATTGCAAATGAAAAAATGTTTATAGAAGTACCGACGCAAATTTGGATAGAAAAACTTTTAGTTGAAAAAGAAACCGCTTATCACGTGTGGGGATATTATTTTGAAAATCAAGGTTTACATGATATTTGGATACCAAAAGCTGCGGTAATCAAAGATAATAAAATCAAAAACGTAGAAATTGATTTTGAGAAATACTCCCATCGACCATTACTCGAACATCAAAAAGAAGGTGTAAAAACTCTGTGTGAAAACAAAAAGTATATTTTAGCGGATGATTTGGGACTCGGTAAAGCGTTGTCAAACCAAACTTTGATATACACACCAAATGGAACCAAAAAAATGGGTGATATTATGATTGGTGACAAAGTCATTGGCTCAAACGGAAAACCAGTTAATGTGATTGGTGTTTTTCCTCAGGGTATACGAGAAACATATAAAGTCACATTCAACGATGGATTTTTTATCTTTACCGATGAGTCACATCTTTGGTCAGTGTCTTCTTCTAATCATGGTAAAAACTCCAATAACAATAGGTTGAAGAAAACTCTTACATTATCCACAAAACAAATGTATGAAAATCATATTATACAAGATCAAGGTCGTGGATACAATAATTTTAGAACATACTCAATAAACACTCACTATCGAGGGTCTAACGGGGCTAACAAATGGCAAATACCCATAGTAGAACCAATTGAGTTTGAAAATAACGATGAACTACCAATAGACCCCTATCTATTAGGTCTAATTTTAGGAGACGGTCATATCCAAAGTATTTCATGTAAGTTCGAAACTCATCGAGATGATTTCGATGAATTATTTGGTAATTTTAAGATTAAAGAAAATAAACAATACGATAATAAACGAACCTGTTCCATTTCTATCGGTGAACCATTAAAAAATCTATCACTATCTCATACTCGGTCACATACTAAATTTATACCTGACATATACAAATATACCTCTATAAATAATCGTCTTGCAATACTCCAAGGATTGATGGACACTGATGGTTATTGTATGTTATCTAAAAATGGAAATTTTGGTGGTACAGAATTTTCAACAGTATCTGAGAAACTTTGTGATGATTTGTGTGAAATTGTTCATACTTTGGGCGGAATTGTGCGTAAAAGAAAGAGAAAAAGTTTTTATAAAAAAAACGGGGAAAGAATTGAATGTAGACCATCCTACCGATTGAACATAAAACTACCTAAAGGTATGAATCCATTTAGATTAAAAAGGAAATCAGAAAGATACAACGAGCCGCAAAAATATCGAACAGGTAGATACATTAGTAAAATTGAAAAACAAGGTGAGGATTATTGTACCTGTATTTCAGTAGATGCTCCAGATAAATTATACGTAGCTCAACATTGTATTGTTACACACAATACAACCACCGCTGTTGTTGCGTCACTTGAAGCACAATCCAAAAAAACCCTCGTTATTTGTCCTGCATCACTCAAAATAAATTGGAAAAGAGAAATTGAAAATTATTCTGATAAATCCATATCTATTGTCGAAGGTAAAAAATGGGAAGATGCTGATTACGTTATTATCAACTACGATATTTTGAAAAATTTCCACACATTAGAAAAAGATTCGGAATCAATAATACGTGACGCAAAATTTGATTTGGTAATAGTTGATGAAGCCCACGCGATTTGTAATGTTCAAGCACAGAGAACCAAACTTGTAAATGACATTAGTAAAATGTCACAAAGAACTTGGTTGTTAACCGGAACTCCCGTGACATCTCGACCAATAAATTATTTCAATCTACTCAATTTAGTTGACTGCAATGTTGCTCAGAATTGGATGGCTTATGTCAAGCGTTATTGTAATGGGTATCAGTTCCGTGCTGGTAATAGAAAAATATGGAATGTAAGTGGTGCGTCAAATTTGGAAGAACTTTATGAAAGAACAAAACCTTTTGTGTTACGAAGACTAAAAAACGACGTACTAGACTTACCTGAAAAAATAATTTCTCCAATTTATATGCGATTGAAATCTCGGGAATACGAAGAAGTTATGGGGGAATATTACGAATGGTATGATAAGGGAGGTGAGTCAAATTCTTTAACTATGCAATTTTCCAAAATCGCAAAAGTCAGACAAATTATTGCAAATGAAAAAGTTGCACAAACAATAGAACTGTGTGAAAATATTTTAGATCAAGATAAAAAAGTTATCATCTTTTGTAACTTTACTGATTCTCTTAACGCAATTTATAATCACTTCAAAAAAGTCGCGGTAAAACTTGATGGATCAACACCAAAAGGAGAAAGACAAGATGCTGTGGATAAATTCCAAACCGATGATAAAGTTAAAGTCTTTGTTGGTAATATCAAAGCCGCGGGTGTTGGTTTAACTTTAACTGCCGCCGAAACTGTTATTATGAACGATTTGTCGTTTCTACCATCAGACCACTCTCAAGCAGAAGATAGAGCATACCGATATGGACAAAAAAATACAGTAGTAGTTTATTACCCTCTATTCGAAAATACAATCGAAGGAATTATCTATGACATTCTAGATAAGAAAAAAAGAATTATTAATACTGTTATGGGTGATACAATGTTGTTTGAAGGAGATGCACTTGAAAATATACTTCAATCTATCAACCAAAAGAGAAATTGAAAATACTTATTAGAGACACTAAAGTCTTGGTGGAGTATGAAATATTTGGAAAATAGAATTGAGTTAATTGAACAGAAAATTGAAGAACGTAGAAGATTAATAGAAGAACAAAAAAAATCCAAGATTAAACACGGTAATGTTGTTGTTGAACCACTACCATATTCATTTACATCACTAAAAGCGTTTATCGATCCAACAACGATGAATGTTCACTATACAAAACATTACAAGGGATATGTGGACAAACTTAATCTTGCAACTAAAGGAAAACGATATGAAAATATGTCGTTAGAGGAGATTGTTTCATCGGTCAAAGAAAACGAAAAATTAATTCGTGATAATGCTGGTGGAGCATATAATCATTCTTTATTTTGGGAAATGATGACACCTAACGCATCAAAAATACCAACAAAACTTGAATCGAGAATAAATTCAAACTTTGGAACCCTTAAGGAATTCAAAAAGAAGTTTGACGAGGCGGCAAAAACTGTATTTGGTTCTGGTTGGGTTTGGTTGATACTTAAAGATAATGGTAAATTAAAAATTATAACAACACCAAACCAAGACAATCCAATGATGGGTTTTGTTAAAGATGGTGGAAAACCAATTCTTGGTTTGGATGTATGGGAACACGCATATTACCTCAAATATCAAAACAGAAGAGACGAATACATAAAAAATTTTTGGAGAGTTGTCGATTGGGAGTACGTAGCTGATAGATTATAACATATCAATATATTTATCAAAAAATAAGAAAATTATGTTTTGTAAAAAAACCACATTAACTAATAATTCATCTAAAATTAGTACTATAAGTTATAGAAGATGTTCTGATAATATGATTATACCAAATCATTTGGTAAATCCAGGTGAAACTATCAATATTTGGTATATCGATGGGACATTAAAAACAGCGGAAGAACAACAAACATTCACTGATTCTTATTCGTTTCCACCATTAACAGCCTCTAGAACCGCACTACCAACTAGTACACCTAGATCAACACCATCTAACACACCAACAAATACCACCACACCACCTAACACACCTTCTAATACTGTTACAGCAACACCGACAAAATCTTTAGGGTCTACACCAAATCCAACAAATAGTCCAACATCAACCAGAAATTCAAATGTAACACCTCAAGTAACAACAACTCCAACCTTGACACCAACAATAACACCAACTTCAGGTGTAACCAAATACAACGTTTTCAGACCTCAATACCCTGCCCAAGGATACACACAATCAGGGCTCCTTTGTACTGCGGTTCGAAATTTTGTGGGAAGCGATGGAAATCCTGTAGGATACACAACAAAACCTTTGAGTCAGCTTGTGGCTGGAGATCGAATATTTGATTTAACAACAAATCAACCTATATCGTTTTTTGGTAATAGATGGCAAGGGTTTATGGATGTTCAACTTCAAGAACCTTCTACACCCATTTATGCAACATTTTTTTCTGCAGGATCTAGTTCATTTATTTCCCAAATACAAAACTGTTCTAATGTACAACCAACACCATTTGCAACGCCTACACCAACAATTACAAGTAATTTTACTTATAATATTTTTCAAGATTGTTGTTCTACAGTGTCTGGTGGTTCTTATACCGCAAAGTATGTTTATGTCTTAAAAACTAGTAATTCTGATATTGACAATGGTTATGGCTTTCAAGATCCCTCTACAGGTGTTCTTTATACGTTTATTAATAAAATAGTAGGACCTCCTAGTCCTTCTGGTCAATATTCTGCGGCAACCCTAGTAAACTACACTGGTGGGTATATCAACCAAGAACCAAATTATTGTCAAGGAAATCTTAATTTGACTTTTAGTAATTGTCCAAATCAACCAACACCACAACCAACATCAACACCAACGGTAACAAATTCTGTAAGTCCAACCAATACACCATCACCGACAACTTCTAGATCTTTTGGGGCAACACCACCAGTAACACCAGATATAACACCAACACCAACTATATCACCATCAGTCTCTCCTACAGTAACACCCACAGTTACAGTATCGCCAACACGTGCTGAATCACCAGATTCATTCATAATTGAGGTTGAGGCTAATGCAAGTTTACGTACATTTTATTTACCACTAGTGAATACAGGTTCTTATAATTTTACAGTAAGTTGGGGTGATGGTCAAAGTGGCAATGTTCAAGCGGTTAATTCAATAAACGCACAACACACTTATGCGGCGGATGGTACGTATACCATTGTAATAAATGGTACACTGAATTTATGGTCATTTTCTTTCGTTCCAACTTCACGATTGATGTTAAAAAAGATTAAACAATGGGGAAACGTTAACTTGTTTCAAAATGGTGGTGCAACTATAACTGGTCAATTTAATAATTGTTTTAATTTGATTTCTGTAGATTGTCCTGATTTACCAATATTGGGAACTGTCCTAAATAATTTTTTCAATGGATGTCGTAGTCTGACTACAATTAATAGATTAAATGAGTGGGATATGGGTAAAGTTACATCAACAACTAATATGTTTAAAGACTGTTTTGTATTCAATGGGGATGTAAGTGGTTGGAGTATGAATTCTTGTGAGTCCCTTAGTGGGATGTTTCAAAATTGTTATCAATTTAATTCAAATCTTTCTAATTGGAATTTAAAACCTAATAGTACTCGCTTCAGTGTAATCATCAATAGTTTTTTAACTAATGCCCAATCTTTTAATTCACCTATATTTAGTGGTATAACACTAACATTAGGAAATCAATCTAGTATATTTTCAGGGTGCACGATATTTAATCAGCCAATTGTTGGATGGGAATTTGAAAAGAAAGCCAGCTTAGGGTTAAACCTTGGAAATATGTTCAACGGTTGTACGGCATTTAATCAAGATATTGGATATTTTGATTTTTCCGAAATAGAAACTATGACTATGACAAGTATGTTTAGAAATGCTACATTATTTAATCAAGATTTAAGTGATTGGTGTGTTTCTAGTATTGCAACCCAACCTGCATTCTTTAACACGGGTGCAAATTCAACTTGGGTGAATACACCAAGTAAACAACCACGATGGGGACAGTTATGTTATAATGTTGTAACAATTGGAAAAGTATCTGCGCAAGTAAATTCAATTGTTGAAGTTCCTGTCATTTTTACAGTAAAAGAACCTATTGATATGACGGTTGTGGGTATGAAAATAACTTATGACCCAACTAAGTTAAGTTGTGCAAACCCTCGAATAACATATACTTGGAGTGGATTCACATCACCCCAAGACAATTGTACTGGTTTTACACAGAATTGTGGAAGTGGTCAAGCTATTGCTATGGTCTGGAGCAGTGCAAATAGTTTTCGCTTTGAAGGTGGAGAACTATTTAAATTGAGATTTAATACTCTTCAAGCTGGATTGTCACCATTAAATGTATTTTGTGGATATAATGCCCTAGAGTATGGTCTTGAAATAGGCGTGGATGCTCCTCCACCTGTCGGACTTGTAACATTGAACGTAGGGTTTTATAATGGGTCAGTAAATATCACGTAATGATAATAGCTGAACCAGATAGAAGTAGAATGTACAAGAGGATTTATAACCTCTTAGGAGCACCTTTACGTTCTGTAGAACTTACAGACGAAATGATGGATTCACTTATGGAATTATCAATTGGTGATTACACCCAGTATGTGCAAGATTGGTTGATTGAATCTCAATGGACATCCCTATATGGTTTAAACCTAGAAACACAATCAGTGGCAAATGCATTGGTCAGAAGATCACTAGATTGGGAAACTCAATATACTTACGCTTATTCCAAAATTGTTGGTCTACAAAATTCAGGACCGTGGGTGTTAAAAAAAGATTACATTCAATTACAGGCGAATCAACAAATATACGAAATACCTGCTGGACGTGAATTGAATGAACTTTTATGGTTTTCTCCAGCTGAAGAAAGTAACATACTTTTTGACCCTTGGTCGTTCGGGGCCTTAGGTGGCCCAGGCATAGGTGGACCAGGTGGGTATGCTCAACCTGGTTGGGGTGGTGGTGGTTACTTTTTCTTTTCATCTTATGATGTTTTGGCTCGACTTCAAGATGTCAACATAAAAAGAAGAATCATACAACCAGATCTACAATATAGAGTTACAGCACTTCCTAACGGAAAAAAAGCGATTATGCTTTATAATACACCCGGTGGTAAATTTGACTTTGGTAATTCAGAACTTAATAGAGGAAAAGTATGGTATTGGTATTATGATACCTACGATAAGGATAGGGATCAATGTCTGAAGGATAATCCCGATATTGTAAAATTACCCTCCGATATCCCATTAGATGCACTATCATGGCAAGATCTGAATGATCCTGCTCAACAATGGGTAAGAAGGTGGTTAACAGCTTATGCTAAAGAAACTTTAGCTCGTGTAAGAGGTAAATTTAGTGGAAATCTTAAAACACCAGATAGTGAACTTCAAATGGATTATACATCACTATCCACGGAGGCTAAAGATGAAAAACAAATTTTATTAGAAGAATTAACAAAAAGACTTGAAAGATTAAGACCAGAATTTATAATGGAAAGAGAAGCAAAAATTGCTGAAAATCTAAATAAACAAATGCAATACAGAGCTTTTCCAGTACCGATTACAACAGTGTAAAATGGCAGTAATAAGAACAATACCGAGTGAAAAAATAATTAACGGAACACAAGTCAAAACTTCTGAGTTAGCTGTTGTTTCCGAAGAATTGTACACAACAAATGGAGAATACGCTATTGTTGTAAAAGATGTTGAAATTTGTACAATTAAGTTAAATAACCAAACCACAGATAGAGTAAAGATCAAAGCTATGACCAATGTTTTGATCGTTCCAGATGAAAATAGAATTGATGAGTATTGGGACGAAATTCAAATAGAAAAAGGATCTTGTATTGAATTAGTTTTCATATATCACAATTGGTACATACTTTCTTCTGATGGTGTTAAACTTTGGTAGTTTAATTCCTCTTCCCACCCATCTTCAGCTTGATCGTAAATGTAGTTTGGATCAAGACCCCTTTTTTTCCAATACTCCAATTCTTGGTCGGTAATTTCCAAAACATCTCTTTGTAAATTATCTTGATCGGTTTCATTGAACGGTTGTCCATTTACAAGTTGACATTGTAAAGTTGTGAAAAACTCTCTTTTTTCTGGATTGGTGACCAACAAAATATCCCTTACTTCTGGTTTAAACACAACCAAAAGTGGTTCAATACGTTTATTGAATACTGAGATTGCTCGAGGAACATTATAAACACCTGTTAAATTTGGATTATTATCGATGTCACTTTGACTTACCAAATAACAATTTAATGTAATAGTATCACCCTTTTTGGACACATCTCCTTGAGAAATTTTGGTTCCATTGTTGACGTAATAAATAACATCACCCAAATTCACACTCATCCCATTTTGAATTACAAGTTCCATATGTGCTTGTCTTGCCATCAAATTACCCGCCTTAGTTGTTTGTTTACATCTTTTTTCATAGTCAGAGATACTTTGTTTTATTTTACCTCTTTGAGCTACTTTAACTAAAGGAATTTCCATATTGTAGATCTTTGTCAGATATTCATAATAAAACTCGACAAATTCTTTTCCGTTACCTTGAAGTAATAATTTAATTCCTCTATCAAGAAACTCCTCGATATAACCCGGTAATTTTTTTGATTTAATAGTGTTCCCAACCAACTTGATTTTTCCTTTTTCTGTGAGAAGTGCGTAGTTTTTTCTGGCGATGTTTATACAACTAGGCCACACACCATCGTTCTCCAACGCCATCTCACCACGCATAAAAATATCATTATACTCAGCAATATCAGCTGCAGCGCCCTTATACTCTTTACCCTTTTTAACTTTCCAATTGTTACCTCGACCAATATAAACTCGATCTTCAACTCCGTTCGGCGCTGAGAAGTTAATACCGTCCGTATCCATCACAAGTGGTTCATAACCACGTGCCATAAAAAACTTTGTCATTTGACGAAGGTATTGTCTACCAGTACAGGTAATTTGTTCTCCCATATACATATCACCCCAAGCAAAGACATGAGGAGCTGACAGGGCACCAAACATACTATTGATAAAGATTTTGATAGGTAATTGTTTTCTATCGTATGATTTTGATTTTTTTGGATCTGTCTCGTGTAATTCTTCCGCAAGTTGTTTGTATAATATACGAGAATCACGGAAAAACTTCAAAAATCCTCTGAGCACCCCGGTCACATCACAATCAGGAAAAACTTCGTGTACAAGTTGAATAGAAGGGTAAAGTGAACTAAAGTCGAGTTTAAGAACATTGGTAGAATAACCCACTTTAATAAGACGTGATAATCCACCCACAAAATCCTTTTTTTCTTGTTTTTTTGGAATTGCTAAGTTGTGTTTGTATGACCAAGCGAGCATAATCATTTTCCATAACGTCGCGGTTCCCATTGTGGAAACTCTTTCGTAAGTCGTTGGTACAAGTGATGCTAGAAGAAAAGAGCCTTGATTGAACTCTTCATCAACACGTAAAGTTTCATCCAAGTCATCGTCAAGATACATCTCAACAATTTTATCTCCAGTAACTTTTTCATAAACTGATGGAAATCTTTGATCTAAATTAGCAAACTCAGGAATATCAGCTTTTTTATATTTTCCATTGTTAATATTTAACCAATACTCCTCTTTTTTTTCGTACATCTTACCGATGTTTTGATGATCTATGTAGATACGATTTGGACTTTCTAGTTCCAAGTATTGTGTGATATACTTAAGACCAGCACTTTTAATGTTTGAATTGATTGATTGAGCTCGTCTTACAGCATGAAGAATATCAATTACATTATAACCCCACATTCCAATCTGATTGAATTTCTCAACCTCATTACCAAGTTTGAGCAATTGTTCTTTTTGTGAGAAATGTCTTTCTGGATTGAGAGTGATACAAATCTTCTTCATATCCAAACCAAGAGCTTTTGATCTTTCAATGATCCATTGCCAGTCAAAGTTAAAACTATTGTAACCACCAATGATACTTGGATTAACTTTATGTATTGTCCTGAAGAACTCAATCAATCCTTGTTTTTCTTGTTCTTCTGTGAGACATTCAATAACTTGATGAAAACCTTTATTTGTCTTCATACCAATCATAAAAATGCGACCATCTTTTGGATCGAGTGCGGTCGTCTCTAAGTCAAACACAAATCGAGTGATATCGTTGTATTCTTCATATCCCTTGAATAATCTTTTTTCTTTTTGAATCAAATATTGTTCAACTGGTGGTAATAATAGAAATTGTTCTTTTGCCGCATCACCCCAAGGGTCTATACCACCATCACGAAAAAACTGAATAAGATTTCTATATCCTTTTAAGGATTTCACCAAGAACGTAAGACCTTGGGTTAATCTTTCATTATCGTGAGTTTCTAGTTTTTCAATGAGAATTTTATGTTTGGACATAGCCTCTTTCTGAAGAGCTTTCGATCCACCATAAAAGTTTAATTTACGTAAATCACCAACCCAACAAAACGGAATAAAAGTATCCCTGACAATTTGTTTACCTTTACCGGGGATTTCCTTGATTTTGTAGATATCCTCACTTGCATAATCGAACTCAAGTGCGACAATATGTTCTTCGGGATCGTTACCCTCTAAAAAACTTTTGATTTCTTCTGTTGTGATCATTTTTACCTATATTGGTCCTGTTAAATATAGTAAAAAATACAGTAAAAAAAATACCCGTCTAGTTAGAACGGGTATTTTCTTTAAAGTTGGGTTGATTAACAACCCGTGCCGCACTCAGTTACTCCACTGTCACCTAATTCAACCCAAACAGATTTTGGTAAATATTGATAAGTTCCACAATCAGAAGATAAGCCTATCACACTGTAAATTTTCAAAGCAGATATTGTAAAGTTCAAACTTGTGACCTGATATTGTAAAATTTCACCTGTACAACATTGGTACCAAACCGACACATCATTTCTACACGCTTTATTATATTCAGTTGAATTGATAAAGAATTCAAAGCATTTACAAGTACCGTTTTCTCCAACTGCTTCAATACTTGAAATTTCTGGCGATAGTGATAGTGAACCTTCACAAGCAAACAAGTTAAACGGACCCGGGGTTGGCTTATCGGATGTAAGTGTCCAAGCGGTCGGATTACTCAATGTAAATTTAGAATTATTGAAACAACTTGTCCAACCAATCTCTAGAGGCGCCTCACCAGCTGGTGGTGATACAATAGAATACTCAATACAAGTACAACCAGCAATTGTTGGTGATGGTGTCGGAGTCATTGTTAATGTCGGTGAAGATGTATTAGTTGGTGTTGGTTGTGGTGTTGCACCCAAACTACTAGTTGGAGTTGGTGTTTGGGTTTTTGTAGCTGTCAATGTTGGTGTGTTTGTGACAGTGGGTGTTGGTGTGGATGTTGATAGTGGCGTTCTAGTCGGTGTTGTAGTTGTGGTTGGTGTAGTAGTCGATGTTGGTGTTGGGGTTAAAGTTGTGGATAAACTTGAACAATATGTACCACATCCTGATGAAACTAGTACCACTATACCAGTTGAGGATCCATTTACAACAGCCCAAACAGGAGCAAATCTACTACAAACTTCAACACGTGTTGTTGTTGTTACTACAACTGAAATGGCAGCACCAGTACTACAATCAAAATATGTGTAAAATGTTGAAAATCCACCACCACCACCTAATAACCTGTAGGTAGAACATGTTTGAGTTGAACCTGTACAGGTTGGTGTTATTGTAGGTACTGGAGTACTAGAAGATGTTTGTGTCGGTGTATTAGTCACTGTCGGTGTTAATGTACTTGTTAAACTTGGAGTTGGTGTTGGACTACTATCAGGACTATTACTCACACTTATCGTTGGAGTTATAGTCGGAGTGTTTGTTTGTGTTGGAGTTGCGAAGTTTGTTCCTGATGGTGGTGGTGTTTGAGTATTAGTTGGTGTAATAGTTTGTGTAAGTGTTGGTGTTGGTGTAGGGGTTGAGACTGGAGTACATGGAATACCAAATGAAATCCAAACTCTCGAGTCACTCGCAGAACCTGTGGAACCACTAGGTGGTGTAAATGTGAAAGTTAAATTAGTAACAGTTCCTGTAAATTGTACTATACCAAATCCATTATTACCAATTATAGTTCTTGTCCCTAAATTTAAATTCAAATTGTCTAAACAATTAGGCACAAAACCAATATTTGTTTGAATTGTACCTGCAAAATTTGTTGAACCAAGTCCCATAATAACCATCAATGGTGTAGATACTGCGGATGAAAACCTAATATTGTATAAACCATCATTCTCAAGTCTCAGGAATTGTTGTGATGAATTTGCAGGTTTTACACAATCAAGTTGATTATAAAAAGAACTTACCAAAGGACCAACACTTACAGCGGTAGATGGTCCAGTGTTACTTATTGATGCCGTTACACCGTTGTTAAAATCAATATAACTATCACTAAGGAATGAAGCCCATCTGACATTAGGTGACGAACAATTACATATACCCACACAATTTTGTGTACCACAGGCGGCCAATCTTGTCCATGTAAATCCTGTTAGTCCCTGTAGATATGTCGGACCTGGTTCAGCCATACAGAACGTATTACCTATATTACCAAGACCAAGAGAAATTGTTCTTTGAATACCTGAACAATCCGAATAACTAAAAATAGTTTGTGTAGAACCTATTGTGGTACCTGTAACTCCAACAGGGTTTGGATTGAATTCCCAAGTATAACAAGGACAAACTTGACAATTAGATGTTACACTTGGTGTTGGTGTTGGTGTTGGTGGTAGACTACAAGGAATTCCCCAAACAAAACTAGTATATGTTGTATTTCCTGATAAAGAAAGTGCAATATTTGTGTAGGTTCCAGTAAATTGCACTATTGTATATGCTTCCGCACCAGAAATACCATCACCTATTGATAAAACAGGACTAGCATTCCAAAAAGTTGATCCTATACATGATAAAGTAAATCCTTGTGAAGTCCCGCCACTCATAACTGGTACGTACTCAACCCCGTTGTAACTTGAAAATTTACATTCAGTGTAAGCTAGATTATTACCAAGTGAATAAATTGCTAATTGGGGGTTAGTCACTGGGCTCAAAAATTGAAACGTAACAGCACCATCTCCAATAATTTCCAAACCTAATGTTGATGCTGGATTTTTTTCCGCACAATTTAACCAATCATAAGGGTATTGACAATTACAAACGCCAACAATTCCATCTTCTAAGGAACCAACAATTAATTGTGGACTACCACTAAAAGCTACGTATTGTGCACTATTTATTGTAGATCCAGCTCTACTGAAAAATATTCTATTTCCAACATATTGACCCCAACTTGTACCACCACACGATGTAGGTGTTGGTGTGGGGCGAGGAGTTCTTGTTGGTGTAACATTCACATTACAATTAAATGGTACTGTGCATGCACTTATTTGTGGAAGCCAAGCCGATGTGAAAGGTAAAAATGAATATAAATTACCATTTGTATCTAGATTTGCTGTTCCTACAATCCAAGTTTGAAATAAATAATCACAAGTAATTGTATCAATTACTTGACTATTACCACTAAAGGCTCCGATTAGTTGAGGGCGTTGTTGTGAAGCAACGTACTTTATGTTAGAATTTCTATTGGTTAATGTTGTTCCATTACACCACGACGCTGGAGTTCCATCATTAAAAGAATATAAATAAAATGGATTACATACAATCCCTGTTTCATTGTATGGTGCAATACCACCACTATCAGCTTGAATTAATAATTGGGTCGCTGTACAGGGTGAATTGAATGTACATCTTCCTGTAGCCCTTACGGCCCAAACATATGTTGGAACCATTCCCTGAGGACATTGAACTGTTGCGGTTACTCTAGGTGTTACAACGAATGGTCCCGGTGTTTGAGTTTGTGTTGGGGTAGGTGTTGGTGTCGGAACCGTGATACAAGAACTACAAGAATTGTATCCAGATATCATAACACTATCATACGGTATTGCACTATCAAGATCCGTAACAATTCCACATATCACAGATTGGGTAAAATAACCTGCAATGGTAGAACCAGAAATTATGTTAAGTGATATTGTATTACCTACAGACACATTATTTAATGGATTATATCGCGTACCAATTTCAACTACCGATACAGTACAACCAGAAGGTCCTAAATTTTGATATCCAAAAGGACTAGCTTGTATATTAGTAAAGGTTATAGGTGGAGGTGTTGGATAATTTACCGTAACGGAAGAATAAAACCAACTATGTGATTCTATAACTCCAAAAGCGTAATTAATCCCTGGTTGATATTCTGGTCTTCTCATATAGGTGGAGTATCTACCTGGATCTCTTGGTACTGTTTGTCTGATCCCATTACAATCAACATAAGTAATAAGTTGAGTCTGTAAACTTGGATCCACAGATGGGTTTCTATTTACTGTATATGTTAAATATTGACAACCATAAACCACATATTGTTCAAATATACTTACTTTAGCTGTTTTAAAAGGAACACCAAGAGTAACTATAGGTGTTTGTGATGGTTCGGGAGGTGGTAAAAATCCAACAGTGTAATCTGTAAAAATGTTTGCAACTATAGAGGTCTCAGGATCCAAAATGACAGGTAATCTTACAGAATTAATTTGTCTTAACCATGGACTATTTTTACTATCAAATGGTATTTCAAGTTCTAAAACTTGTTCTGTGTTATTACAATCTAGATAATTTACACTAAATGAACCAAAAAATTCTTGAATCTCAGACGACACAATAGAATATGTGTAACAAATACCTTGATCTGTAACTGGTTCATTATATTTACCACACACTTTACCCCAAAAATTTTCAGTGTTTTCTAACAAAATATTATCAGATTCACCGATAATTTCTGGTTGTCCCGCTGATATAAAATAATATGGTACATCCTCGGTTCCAACAAATGTACCCAATACAACATTTGAATAAGTTTCACCTGATGAACAACTAATATATTTTAATGTTGTTTGTCCAATTAATGACCATGTATAACAATCACTACACGAATCTTCATTAGGTATTAGTTGAAAATCAACAATTTCTGTTTTTTCGAAAATATAATTTGTAGAAGAAACCGTTGATGATACTAAAGCAAGTTGGATTGTTACATATTCAGAATTCGTTGAATCAATAAATTGAACTGTATAAATAGCACTATCGTTCCCGATTGTAATCTGAATTGTTGATGGAATACTTAAATTCATCCAATTGTTTCTTGCCCAGACCCCTGTTCTGTCTTTATTACCCATAGAGATCGAAATTAGATCCCAAGTGGTACTATCACTGTTCCATTGTCCACTATCAGTAATTGATGTGGGTGTATTCTTCCAAGTAGTATATTGAAAATTCATATTGTATTTTTTGTAAATTATTTATTTTAACAGAGAGCTGAGATTGCTATAATTTGACCTGTTCCACCATCAACAGGGTAATTAATAACACTATTCGATACATAACTAAATCCGACAGCTGCAGTGGTCAAACCTGAATCTGTGTAAAGTATATCACCAATTTGTAAACCAGCAAATGTTGATCTCACACCATAGAATGTGTTTCCACTTTCTGAGCAAGCTTCAGTATCACTTCCGCCAGTACCTAAGTTGGTGTAAGTGTAAGACACAATACCACTAGATGATGGTGTGTTAGTTACCGTTGGTGTTGTTGTGTTCGTTGGTGAAACACTTGGTGTGTTTGTAGTCGTCGGTGTTACAGAGTTACTTGGAGTTACAGTTGTTGTTGGTGTTTGAGTGTTTGTGACTGACGGTGTTGGAGTTGGGAAGTTTGTTCCTGATGGTGGTGGTGTTCCAGTCTGGGTACTAGTTGGTGTAATGGATGGTGATTGTGTGGGTGATACGGTATTTGTTGGTGTTGTTGTGTTTGTTGGTGAAACACTTGGTGTGTTTGTAGTCGTCGGTGTTACCGAATTACTTGGAGTTACAGTTGTTGTTGGTGTTTGGGTCGGAGAAACAGTTTGGGTATTGGTTATTGTTACCGACGGTGTGACCGATGTTGTTACCGATGGTGATGGTGTTATACTAGTTGTCGGTGTTGGACTTGGTGTTGCAAATGGTGTTTGTGTTGGGAGGGGGGCTGGACAAGTACCCCAAATTGGTGGGATAATTTTTAATTTGTACAGTTCAGTCCCAAAAGAAAAATTATAATATTGTTGTGCATTTGTTGTACACCAACCAGTATAACTTATAGTAACACCTGTTGATCCACTGAAATCCTGTGCGCCACCAGCAAATCTGAACATTTCATCAAAATTTTCACCAGAACTTACATCCCAGTATTGCCAAGTATTCCAATACGCGATTACATCATTTTCTGACGCCGAACTATTTAATCCTCTAAATTTGTTGTTACCATAGAAAGCTCTAGAAAAATCTGTAACATTACTAACATCCCAACGACTTGATCCTGTTGAAGCTAATGAAAGTGGTGTTGATACAAAATTACCAATGTACATAAAAATTTCAGACAAATCAGTAACTGACGAGGTGTTCCACCTAGTCACATCACCACTATATCCGTTTTTAAACATTTTAGACATATTTGTTACATTTGAAGTATCCCAGTAATCTAGACCACTTACTGTATTCCAATTAAAATTAAACATACCTCGCATATTTGTTATTCCAGAAACATTGAAATTACTAGCATCAAATGGAACATTAGTTGTTGTTGAGTAACCATAAGGACTTGCACCAGCAAATGCAAATTCCATATTAGTTATATTACCACCACTGTAAGTTAAAAGTGGATAACCAGTTGTTGGTAAAGCAATTCCGTATAATAAAGTAGTTGTTTCGGTTACTAAATCTAAATAATTGAAATAATAACCATCATTATTATAGAAACTAAAATTACCCCAATTTTGAATGCCCTTGAATCGTATTTTTTCACTTAAAGGTACATCTTTCAAAGAAAAACCCCACACTTTTCCGACAATAACAATTCTTCTAACATTGTTCGGATCTGTCCATATTGGGAAATCAGGATTTCTTAATGTTCCAGTATTATTATTGTATGTGTGTGTTCTGTTTGCGTAACTATTTACCGACGAAGTTCCATCACCCCAATAGATTGTACCATCGTAATCACCACCTTGAATATAAGGTAATGATATCGTATCACCTGATTGCGCATAGTATAAGAAAATTGTATCATTAGATGTTGCCGCAATTGAAGTCGATGGTGTCATTGATGGTGTTAATGAAATTGTCGGTGTTGGTGTTGGTGGAATACAGTATTGACCACAAGGACCTGCACTTGAGGACCAATTTGAGAATACATTTACGATTTCGTTGTTCATATTACGAAACACTGTTTCAGTATTCGAAACACAAACTGGTATATTTGAACTATAAAAATTTGTATTAGGAACTTGTATTGTATTAGCTGAAATTATAATTTCCCCAGCAATACCTGTACAACCAGTATAATTTGCTTTTACAGGATATTGACCAATAGCTATCAATTGATTGTAAGATTGTGCATTTAAACGTGGAAATCTAAGAGTACATTCAACACCAACTCCAGGACAAGTTACTGAAGGTGTTGGTGTTGACGTTACAAATGGTGTTGGTGTTACAAAAGTTTTAGTTGATGTTGGTGTTGGTGATGGCGGTAAACAAACTCTTTCACAAGTTCCAACAACTACAGGTGATAGACCAGTACCGTTTATTAAGACTGGTACAGTTAAAGAACACACTTCAACAGGTGAGGATCCATTCACAGACCAATCTTGAGTGAAAGTATTACATTGTGTAATTCTATAAACAGCAAAAAATGTACCTGCAGATGTTGAAATTGCTTGCAATGAATATCTTTGACATGGTTGACTATTCAAACAAGTTTGTGTTGGTGATGCTGTTACACTTGGAGTCTGAGTTGGTGTTTGACCTATAGTTGATGTTGGTGTAGATGTTGGTTGCGGTGTGCTTGTACTTGTTGGTGTCGGAACAATAAGACCTATAGCTCCTCCCGTAATGACACTTGTAACTGATGAATCACCAGAAATCAAAACAGGTTGTATTAATGACAATAATCCTTGATTGTACGTAAGTGGAGAGACATTTAAGTAAAGAGTTTGTAGATTATTACAATCCACATATGCCCAAGTCACTGAAGTTACACCACTATTCGATATGATGTAAGAAACACAATCCAAAGGATCTAGTGGCATTGTTGGTGTTTGAGTTGGTGTAATAGTAGATGTTGCGGTCATAGTAGGAGTGACCGAGGGTGAACATGTTTCACAACTATCAAATAAAGTATAACTAACTGATTCAGCATAATAATTAGTCAATACTGCGTTCAATCTACCACACCTTAAATTAGGTTGTCCTGTAATATCACAAGTTTGGCTTGGATCATTGAATGAAATTATATTACCAATACTCAAACCCGAATACTTTGGTACGTTCACGGTGTAAAAATAACCATTTCCACAATCTTGTACTTGATATACTGTATAAAGATTTGGTGTTAAAGTATTTGTTGGTGTTGGTTCTGGTGTTTGATTTACCACAAAATTACCACAAAGGTTATTTGATGTGTTAATCAAGACATTTTTTGTATCTGCTGTAAAATATGGAAAACTTCTAGAACAAATTGTGGTTTCTAAACCCGGTGTCATACTTTGAATGAATATTTGACCTGTTGTACAATCTGTATAATAAATGTTAACATTTGCTTCGTCCATTCCACGTGATAATGTATTCAAATTATACTCGAGACATGAAATTCTTTGACCAGATCCAGTACTTGGTGTCGGAGAACTTGTAGGTGTGTTTGTTGGTGTCGGACCTACAGGTGTTGCTGATGGTGGAGTACCGCAAGCTAAACCACTAGGTTGTAATTGTGTAATTGTTATCGAACCAACCACTTGTGGAGTTCCAGCGGCATTTATTACAATAAAGCCACCTGTAGGGGTATCAATATAACTATTTTGTATTAATCCATAACTATTTGTGGAACTAGAACATGCTGTGTATGTCAAATATCCAGTTCCCTGTACATTGTAATAATTACAATTGACACAATTACCTGTAAATGGTAAAGTTCGTGTTGGTGTTTGTGTTTGTGTCGGTGTAAATCCAACAGTCCGTGTTGGTGTTTGTGTTGGTGTTTGGGATGGCGTCGAGGTGTTGGTGACATTTGGTGTCGCAGTTGGTGTTGGTGGAACTGTCGTTTGACTAGGAGTTGACGTAGGTGTCAAAGGTCCTTGTGTTTGAGTTGGTGTTGGTGTCACCCCATACGGTTGTGTACTCAAAATGTAAACACCCTCAAAAGCGGTACTGAATGTACCCTGAATGTAAATTACAGAGATTATAGTTCTAGGTGCTATTTTCTGATTAGTAATATTTGTACCTTCACAATTGGTATATGATATAGTTACTAATTCTTTAGTAGAATTTTCAATTTGGGAGATTACACATGACATATTTTTATAATTGTTTCACATAAATATCAAACAAAAAAAAAAGTAAACAAATTAGTAATTTTTTTTTTAACAACACGGACTGTCAATAATAAAACTTTCTTGGATATAAATGTTCAATTCATCTCTCAAAGGTAAAATAAGATCACCTTCTGTTGATTTAATTAAAAACTGACCTTTGTAGGTTCCTACCTTATTTGTATCTTTTTTTGTAAACCTGAAATAAACATAATATTCGACTTGAGCATTGTCGTCAACGTTAGTCAACTCGACAATGTACGCTGGTTTTGAAACAATCTTCGGAATACCTGATTCACTATTGATCATTGTGAAAAAGATTGAAGATGTTTCTAGTAGCCGCATGAATTCTTGATATTCACTCCTACCATCCTTCACCACTTGCATTTTTAGAAGTGGTAAGTTTGCGTTTTTATTTATGTAAAAATTCATCCGATTTTTACAATAAATACTTACTAAGATTCTTTTCTTAATTCTTTTGCGTAAAAATCGAACCTATTATGTTCTGTGGGTGTCATCAAAAGTAAAGCTGGATTTATTCGTCCTTTAATAGTCTCTTGAAAAATGTGGCTCATCCAAGTTTGTTCGAACGGGTGTGCCCACGTAGTCTCTATAAACATTTTTTTATTTCCTTCTTTTGATACTACTTGAGGCCAATTAGAATAATATACTTCTCCATCAATAAAAGGAATTCCATTATGAGATCTAATATTTTTGTAATTTGTTAGCGGTGCATTTGGATCTAATCCTTGTACTGGTAGTTTATTTTTATTTGGCCAATGTTGTTCTCTGACACTTTGTGGTACATTATACCAAGACCATTGGACACCGTTGTCACCAAAAAACTCTGAATAATTAAACTTTATAAAGTCAAAATTATTTTTCTGAGTAATTTGAAGTATATTATTATAAAAATTATCTACATATCTATTAAACCCATTTCTACAGGTTTCTCCTTTTTTTGGATAAAAAAACATATCATCTTCAAAAAAGAAATAATAATCAAAATCGTTAGCTTCAGCATGTTCAGCTATGAATTGTCGTCCACCACAAATTCCAAGATTATCTTTTTTGATATGTTCAAATTCATATTCAGCACACAACTGTTCATACTTGTCAAATGTTGAATCATCACTTGAATTATTTAACAAGTACTTTTTTGGTTTGTCTATAAAATTACAGTCATATTGAATCATTGATTCTATCAAAGTTTCAAATTGTTTTGGACTATTAAATGTGATCACATAAAGTGCTGTATTATTTACATCTGAATTGTTTGTGTCTACACCAAAAACGTTCTCAGACATCAAAACATGAGTATCATTTTTTAAATCCTCGAAAAATTTTGAAATTAAACCATTATGTTCTATTTTGTAATATTGAAAATTTTCTGAATTTTGATAAATCAAAATTGTAAATAAAGATTCTTCTGTACCCATAAAACCTCTTGATAGGGTATCTGACATTAAATGGTAATAAAGAGAATTAAATTCACTGATTTTATCTTTTGGTCCTCCAAAAAACCCGCCACGACACACTTTATCCACTTTTGCGTTTGATATTTTACATATTTCTTCATAATCAAAACCATGTATTTCTTTCTCAGCATCATACGGAAAAGCAATAAATGTAATATTATTTAATCTATTTAGTTTATCTAATACTTTATCGTGAGTAAAATAACCTGGGTGTACAGTATTAGTTATCCCAGCGTCAATCCAAAATAAATTTTTGGAATCAAATTTGTCCATTATTTTTGCGTCGTGTAAAAGAAAAACTTTCGACATAACTAATGGGTTATACATTTCTAATTTTGCTTGTGTTGATTCTGGTAACCAACTTGATTGTGAGTACCATGATGAATCCAATCTGATTCTTTGAATTTTTTTGTAGAATTCATTTTTGAACCAATCTAATTCTCTTACAATAAATTGAGTATTATGTTGTTGTCTTCTTTCAAATACCCATTTTTCTAAATCCTTATCTCCAAAAATAATAAGATTTTCGTTAATTTTTAATAATTGTTCTAATTTTGATAAGTAATGATCGAAATTTCTTGACCACCCTTCAGATAATGTGTCGCGGTTTATATTCCATAAACCAGTGACTAATGTTGTATTATTCATAAATTCTATTAAATTCCTCCAAAATTCTATAAAAACTTTTATTTTGTGTGTATATTTCTGGTGACGCATCTCTGGGACCACTATCAGGACACCACCATATGTCAAAATGTTTTCTAACAAATAATTGTTTATGATTGACCCACATTAAACTCATAATATTTTCTTCAAAATATACTCTTTGTGCGTCCTCAGTAACTTTTTGTGAATAGTCTTCAAACAAATTGACAATTTCATCCCATCTATCTCGATGACCTCCAAAAAGACCACCAATTATATGTATTGATCTGTCATATTCAAAATACCATTTAGGATCCACAGTGCCTTCCCAATAGTTTCTATCGTTCTCTTTACCCAAAATTAAAAACTTTTCTTCCGTATCTTTAATCAAATTGTGAAGAAAAGTATTATTGAACAATGGTGATTCGTAGTATTGCGCTAAAATATGAGTACTAGTCAAATATTTCAAAGGAATTAATCCACAATGAGAGAGACCCGCATCTATCCAATAATAATAATCATAACTTCTATCTTCGTTCCACCACCAATGAAATTTTGAATATTGTATTTCAATACATCTGTCAGATACTTTTGCATCATTATAATTTTTATATCTATTCAATAAATTTGTTGTCTTAATATTTGATAAATCTTGTATCCTAAATTCCAATTTTTCACGTGGTATAAAATTTAATTCGTAAAAAAAATTTTCTAAATCGTGAATTTCTCTATCTGAGGTATAACACAAAAAGTCAGCATCTGACATTTTTAACAATGAAAGTAAACTGTATCGATAGTGATCACGTCTGTTTGACCTACCGCCAAAATCAGTACCATACAAATCGGAATAGATAGAAGTTATAAATTTAATTTTCATTGTTTCTTAAGTTTAAGCAATAATCAAAATCCAAGTATTGATTATCTAATTTATCTGGATAATAAACATTCCATTGATAAGTCATAACATAATGATTACTATCAAATGTACGATTTATGTCTGAGAAGTCTGCCCTCTGTGTTACAAGTGGATATTTTCCTGAAAAAGATTGTAATCGTGGATATACAGCTAAAGCTAAAAATTCATCTATTGGTTTTTGCATATGGCTGTTTTCAATTATCTCATTTGTGTTCCATTTAGTAATCATATCACATACTGATGGTGTCAAAATAAATCCAGACGTGCCAAAAATTTCTCTATGATTTTCTTTTTTTGGTGGTGGATTGGTTAAATCAACCAAATTATCTGACCACTTCAAAAGAGGACGATGTATTGATGGTGCAAAATGGAAAAATTCCCAATCAGTGTTATTCAATTCATCTTCTATAATTGGGATCATTTTTTTTGTATAAGGCATAAAAAAAATGTCATCTTCAAAAACCATAGCAAATTTGTACCCTCTATCTAGTATTATTTGAGCTATTTGTTGATGGGAATAAGCACAACCTAAATAACTGTTCGTATCAACAGCATTGAATCTTTCAAATTCCCAACCCATATACTCAAATTCTTTAGTTACCAAATCTAATCTATCGGATCTTCTTTCTAAATTTATAACAAATTTAGGAATTTCATTAAAATTAATTTTCATATAATAGATTTGTTTTATCACAGTAACCTCGTCTATGAACAAAAATAACTGCCCCTTTATTTTTTGCACTTTCTAAATCTCGATTTATATCTGTCCAGTAACCATAGATGTCAATGTCTTGACGTGGGCAGTCATATCTAGAAATCAATATTGAAAGAATACTTTGGTCATGTCTATGGTTTTCATAAAATCCATCAATACACCCATCTATCAAAGTATAGTCCCAACTTTTATTTATTAATTCATCGTATTTACCATCTGACACGAAACCAAAAATACCAGATGAAATCTGATAATCATTAATTTCTTTTTCAGAAACATTCATAATTGTTTTACACAAACTATGTGTAAAGTTATAATTTGGATGAGAATAATCCCCAACCACAAAAATTTGATCATTTATTAATTTTTCATAAATAGATGACATATTGTCTATTAAACAACATCCAGCATCTAACCATAAAATGTTTTTACCAAATTTTTTTGAATTTTGTAAAGCATACATCTTCCAAAAATGAGATTTGATTTTTTTTGATGTAATTTTTTCACAAACAGGAAAAACCTCGGTAATTGTGATTATTTCCACAAGTTTCAGTTTTTTCAAATGTTCGATTTCAGTTGGGTCTAACCCAAAATCATAAACAAGTACTTTATCAACTTGATTGATAGCATACTTATGAATACTACTAATTAAAGTCAATAGTGATTCGTAGTAAATATTATTTGCTCCAGTAATTACAATGTTGTCAAACATTTTGATCTAGATATTCTTGAATTATTTTTTCAGGGAAAACATATTTTTTAGCGAACTCAAAATTTTTTCTAACTGAATCAATTTTTGATTCGTATAACGTAGTATTTAATGTTTCCAAAATATTTGGTAAATCTTCATCCCCATCAAAATAAATAATCCCCTCACTGTCAAAATAGTTAGAAGTTGTTTTACTACCCAAATATATTGGAATAGTTCCTGATAGAAAACAATCTAAAATTTTTTCAGTGAAGTAATCTGATTCAATTGAATTTTCTACAACAATTGAAAACATATAGTCCTTCAAAGCCTCAATTTTAAATTCTACTGGGTTTTTTGATCCACTTCCAAAAAAATCAACCCTATCGTCATTTTCAAATCTAACCGCAATTCTGTGTCTTAGTCTATGGTATGAATTCCAATCCTTGTTTGAAAAAATAAAACTACAATTTTTAGTTTTGTGATGAACGTTAATATCTTCTTCTCTTAACCATGTACCTCCGTGAGGTACATATACTCCGTTTCTTAAATTGGATAATGTATTTTTATTGTGTGTAAAAACGTATTTAAAATTATCTTGACTAATCACAATGTCACGATAATTTTCAACGTTAATGATTGGTGGCTCTATAATCCAAGCACAATTTATTTTTGAATTATCTAATTTTTGTGAAAAACACATTTTATCAGTATAAATTGCGATATCGTAATCATTAGTTTCTCGGCACCAATCTAAATTTGGTGATAGATATCTAGATAGACCTGGTTGACCTAACAAATTTTCGTCAAAAAAATTTATTTTTTTCATTTCAATTATTTTTTAATAAAAATATCATCCCACTCTAATTTTTTATAGAGTTGATAACCCTTTATTTCCAAGTATTCTTGGATATTTGTTTCTTTATAGTTATTTTCTATTATGAATACTTTTATATTGGTTCTGTCAAAATCTATAGATTGAACAATGTTAAATTCGGAACCTTCGGTATCTATAGTACAGAAATCTATATCAACCATATTATGTTCATCCAATATTGTTTGTAATTTTTTTACAGGAACTTTAATTGTATTTATTTCACCCCCATAATGATTAACCTCACCCTTAATACGATCTATATGTGTTTTATTGTATTCATCTGAAATACCTGACAACATATTTGCATATCCCTCAACATATGTGAAATCAGTTTCACCTTCAAAGTTTGAAACAGCAACATTTACACATATACAATTTCTATTAACTCTTAATTTTTCAAATATCGTAGGTTGAGCCTCAATACATATCCCATTCCAATTTCTAGTCTTTTCTAAAAAAAAAGTGTTTGATATGGTAACACCATCATGAGCTCCAACGTCCAGAAATGTGAGATTTTCTTTTTTTTCAAAAAATTCGTCAATAAATTTATCTTGACCTAATTGGGAAATATACATTCTGTGTTAAATTTAAAATGGTAAATTTCCGCTAATTCTTTCACACCATCCTTTAGACTCGGAGTGTGGCCAAACTACCCAGTATTTTGGTTTATGTATTGTTTGGAATTCTCTCCATACTTTACAATACCCGTCAGGATCGTTCATCATTCTTGAAATTTCTGATTTATCCGCGTCTTTTCTAAAAATAGTCTCATCATTTTCATCGTGGAATGCAACAACCCAAAAATCGTAATCTTGTTCAGGAACTTGAGAGTATCCAATATCGATACAATGTTTAAATATTAAAGCAAAATCAGCTTTCCACTCTTCTTCAGAAGAATAATTGTAAGGATTTGGTGGATAGTTTTTATCTAAGGTATATTGTTGTACAGCTCTCTTTTCAAAAAGTAATCCTGAAAACTTTTCATAATCTTTTAGGGATCTAATTTTTCCAAATCCATACTTTCCAGTATGACCTTCTTGTTCTAAACCATCCATCCCAAATAACTTTCTGTTTGTCAAGTGAGATACATTATTTTTTTCCACCCAATTTTTATCATCGTCCCACTGCTTGGTTCTACCTTTTCTTGTGTATTCATGCCAAATAAGAACTTTATGAGGGTGAAATAAATCATATCCCCAAGTATATGCTCTTGCTGCTATAGAAATTTCTTCACCATGAAAATAATATTCGGGATTATGTTGAACTTCTGTTGAGAATTTACCCAAAGTAAATGCATAGTGTGCTGAGTAAAATCTTGCAGGTACTGGTTCAGTCATACTTTGCCAATTTGGTATTGTTTCAGGAAGAAAAAATACAGCGCCCTCTGGAATAAACCTGTCGAAAACCATCCTCCAAGGCTCTTGTACTCGAGCCCCAGGATCATTATCAGGATCAAATGATGATACATATCCAGTTAATAAAGGTTTTTTGTGTCCTTTTTTCTGTAGTTGTTTGATCATTTGAATCATTTCTTTGTCCCAGTTGGGAGCAAACCTCATATGTGAATCAATTTGAAGTGTATATTGTTCCTTATTGTAAAGTTGTTGTACTTGATTTCTAGCCCAACATACACCCTTGGATTCTGCGTGGGGAATGTTCAAAATTCTAAATCTTTCATCTAACATATACTCAGAAAGATCATCAAATTTATCATCTGGATGGAATTGTCTAGCAATACCGAAAGTTAAGTTTTTTGGATTTTCTGCATTTTCAATACAACTTTTGATTGTTTTAATCAATTCTGGATCTCGATATGCGGCAATTTGAACGAATATTTTCATATAAAAGTAAATTTTAACTGAAAAATAACTTTCTAAATTTTAAAATAAATAACATTTATAATTTTTTTGAAAATTATTCAGGACTTTTAGTTAATGTTGTTTTTTGAATTTTAGAATACTAACATGAACCAAGAGTTAGGTTTTGACCACCGGGACTCAAATTAAAAACATATGTATTTCCATTTGAAATATATCCACCAGAATTGTAAATATTCGAAAGACAAACATCATAATATAAAAAATCACCGTTTACCAGATCATCAAAACTTGCTCTAATACCATATAAATTATTACCCGAAGAGGAACAAGCTGTTGTTTGGTCATTATCGATACCTAAATTTGGATATAAAACACCACCACAAGTAACTGTTGGTGTTGGAGTTAATGTTCCAGAAACTGTGTTTGACGGAGTGTTGGTTGGTGTTTGACTATTGGTTGGTGTTGGAGTTAATGTTCCAGAAACTGTGTTTGACGGAGTGTTGGTTGGTGTTGGAGTTAATGTTCCAGAAACTGTGTTTGACGGAGTGTTAGTTGGTGTTGGAGTTAATGTTCCAGAAACTGTGTTTGACGGAGTGTTGGTTGGTGTTTGACTATTGGTTGGTGTTGGAGTTAATGTTCCAGAAACTGTGTTTGACGGAGTGTTGGTTGGTGTTTGACTATTGGTTGGTGTTGGAGTTAATGTTCCAGAAACTGTGTTTGACGGAGTGTTGGTTGGTGTTGGAGTTAATGTTCCAGAAACTGTGTTTGACGGAGTGTTAGTTGGTGTTGGAGTTAATGTTCCAGAAACTGTGTTTGACGGAGTGTTGGTTGGTGTTTGACTATTGGTTGGTGTTTGACTATTGGTTGGTGTTGGAGTTAATGTTCCAGAAACTGTGTTTGACGGAGTGTTGGTTGGTGTTTGACTGTTGGTTGGTGTTAGAGTATTTGTTGGTGTTTTAGTTAATGTTGGAGTTATTGTAGGTGTAGGTGTTGGGGTTGAATCAATACAATTCAGACAAAAAGGATTTAAAAAATTATATTTTGGTTTAAGTATTCTCGCATTATGTTGAACCTCAGGAATAGTCAGAGGTTTTGCATACATAGAAAATGATGATATACCCCCATCAAAAGTGCCAGCAAAGTTTTGTTCAATAAGAATATTTGTTGTTAAAGCACTGAGACTTGTTCCACTCAAAATATTTGGTGGAAACAATTCGGGATCTTGTATGTAATAGTTCAAATCGGTTGTTGGTATAGCACTGAATACTAGGTTTTCATGCAATCCTTGAGTACCACCACCCCAAGAAATATTGAATGGTACACCCACTTGAGTTTCTTTGTGTCCATACAAACCTCTAGGTATTATTTCTTCAACATTATCGAAAGTTTCAAATAACTTACCATTAACAAAAATTCTCAATTTACCTTTCCGAAATCCCTTTTCAAGAAGCCAATCATTGTTTAGTTGTACAAGTTCTTCTGTTTCTGGGTTTAGTTGGTAATGAGTTATTGGTGGAGAGATAAGTGATACTGAATTACTATCCGTAGATGCTGTGAATACCATATTCGATATTACACCTAATCCACCAAGATAGACCAAATCACATTCATCAAGTGCGGTGTTCCTTTCAAAGCTAACGTCGACTAAAACCCAATTTTCACCCAAAGAATAAGTTGTTCCACTACAATCATCGTATATTCTCCTAGTTGTACAATAGTTATTTATTGAGTAACCTGTTTGCGATTCATATCCAGTAGTTTCACAACTTCCACTTGTGATGCAATCACCTGTCATTGTTAATGTACGTATACAAATTTTTGGGTTAGTTGGGTCGCCACTAAATCTTATAGCTAAAGCATTAGACATTCCATTGTAAGCAGCATCCTGTTCAGGGACAGGTACTTGGGGTTCATCTGGACAACAAGGACTTTCCGTGTAGTGATAATCAGTAACACCTGTTGGGGGATAAACAAAATAACAATCGGAATTATTGTATTCCAAGAAATTTAATTTATCTACAACCCAATATTTGAAATCTCCTTTACCCACACGATAAGTCGTAACAAATTGTAATGAATTAGTCGATGCTGTATACCCAATAACATTCCCAGTTAGGAATGCAATTTCGTTATGATAAACAACACAAGTGTCGCCTGATGTCCATAATAAATCTTGACCTACTTGTATTGTTGCTCCTGAAACACCCAAATCAAATTGAGACGTTGAATTTGTGGAGTAACCAGGATTAAGTGTTTTGCAATCACAAGTACTTAAATCTAAAAGTCTTTTAGTTACTCTATCGTAATTTGGATCTGTTGGGTTTGTACCTTGTGCAAAATGCCAATATTTGTTTTCGGCACGAGTTCCCATATAAAAAAATATTCCCGAATTATTGGGGTAATATGAATTTAATGTTGTCTTACCAGACGGGGTTGTATATTGATTGTATATCCTAGGTTTCAATGTCATCTCTACAGTCCAACCTTTGGTGTATCTTTCAGGTAGTATCTTGTATCCATATCCAAATAGTTCATAAAACCCTTGGTAAAATCCTCCATACAATTCGTTGTAAGTTCCTATGGTGTTTGCGGTATAAGAAACCATTTCATACGAGGTCTCAGCCGTTATTCCTGAAAATCTATGATTTGGATGGCTCGTATATCCTGTAACTTGAAATAATTTCAATCTACGATCAAATTTCAATCGATCAAATTTTGTATTATCTGGTAATAGTCCTTCGGTGTAAGAAATGCTCTGTCCCGTCATTCCTGTAACCAAACCATTATCCGTACCAGTCAAGCCGATATCACAAATACTTTTTCCAGAAAAACAATCTAAAATATAATCGTATGGATTATAATAATTTTCAGAAATGATTACGTTTTCTCTTTTGTAATCACCAAAAGTCAAATTGATTTTTTGAGAGGATCCAGAAAAATTTAAATCAATTTTGACAGGTAAAACATCACCATCATTTGCGCCAATTATAAGTGGTGAAAACACAACTTCTTCATTGTATTCTCTCTCATCAGCAGCCAACGAAATATCAGAAATTTGTAAAACAGGTTGTAAATACAATTTTGATTTGACATACTGATTAATGTTTTGATAAGCCATAGTAATAAATACATTTAGAAAGTATTTATATTAAAAAAAATTATGATTCAATACGGGGAAGAATATTTTTTTAACAATATGTACTTCTTTCTGAAGAAAAACATCAACGATATTGATGTTTATTATTCGGTTGGAAAAAATTTGTCTGAGTCTAGACTTAATGAAGACATTATGTCAATACCCAAGTCATCAGAAAAATTACTTAATTTAATATTCGAAAAATTTCAAAAATCTAAAAAAAGATTTTCAAAGAAACAAATTCAAAAAATTTTGTCAAAAATTAAAACAGATAAGAATGGTGAAATAGATGAATTGGTTGATTTTGATGGTAGTTTGAGTAATTCTAAAATACCAATACACGACCCAAAAATGTCACCACGTAAAACTATGGATCAAACCGTATTCTCAGTAGCACAACCAGGAAACCCTGTGATGAGGGGATACAGAGTATATTGGGGTGAAAGCGTTCAAAGAGAAGAGGATTTGTCCAAAGCTTTTGGATGGGAGGAGACCAAGGACTTATCACCAGAAAAAACAATAGACACACTTGAAGATATGGGTGTTGAAAATGCTGAAGAAAGGGCTAAAGAGTTCGGTAAAGTTACTAAGGTAAACAAAAAGAAACTTCGTGGTTCGGATATTCGAATGATCGTGAAAGAAAGAAAAAATAAAATGAAAGATGTTGTCGAAGATATTTTAGCTAAAAGGCATTCGGATGGTGATATCAAAATTAAGGAAATCGAAGTATCTGAGGTTTTGAAAAAAAATATTAAATCTTTAGTTAAAATGGCCAAGAAAGAAAATTTGGAAATGTCAGATATTATCAAAATGGTAAAAAACTCGGAAAATGAATAGTCAATTGTATCATAGAACTTGGAACTTTCCAGAATATATGAGAAATCATATGAAAATTTGTTTTGCAAAAGTAAAAGGTGCCGATCAAAATACTGAGGGTTATAATCGGAATGTCCGTTTACAAAATACACAACAACTATCATATCCTGAATTAAAAAGAATCAAAAACTTTTTCGATAACTTCCAAGGAAGAAATGTAGACGCACCTTTTATTTTGAATGGTGAAAATAAAATGAAAGATTTTGTTAACACATGTCTTTCAACATCAAGACAAGTTGTTCAAGGATCTGAAAAAATAAAACGGACTACTGGAATGGATAACGAGTACATTCAAACACCGACAGCTGATATCAATCTTAATATTGCTAATACTACTCCCAAAAAAACAAATATACAACAATACGATCTTAAGGTTATGGAAAACCTTAGAAGAATAAACGAAATTTTTAGTAAAATTTAAAAATTATGGCACTAGAACCACTAGATTTTTCTCAACCAGAAAACAGATTAAGCGCAATTGCTGATATCGAAAGAAAAAAGAATTTAGTCAAAAATGACTTCAAACAACAAGGAAATGAATATTCATCAACAAATCCCGCAGCCGTTGGAGATGGTGATGAAATAGGAAGGGGTACAGGATCTTTCTTGGATGTATACAACGAAGCTGCAGGCACATCTGTTGATATTCTTGAGAGAAAATTGAACGTTAAATTTAATTTGTATCAACCAAACAAACCATATAAAGTAGAACAATAATGAAACTACTTGAATCTCTATCTAGCCTTATACTAGAGGCTGCGTCTATCAATGACATTAAAAAATCGATAGAGAAGAAACAAGTATGTACAATTTATTACACTGGAGATGAACCAGGTGGTCGTGGATTAAGAGAAATTGAACCTGTCTGTTTAGGTTACTCCAAGTCAAATAATTTGGTATTAAGAGCTTGGGACAGAACTGGAGCATCACATACGGGTTACTTAGGAACTCAACCACTTCCGGGATGGAGATTATTTAGAGTTGATAAAATTACTATGTATAAACCTTTGCGTTCAAATTTTAATGAACCTCGACCAAATTATAATTTTAATGGTGACAAAAGTATGAGTAGAGTTATAATTAATGCAAAGTTCAACACTCAAACTGTATAATTATGAATCAAGATTTATTACAAAAATTAGCAGTAGCTAAAAAAATTATGGATAAACAAACTGAAATGCCAAGAGGTAATTCACCTATGAGTATTTCATCACCTAGCGTTCAGTCTTTCGAACCAGTAAGTGCAAACTATAACATTCCACAAGAATTTTTACAAGAACAAAGACAGGCACCACAACAAAACTCGAATGTTCCGATGTCACAGAGAATTCAAAATTCTAAACTACCTGATGAAATAAAAAGATTGATGTTGGAACATCCGATAGAACAACCTCAATCACAAAGTCAATCTGTTTTATCAAATGAATTAGTCGAAGCGGCAACTAGATTAATGAAAACAGATCCAGCTGGAAATGTAAAAGCAGAACCTAAAAAGGTTCAATCTAATTTTGATTACAATATTTTAAAATCTATGTTGAAAGAAACAATAGAAGAAGTATTATCGGAAAAAGGATTATTGTACGAAGAAAGTTCTTCGACAAAACAACCACTAACCTTCAGAGTTGGAAGTCACGTATTTGAAGGTGTTGTAACAAAAATCAAAAAAATTAAGTAAAAAAAAATTCAATATTTATTTTGTTTTGTGATTAATTAGATTTTAGTATCTAAAAAATCACAATGCAAAAGTCAAAAATTAATATTTTAGTATTACCATCAGATACAACTGGTGTTGGTAAGTTTCGCTCATTAGATCCACACATTATGTTACAAAATATGTATGGTGATGAGTTTCATATTGATATAGATTATCAACCTCAAATAAACGACATCAATTTTTGGCGAAAATATGATATAGTTCATTTCCACAGAACTATTGGTCAAAACTATGATACTTCAGCCAATTTGATTAAAATGGTTGGTCAATTAGGTATAAAGACAGTTATGGACTTGGATGACTACTGGTTACCAACAAAAGATCATCCGATTCACGATTTAGTTGTAACAAATAAAATTCACGAAAAGATAGTAGAAAATCTTAAAGTTAGTGATTATGTGATGACAACAACGAGTATTTTTGCTCAGGAAATGTCAAAGTATAATAAAAACGCTGTTGTATTTCCAAATGCAATTAGTAAAACTGAGACTCAATTTAATGCGGTTACAGAACCTTCAGATAAGTTAAGATTTGGATGGTTAGGTGGCTCCTCTCACTTACACGACATTACTATACTTGAATCAATTTTCTCTCGAATGCACGAGTTCAAAGACACAACAGAAGTTTATCTTTGTGGGTTTGATATCCGAGGTACAGTGACTGAAATCAATCAACAAACTGGAGAACAGAAAAAACGAGATATTAAACCACATGAAACTGTATGGTACAAATATGAACAAGTATTTACAGACAATTATAAATTAATATCACCTGAATATCATAATTTCTTAATGAGATTCAAAGAGGAGGATGATAAACAATTTTCTCACGAATTCTATAAAAGAATTTGGACAAGACCGATTCAACAATACGCAAAAAATTATACAAAATTTGATGTATCTTTGGCGCCTATCAAGAATCACATTTTCAATAGAATGAAATCTCAATTGAAAGTAATTGAGGCTGGTTTTTACAAGAAAGCTTTGATTGCATCTAATCTCGGGCCCTATACTATCGATTTGACTCATGCCTTAGATAATGGTATATTTACCAACGGAAACGCATTATTAGTGGATGAAAACAGAAATCACAGTGATTGGTTTAAGTATGTTAAAAAACTTATTCAAAATCCAAACTTTGCCAAAGACTTGGGTGAACGATTGTATGAAACTGTCCACGAAAAATATAGTTTAGAAAAAGTTACAAAAGATAGAGCAGAATTTTACAGATCCATATTATGATTACACAACCAATAAATAAAATCCTTTTTTTTGACATTGAAACTGTAGGTTTATTCAGAAACTATGAGGAACTTGAAAAGAACAATGAAATGTTGTTGAAACAATTTCACAACTATTTCGACTGGTTTTTGAAAAGATTTCCTGAAGATAAAGAATTACCAAAAGAACAAGTTTTTATAAACAGAGCAGCGCTTGTTCCCGAGTTTTCAAAAATAGTCTGTGCCAGTTTTGCTTTCGTAACACCTGATGGAAAAGTTCACAAACAAACCATCTCAGGTGATGATGAAAAACAAACTTTATTTGAAATTAATCAGTTATTCAATAAGGTTCAAAAATCGGATTTTTGGTTGTGTGGTCACAATGTCAAAAATTTTGATATTCCTCACTTACTTAAAAGGATGGTAATAAACGGAATTAGACCTTCAACTCTACTACCAAGTTATGAAACAAAACCTTGGGAAATTAGAGCAATAGATACTATGGATGTTTGGAAATTTGGTAATCCTTTTGGTTTATCGTCCTTAGAGTTGATGTGCGCTGCTATGGGTGTACCATCATCTAAAGAAGGTGAAATTACAGGTAACAGGGTTCACGAAGCATACTGGGAACACAATCAACTAAATTTGATTGTTGAGTATTGTGAAAGGGATGTTTTGGTATTAGTTGATTTAATAAAAAAACTCAAAGAATTAAAATAATGGAAAATACAAATAATTTAGACCAATTTGAAGATAATTTGGATGAGGAGTTTAACCAATCTTTGGAAGAATTAAAAAATCAATTGAAGATGATTTCTTTAGGCGGCGATAATGATGAAAACATTGATTTATCTGACTTATCTGAAAAGTTAGGAATGGATATTGAGTCATTTATTAATAACTTAAATTCACATGAAAATAGTTCAATGATCAACAATTTGATAGCACAAGAAGATTCCGAAATAAACACTAATTTAGAATTATCTTATACTAAAATACATGAAAAAGCCGTAGATCCATTTTATAACTACTCTGGTGATTCTTGTTTTGATCTTTATTCAATAGTTGACTACGAATTATTCCCAAATCAAAGAGCTCTTATTCCCACAGGTTTGAAATTCAATATTCCAGATTACACCGAATTACAAATTAGAACCAAAAGTGGATTAGCAATTAATCAAGGGTTAATAGTGCTTAATAGTCCTGGAACTGTTGACTCAGGTTATATTGGTGAGATCAAAGTAATTTTATACAACACTAGTTCAGAAAAAATATTAATAAAAGTCGGACAAAAAATAGCACAAGCTTGTTTATGTCCAGTATATTCAGGTGCTGTTGTAAAACTACAAGAAAAACAGATTTTACAACAAAAAGAACGAGGGGAAAATGGGTTCGGCTCAACAGGAATTTAATTATGATTACAATAGGATATAGTACAAGAAATTCTTCAGAAGAATTCAAAGAGTTACTTCGTAAATCAAGTGGTTTACCAAAAGTCGAGATTATCGAAAAAGTAAATCCAAACGGTCGTTCATTAACAGAAGTTTATAATGAAATTTTGAATGAAGCCTCAAATGATATAGTTGTTTTATGTCACGATGACATTTACTTTGACACCAAAAATTGGGCAAAAAAACTGACAAGGCATTTCGAAAAAAATCCACATGGAATAATTGGTTTAGCTGGAACAACGTCTGTACCAAAAAGTGGAATGTGGTGGGAAGATAGAAGTAAAATGTTTGGTATTGTCAATCATGAAAGTGATGGTAAAAAATGGGAATCAAAATATAGTTCTAGTTTAGGTGATAAACTAAAAGACGTTGTTATGGTTGATGGATTATTTATTTGTTTAAGTAAATCCAGAATTAAAACTAGATTTGATGAAACTGTTGAGGGTTTTCATTTTTACGATGTTAATTTTTCATTTCAAAACTTTTTGGAAGGAGTACAAATCGGAGTTATGTTCGACATACGTGTCACACATAAGTCTATTGGTATGACAAACGAAAAGTGGGAAGAAAATAGAGTTAAATTTATTGAAAGATATTCAAATGAACTTCCAAAAATTCTGCCCAAGAAAAAAGAAGAGAAACTAAAAATTTTGTTGTCTTGTCTTTTTTTTAAAACGTTTACAGGTTCCGAAGTTTATGTGTACGAATTAGCCAAAACACTTGTAAAATTAGGTCATGATGTCTCGGTACTTTCTGATATTGGACGACCTTTAGAAGACATGGCAAAAAAACTAGGAATCAAAACGTACTCATTAAAAGAACCACCTGGGTTCAAATTGGGTGATGGTAAATGGGGTCAAAAAACACCAGATGGAATGGTTTTATCTATACCTAATACGATGTATAAAGTATCTGAAGTAAATTTTGATATTATACATGTTCAACACGAACCAACAACAAATTATATTTGTCAACTTTATCCGAATATTCCAAAAATTTCAACTATTCATTCAGAAGTAATACGTTTGGAAAAACCAGTAATTAATGAAACAATTCGTGAATATATTTGTATTCGTCCAGAAATTCAAGAACATATTATTGACGTTTATGAAATACCTAGAGAAAGAACTTCTGTAATTTATAATCCTGTTGATAATGAACGGTTTTCTCAAAAAAATACTCAAGTCGAGAATGCGGTCTTATTTGTTGGTAGTATTGATTACTTAAGAGAAAACACAATCAAGGATTTAGTTTCTTATACAAAAGAAAATGGAAAAGAATTGTGGCTTGTCGGTGATGACAAATCAAATTATCTAGAAACTTTACTACAAAATTCCCATGTCAAATACTTTAACTCAACATGGAGAACTGAAGATTACATTAAGAGAGTTAGTGAAACTGCAGGTATATTACTTGGTCGCACGACAATCGAAAGTTGGTTTTGCGGAAAACCAGCGTGGATTTATAAAGTTGATTCATCTGGAAATATTATAGAAAAAACTTTGACCACACCACCATCTAGTGACGAGTTAAATAAATTTAATAGTGATGTTGTTGGTCAATTAATTGAGAACAAATACTATCAAGTAATTAATCAAGAAATATAATATGATCAAAGTAGTATCGTGTTTTTGGAGTGCAAAAAATTATCTTTCGACATACGTAAAAAGTTTGAAGATACAAACTTTGAATGACTTCCACGTTTACATGATTGATGATTTATCTACTGACGGTGGATATGAATTTGCACAAGAACTTATAGAGGGGGATGATCGGTTCACTTTAATCAAGAACGATGAAAAAAAGTTCAAGTTAAAAAATATGGACGAATTAATATCTCAATTTGATGATGAAGATATTGTAGTTGAAGTGGATGCTGATGATTTTCTTCTAGGTAATGATGTATTATCATTTATTAATAAAACCTATTCTGACAAAAATATTTGGTTAACCAACGGGTCTTTTATGTACAGTAATGGAAATCCCGGATTTTCTCAAGAATGTAATCCTGATACGATCAGGAAGGATGCTTTTAGATTTTCACATTTAAGAACTTGGAAGTCATTCTTATGGAAAAATATACCGAAAGAAAACTTTTTAGATGAAAATAATGAATATTATAAATCTGGTGCTGACGTTGCATACTCATTTCCATTATTAGAACTTTGTGGTAAAAAACATTATAAATTTTTGGATAAAACTTTATATGTGTATAATGAAAATTCACCTTACAACGATCATAAAAATAATAGTCCAGCTGGTGGATTGTTCGAACAATCAAAAACCGCATCTGAAGTACGAAATAAAAATAAATTAAATCAATTAACTAGATGATTACTAATTTAACAATAGGTAAATATGGTCGTTTAGGTAATCAATTGTTTCAGTATGCTGCCGCCTTTAGTTTAGCAAAAAAATTGAATACAGAACTTTGGATACCCTCTGAAAATGATAATTGTAACACAAATGGAAGATTTAATCCGACAATCGGTAAATTAGATGTTTACAATAATGATATGTTTAGATTGTTTGATTTAAAATTTGGTCAAAAAAAACCTACTTATTTAATACGAAGTAAAATAAAAAATTATTACAACGAAAATAATATTGTAAAATATTACCCAGAATTTTGGGAATTACCAAATGGTACTTGTCTTCATGGTTACTTTCAAGCTAAGGAGTATGTTGATGCTTACAAAAATGAACTAAAAACCGAGTTGAGATTTACTAATGAATTATTTGATTACTCATCAAGTTATCTTGAACAATTAAAAAAAAATTATGACAAGATAGTTTCTGTTCATATCAGAAGAGGAGATTTAACACTTGACAATCATGCATTTAATGCAAACTTGTCAATCAACAACTATTACAAACGTATTCTGAACGAAAATACAAATGAAAATGATGGTATTTTAATTTTTTCTGACGATATTGAGTGGTGTAAAAATAAATTTTACGGTACAAATATTATGTTTGTTAATAATACAAATTCAGTATTATCACATTTGAAAGATTTTTCTTTAATGTCAGTTTGTGATGTAAATATTATTGGTGTTAGTACTTTTTCTTGGTGGGCTGCTTGGCTCAATCCATTGAATGTAGATAAAAAAGTTTTTATGCCAAAAAAATGGTGGGGATCGTCTCTACAACACAATAGTGAAGATGTCTATCGTTACGATCACTGGATTAAGTATGAAAATGAATAATATGAGATATGTTTTTGATCTAGATAATACTCTTTGTCTCACGTTAAAAAATAATCAAGGTGATTGGGATTATTTGAACGCAAAACCTATAACCGAACGTATTAATATTGTCAATGATCTTTATGATGAAGGACATTATATTATTGTAGAAACAGCTAGAGGTTGTGTGTCCAAAAAAAATTGGTATGAACCAACATACAATCAGTTGGTTGGTTATGGTTTAAAGTTTCACGAATTACGAACTGGTGTGAAATTTAACGGAGATTTGTTCATAGATGATAAAGGTATTAATTCTGAAGTTTTTTTTGAAAAAAAAGACGACCATGTGTATGAAATAATTGACAACAATAAAATTATTGTTTTTTGTGAAATTTTTGTCGAAAAAAACGAACTAAGATTAGAAGAATATTTATTTTGTATTAAAAAAAATATCGAAAACCCTTCAGTAGAGAAAATATTTTTGGTTTGTAATAATTTGGTTTATAGTAACAACTTAGAATACTTTCAACATTTTATACAAACTAGATTAAATAATTCTTCGAAAATTTCAGTTATACTTGAAAATTCGACTAGGTTCACTTTTAATAACTTTATTAAATACACACAAAATTTAGTTGCCATTGATAAAGTTGTTGTGGTAATGAATTTAGATATTTTTATTCCAGTCACAGATGAATGGAAAACAGTCAAACAAAATTTTTTTAATAGACTTGACAATCAAGTTTGTTTGGCTTTATCTCGTACAGAATATATTAATGATGTACTACAATTCAGAGATGAACGAGCCTGGGAACGTGGGGAATTTGCCGACGCTTGGTGTTTCAAAACCCCACTACATATAACTGAAGATGACTTTCCGTTCACAATACCTGTTGGTAGTGCACCAACTTGTGATAATTTTATGTTTCTTATTTTGGGTAAAAAATATAAAAAAGTATTTAATTGGGCACAAAAATATACTATTTATCATCATGATTTTGTCAGAAAACCAGAAACTGCGGTAAGTAAGGAAGGACGGATGATTCTTCACGATGATGTGGTTCAGTTAGATCATAAATTACTTAAAAACTATGATGAGACAGAATACTTAAATTCACCATATCAAGATTGGGAAGAAATTTTATTTAAACTATCAAACAAAATGGAAAAAGGAGCACTAGAAGATAAAAAATTATACGAAGAATTTTCTAATTTAATAAAAACTTTCAATATAAATAAAATTATTGAAACAGGAACTTACTTGGGATGGTCAACAAAAATTATGTGTACATTTGGTGTCCCAGTTGAATCTGTAGAAATTAATACTGAATTTTTTAATTATGCAAAATCAAATTTACATTATGAAAATTTGAGGTTACACAATTCTAGTAGTATAGATTTTTTAAATAATATGGAAGTCCAAGAAAATGAAAATTATTTGTTTTTTATAGACTCACATTGGGATCCTGAACCATTACCACTACTTGAAGAATTAGAAGCTATACATAAAAAAGGAATTAAACCTGTTATAATAATACACGATTTTTTTGTACCAGATGAGAACGGAAAAGCTAAATTCGGGTATGATAAGTACGGGGATCAAACTCTTTGTTTGGAATTCATACACACACAATTGAATAAAATTTATGGTTCGTATGAATTTTATTATAATCAAGAAATTGATTGTGTAAATTCAGGTGTAATTTTCATTTATCCAAAACAAATTATCAATGATACTATTTCCGATTGAAGAGAAATCTTTTTATCTTGATTTTTATCCAGTATTTGAGTCCTACTACTCAAATAATGGTCGGTATGTAGAACCAGAAACACGAGACTGGTTTTTAAAAAATTTGAGAAAAGAAAACATAATTTTTGACATTGGAGCTCACGTAGGTTTGTATAGCATCTTATTTAGTCAGAAATGTTCAACTGTGTATTCCTTTGAGCCCACAGACACATACGAAAACTATTTGTTACCAAATTTACAAAAAAATAACATAGAGTCTGTAAAAACAGAAAAACTTGGATTTGGAAGTAAGGTTGGTTATTTCACCGAAAAAATATACAAAATTTGGGGTCAAGATCCATTTGAAGAAATTTACAATTTTATGACTTTGGATGAGTACGTAAAAGTAAATCAAGTTATACCAGATTTTATAAAAATAGACGCGGATGGTTATGACTACGAAATTTTGTTAGGTGGGATAAATTTGTTACTAAATAATAACATCACTATTTGTGTGGAAATTAATCATGCACTTACAACAAGAGGATATAAATCAGAAGATATTTTTGACTTTATGAATAAAATTAATTATGAAAATTTCTTGGTATTAGATACTGAAAATTATTTCTTCAAAAGGAAAAATGGCTAGTAGTTTAAAATTTTTAATAGAAAAACAACCAAATTTTGTAAAAAAAATTGTTTACAAAATAATACCATTTAAACATCGTTATGGGAAAACCTATAATGAATTTTGGTTTTTGATTAACCAATCAAAAAAATGGACATATGATGAGACAAAAAATTATCAATTAAATACATTAAAAAATGTTTTAAAATATTGTAATTCATCAGTTCCTTATTACCAAAAAGTATTTCGTCAATATGGTTTTGATCCAAATATTAAAGATTTTGATGACTTAAAAATTTTACCAGAATTAACCAAAGATTTAATAATTGAAAATTATGATGATTTAATATCCACAGAATACAAAGGAAAACAATATAAAATGAATACTTCTGGAACGACTGGTAAAAGATTAGTTGTATTAGGTTCAGATGATTTGTTCAAGATAGAATGTGCAATTATAGAAAATGCGTATTTGGATCACGGCGCTAAATTATATCAAGACCATTCTATATGGATTAGAAGATATTCACCAAATGAAGGTGATCCGATTTTTTTTATTGATTACGAATTAAATCGAAGTTATATGTCGGCATTCCATTTGAATGATGAAACAATTTTTTCGTATGTCGAATATTTTAACAAACAAAAATCAAAAATATTGGTATCATACCCATCAACAATATATTATTTTGCCTTGTTATGTCGAAAGTACAATTTGAAACTTCGATATTTAAAATTTATTCATGCAGCTTCTGAAATGTGTCTACCTCAATGGGAAGAAGTAATTTACGATACTTTTGGAATAAAAATTAGAATGCACTATGGTCAAGTAGAAAAAGTTGCATTTGCTCACCAAGACAATCAGAATGATTATTACAAGGAAAATTTGATATATTCATTCACAGAATACGATGATAATAATACGATTTTAGGATCAGGTTTTTATAACAAAGTTATGCCTTTGATCAGATATAAAACTAACGATATAGTTGAAAGACTTGAAAATCCAATTTTAGATGGTGCATTTCCCAAAACAATCAAAAGAATACTAGGTCGAAATGGGGATATGTTAGTTACAGAAAAAAATTCACTTGTCCCTGCTGTAAATTTTTATTCCTTTATGTCAAAATACGATTGTGTTGATTTATTTCAAATAATTCAAAAAAGAGAAACTAAAGATGTAGATTTTTATCTAGTGCCTAATTATAATTATACCCAGGATCTGGAAAATAAATTGTTACAAGAAATGAAAAACAGATTGGGTGACATACAAATTACTATTCATAAAAAAAATCACTTAGATAGAGATCCAAGTTCAAATAAATTTAAAACCGTGTCTCTTATATGAATGATAGTTATGAAAAATTTTTAAAACTTAAATCTGACTCAGGTCTTCATTCACCTTCGGTATATGAATTAAAAAACGATTTGAAAATAGACGTTTCAGTTGATGCGTGTTTTTTATGTAATCCGTACGCATTTGAATTATTTATGGATAATTTCAAAAAAATAGATCTTACTGATTATATCAAATACTACCCCCCTCAAAATAAAATCTTATCCAATTTATTATCAAAAAACATTGATATAAATCCTGAATATTTATTAATTGGAAATGGAGCAATTCAACTTATAGAACTCATTATGAGAGAGTTCGAAGGGAAAAAGAAATGTATAATAACTCCAACCTTTTCAACCTACTATGAATACGATATTGATAATATAGTTTTTTTTAAAACTTACAAAGAAAACAACTTTTATGTTGATAAAAAAAGTTTAGTCGAGTTTTGTCTTAGTAACCAAGTAGAAGTTCTCATCATAGTTAATCCAAATAACCCCACTGGAACAATTATGAAAAAGAACGACATCAAATACATCATCAGAGAGTTAAAAAAAGTTTCAGTCGTAGTCGACGAAAGTTTTATAGATTTTTTCGATAAATCACATAGTGTGGAGACTGATGTTTATACAAATAGAAACTTAATTGTAATTAGGAGTCTATCCAAAGATTTTGGAATCGCAGGTCTTCGTTTAGGTTATTCAGTTTGTGATCCTAAAATAAGTAACAAAATTTTTTCTAAGTATGGATTGTGTTGGAATATCAATGGACTTGCTCAAATATTTTTAGAATTGATGAATGATCCAATCTTCAAAGAAGATTATCAAAAGGCAAGAGAAAGATACTTGGATAACCGAGAAAAATTTTACACAAATTTACTTAAATTGGACAAATTCAAAGTCTATAAATCTTACGCTAACTTTTTTATTGTTGACTGTTTTGAAAACGTGAATAAAGTATTTTCTTATTTATTATTTGATAAAAAAATTTATACTAGAATTCTAAATGATAAGTTAGATTTGGATGATTCATTTTTAAGAATAGCTTGTGGTACTGAAGAAGATAATGAATCCGTTTACAACGCATTAAAAGAAATAAATGACAAATTATGAGGATTGAAAAAATAAGTATAGTTGGTTTAGGTAAATTAGGATTACCCTTACTTGTAACATTTGCAAAAAATGGACAAAAGATTATTGGGTTTGACATTGATAAAAATAAAATTGATTTGTTGAAAAAAAATTCAATTCCTTTTTTTGAACCAGATTTGGAACTATTCTATAATAGGTATATTGATAATATAACCGTAGAAAGCGACACTAGTCGTTTAGTTTCTGAGACAGATGTTGCAATTATACTAGTCAACACCCCCTCAAAATCTGATGGTACCTTTTCCAATGATTATGTGTTTCAATCTGTTGAAACAATTGCCAAATCACTCAAAGAGTGTGATAGTGAGGATTTTTTATTTATTATTAGTTCTACTGTTATGCCCGAAACACATAAAAAAATAATTGAAATTATTGAAAAAAATTCATCAAGATCCTTAAATAATGGTTTTGGTTTATTATACATACCAGATCTTGTCGCTTTGGGTAATGTGATTTACGATTTTGAAAATCCAGACGTATTAATAATGGGTCAATCAAATGAGAAATACGGTCAATTAGGTGAAACTATTTATCAAAAAATTTTGAAGAATAATGCACCAATTGTAAAAATGTCATTAATGGAGGCTGAAATTAGTAAAGTGAGTTTGAATGCTTATATTACAATGAAAATTAGTTTTGCTAATTTTTTGGGTAATGTTGCGGAAAAGTTAGACTGTAATCCCAAAAATATTACCAAAGCATTAGGTTATGACAAACGTATTTCACCTCACTACTTGAATAGTGGTTTGTCTTTTGGTGGCACTTGTTTTCCAAGAGATACTTGGGCATTTATTAATTTATCAGAAAAGTTGGGTTTAAATGCGGATCATATAATCGCTACTCAAAAAATAAATGAAAATCAAAATAAACTCTTAATCGAAAAAGTTAGTCAATATACTGACAAAGTTATTGGTATTTTTGGATTGTCATTCAAACCAAAAACTTCTGTTACTACAGAGTCCGCATCCTATATTTTATATGAACATCTAAAATCAAATAATTACCAAATTTTAGGTTGTGATGACTTAGTTGATACAGATTTTACAACCGAACAGTTTGATGAATTTTTAAATCAATGTGATGTGATTGTTCTTGCACACACAAATACTACATTGTTTCAAAAATATAAAGAACAATTAAATTCCAAAATAATAATAGACCCGTGGAACACAATGAAATAGAAAACAAAATAAAAAATATTCTTCATCCGTTATTAAAAGATGAATTTATTTATGTTCCAGAATGGGCAACCAAAATTAAATTGGACGTTGGACTTTCTATAAACGCACCAAACTCAGAGGTTTGGATTAATGACGATCCTGAAGTGTGTGTTTTCGGTTTTGAACCAAACATTTTTAATATTGAGCATCTTCATTCTGGAGAAAAAATCTGGGAATATCATTTGAATCCGAATAAAATTGGTAAGTCTTTTTTTTATTTGAATTGTGCTGTTTCAAATTATCTGTCTGAAAATGAAGATTTTTATTGTACTGAAGGTGATTCTGGGACTTCAAGTTTATTCAAACCAAATTTTTTTGGGGTGAAAAAAGTTATTCAAATACCTGTGATCACTTTGAAATCTTTTTTTGACCGTATTCCTTGGCACCGATTTGATTGTATTGAGCATTTAAAAGTTGATGCACAATCTTCAGATTTCAATGTATTACTTGGTGCTGGAAATTATCTTAAAGATAAAGTAATTTACATCGATGTCGAAACTTCAACCAATGGTCAATATTCAAATATTGAAACACCAAACAATATCAAGTCCTATTTGGAAAGTCAAGATTTTGAATGTATAAAGTGGGGAATGAATGCTACTTTTTTCAATAAAAATTTTAATCATTTAAAAAACTCCATAAAACACATAATTTTAGGAGAATAAACTATGTATATCACTAATATAATAAGGGATGATGGTTTTGGCGCTCAATATCAAACAATTATGTTTACAATATTGTATGCTGAACTTTATAATTTAGAATTTGTCTATAGACCATTTTCTACTATGGCTCACAATTATGATAATGATGAATCTTTTTTACAAAAAAAAGAAAAATTCATCAACATAATTAACAACTATAAAAACATCAATGAGGTTGATCCTAAAAAAATATTGACTATACCATTGCAACAAATTTATAAGGAAGTTGAACAGAGATTAGATTTATTAGTAACAACAAATTCATTCAGAAAAATACAAGACTTGTTTTATGAAAACAAAAATAAAACACATGATAATGTTTTAACGGTTCATATTAGAAGACCGAATAAATTTGATATAGGTAGTTATGGCTACGAACAAGACGACTATTACTTAAAAAGTATTGAATTAGTTTTGAATAGAAATAAAGATATTGAAAAAATCAAAATATTTTCACAAGGTGACATTTCAGATTTCAAAAATTTTGATCATAATTTTACAGAATTTCACCTAAACGAACCGATTGAGGAAACATTTTCAAATATGGTTTTTTCTGATCATTTTATAATGTCTAAAGGTTCATTCAGCTATACTGCGGCATTATTGAACTTGAACTCAATTTATTATCTACCATTTTGGCACCCACCATTATCTAAATGGATAAAATTAACAACTTAAGATATGTTACCTGTTTACTCACCACATGGATGTCCCGGAGATTTTTTCTTTTGCGACACAAACAAAAAAATTAAATTAATTATTGACCCTAATCCTCAATATTTTACATATGTTCTACCAAACGATCGAAAATCATATGATTTATTGGTATTGATTCAAGGTATGGAACCTAAAGAGATTAATAACATAAGTGATGAAGTAATCAGACATCACCATCAATTTGATAAAATACTGACATCATATCCAGAAGTTTTATCTCAATGTCAAAACGCAGAATTATTTTTATACGCATCTTGTTGGATATTAACTAGACAAGATAAAACTAGAGCAAACCACAGAACTGAATATCATAATATTTTTTCCACTGAAAAGAAATTTTTACTCAGTCATGTTATGAGTAACAAAAACTACTTACTTGGACACCAACTTAGACATCAAACTAGAGATATAATAAATAAACCAAGAAGATTTGAACTTTATTTTCCACCTTCGATTGAAATGGAAAAAAAATATCAACTATTCGAAAATTCAATGTTTCACATTGCAATCGAAAACACCAAAAATGTAAACTACATAAGTGAAAAAATTATAGATTGTTTTATGTCTTACACAATTCCAATTTACTGGGGTTGTCCAAATATTGGGGATTATTTCAATACAGATGGAATTATATTTTTTGAGACAAAAGAAGAATTAGACCATATTCTTAATAATTTAAGTGAGGATGATTATTTCAAAAGATTGGAAGCTGTAATTGAAAATTATAATATAACAAATACAAGATATGCATTTTATTCTGATAGAGTTAATGCAATTTTAGATACAATGGTAAATTAATTCAAATGACACATTTAGAACAAATTGAACAAAAATTAAAAGATATTTTCAACAATAAAACTGATGGTTTTTTTGTTGATATCGGAGCTCACGATGGAATTTCAATAAACAATACCAAAATGCTAGAGGATTTAGGATGGGATGGAATATGCATTGAACCACACCCCAAAGTCTTTCAAAGATTAGTACAGAATAGGACTTGTAAAACGGTAAATTGTGCTGTCTGGGATCATAACACAAAAGTAAAATTTTTGGCGTTAACAGGGCCTACAGAAATGTTGAGTGGTATTCAAGAATCATACGATCCAAAACATTATCAAAGAATTCAGTTTGAACTACGTCGAGATGGTGGTACTTCAGAAATTATAGAAATTGACGCATTAAAATTTGAATCGATAGTGATGAATAAAAAAATTGATTTTATGTCAATAGATACCGAAGGATCGGAATTACAGATTTTGAAACAAATTAATTTTGAAAATTATGATATTGAATTAATTTGTGTTGAAAACAATTTTTTTGAATATAAATTCGAAGAGTTTTTTTTAACCAAAGGATATCATTTTCATAGTAACATAGGTATAGATTTTTTCTTTAAAAAAAATAAAAAATGAAAATTACATTGATTACAGGATGTTCAGGTTTGATAGGATCTGAAGCAACTAAATTTTTTATAAATAAAGGTTATTTTGTAGTTGGTATTGATAACCATATGAGATCTTATTTTTTTGGAACTGAGGCAACAACCGAATTGACCACTGAGGTTCTAAAAAATCTTTATCCTGATAACTTTTTTTTTAACGATATTGATATACGAAATTATGAAAGTTTGAGAACTATTTTCGAAAAATTTAACTCACAAATAGAAATAATAATTCACACTGCAGCACAACCATCACATGACTGGGCGGCAAAAGAACCAATCACCGACTTTGAAGTGAATGCTCTAGGTACACTCAATTTACTAGAACTTACTAGACTTTATTGTCCAAAATCATCTTTCATATTTACATCAACAAACAAAGTATATGGTGATAATCCCAACAAATTGAATATAATCGAAACCGAAACAAGATACACACTTCAAGATCCTTTGTATGGGAATAGTATTGATGAAACCTTATCAGTAGATACTTGTCTTCATTCACTTTTCGGAGTCTCAAAGTTGTCTGCAGACTTATTGGTTCAAGAATATGGTAAATATTTTGGTATCAATACTGTTTGTTTTAGAGGGGGGTGTCTAACTGGCCCAAACCACGCAAGTACGGAATTACATGGGTTCTTGTCTTATTTAATAAAATGTATTGTAAATAACAAAGAATATAGAATATACGGTTATAAAGGAAAACAAGTCAGAGATAACATTCATTCCTATGATTTGGTAAATATGTTTTGGTATTTTCATCTTAACCCCAAAGTAGGTCAAGTTTATAACGCTGGTGGTGGTTCAGAAAACTCCATCTCAATTCTGGAAACAATAAACCTTGTAAATGAAATATGTTCAAAAAAATTGAAAAATTGGAAAATTTGGGATAAATATGAATTGATTTCTGATAATAGAATAGGGGATCACATTTACTATGTTACAAATTTTAGTAAGTTTAAAAATGATTATCCTGAATGGCCAGGTATTACAATAAAATTATACGATTTAATAAATGAAATGATTTTGAACGAAATAACAACACATGAAAAAATTTAAAAACATTTTAGTTCTTGGTGGAGGAGGTTTCATCGGAGGACATCTAGCAAAAAGATTAAAGTCGGAAGGACATTATGTACGAGTGGTTGATTTGAAACGTCACGAATACTTTCCTGAGAATGAAATATGTGATGAATTTCTAACTTATGATTTGAGAGATCCTCACAATGTAGAAGCAATAATGAGGTTAGAAGTCAATAACGGTGGTTATCCTCAACCGTTCAAATACATCAAACAACTTTTATCAAGAACTCAAGGTTTTGATGAGGTCTACCAACTTGCTGCAGATATGGGTGGTGCTGGATACATTTTTACAGGTAATCACGATGCAGACGTAATGCACAATTCTGCAACAATAAATCTTAATGTTGCTCATGAAGCTGTCAAAACAAAGGTAGGTAAAGTATTTTACTCTTCTTCAGCTTGTATGTATCCTGAACACAATCAACTAGATCCAGATAACCCAAACTGTGAAGAATCGTCAGCATATCCAGCAAATCCAGATTCGGATTATGGTTGGGAAAAACTTTTTTCTGAACGTTTATATCTAGCATTTTCTCGAAACTATGGCCTCAATGTTAGAATTGCAAGATTTCATAACATTTTTGGCCCACAAGGCACTTGGATTGGTGGTAAAGAAAAATCACCAGCAGCAATGTGTAGAAAAGTAGCAGAAATCGATGATGTAATCAAAATCGAAGGACAATCAAGACCTGATTATGAAATCGAAGTTTGGGGTGATGGTAAACAAACACGATCATTTATGTATGTTGAGGAATGTGTTGAGGCAGTTTTAAGATTAATGGAAAGTGATTTTACAGGGCCAGTGAACATTGGATCGGAGGAAATGATTTCAATCAATGAATTGGCGCAACTTGCAATCAATATATCTGGTAAGAATATCAAAATTACTAATATTGATGGTGATGAGTTTATAAATAAATACGGATTCAAATGCCCAACTGGGGTCAGAGGTAGAAACTCCGACAATAAACTATACAAAGAAAAAGTTGGGTGGGAAAGTACAATGTCACTCAAAGAAGGTATGGAAAAAACATACGAATGGATTAACAAAATGGTTCAACAAAAAAAAACATATGCCAAAATTTCGAATAGCAATTGATATTGAAGGTGTTCTGAGGGATACTTTTGAAAAGATAGAACAGATTTATCAGAAATTTTTTATAGATGAATTAGAACTAGTTGACGAAGATTTTAAATTTGAAATCTATAAGCCATACAATACATCTAACTATAAAAATCATTTCAATTTTAAGAATGATGAAGAGTATTACAACTTTATGTATAACGAATTTGCTATGCAAATTTTTGGACATGCACCATCGACAGAGATGAGCACTTTTCATATTTTAAACGAAATTTACAGGGAGTATTTTGGTGAAGTTGAGTTTTTATTAATTTCCAAACAGGTTGGTAAAAGTAAACCAGCAACTCTGTTTTTTATATCCAAGTTTGGATGTGAAATTGAAAAAATAATTTTCTATAATCATAAGAATAAAAGAAAAATCTGGAAAGAATTTGATATTTTAGTTACGGCAGAACCTGAATTATTACAAATAAATAAAAATAAAACTTTAATTAAATTCGAAAAACCCTATAATTCAGAAATAAAAACCAATATTACTATAAATTCTATTGGTGAATTAAATGATTACATTAAAAATTTAATATGATGTTAGACGTTTTAGGTGAAAAATACTATTTAAACATTAATGCGATTGATTCTTTCGTCGATCGCCCTGAGTTTTCAGGAACTGGTGAAAGTCAACATATTTCGGTTATAAAATACGAAGTTATAAAAACATTAACTGAAGTTGTTTTTTCTGAAATGCAACCAATCGATGAAAAAATGGTCAGTAAATCACAAGATTTAAGTGTTTCATTTCGATTAGCTTGGAACACAATGTTATTCAATAAATTTATACAAAAACTTTAAAAATGAGTGAAGATTTAAAACAAAATCTACAAAGGTCTCTTTACAATATAGACACCAAGTCGAACAAAATATATTTTTTTGTCCAAGACACAAAAGGAAATGCTAAGGCATCCATCAGATTCATTTACGACATTGCCAATTCTCTAACCAAAGAGGGTTATAAGGTAGTTATGTTGTATGAAAAATCTGACTACACACCGATCGATAGTTGGTCATTCAGAAAATACGAAGGTTTAGAATTTCAAGTTATTGAAGGTACAAATTTACAAATTGCTCCTGAGGATATTTTAGTTATACCTGAAATTTTTGGGTTTGTTATGGAACAAGTAAAAAATTTACCTTGTGGTAAGATTGTACTCTGTCAAGCATATGACCATGTTCTAGAAACATTGACTCCTGGAGCTACTTGGCAACAATACGGTTTTTATAAGTGTATTGCGACTTCAGAAACACAAAGAGATGAGATTTCCAAAATTATGAGAAATACATCTTTTGATATTCTGAGACCGACAATTTCAGACTGTTTTGTTAAACAAACTCATCCACCAAAACCGATCATATTGGTTCACTCTAGAGAACAGCGTGATGGTCTCAATTTAATCAAAAGTTTTTACCTCAAATATCCACAATTCAGGTTTTTTACTTTCAGAGATCTCAGAGGATTGAGTGAAGAAGAATTTTCAAATGCAATGAAAGATGCTTTCTTAGGTGTTTGGTTAGATCCAACATCATCATTTGGTACTTTCCCTATTGAGTGTATGGCGTCTGGGATACCTGTAATTGGTAAAATTCCAAGTTTAAAACCTGAGTGGATGAATGAAAATAATGGTGTCTGGGTAGAAAATACATTACAAATTGTTGATGTGATTGCTGACTTTGCTCAAACATGGTTAGAGGATAGCGTACTCCCAACATTATACAGTGAAGGAGAAGTTACCGCTAACAATTATAGAATGACAGAAAGTTTTGATACAGAAGTAAGTAAAATTTTCAACGAATTTCAACTTAAAAGAAAGGAATTTTTCTTTCAACAATTAAACCAATTAAATGAAAACTAAAATGGAAAGTTTAGACATAACTATAATATTACCGATAAAATCAGGAATAGTTAGAGATTTTGACGAATACTTTGATAAGGCAATCAAATCCCTCCAAATTCAAGACGTAACCCTCAATGAAATAATTATTGTTCATACTGAAGAAGAAACTTTGGTTGAAAAATTAAAAAATTACAATTTTGAAAATTTGAATGTCAAATTGTTACCGTACACTAAGGAGCCAAATTTTCAATCCCAACTTAATTATGGCGTTGAAAATGCACAATCAACTTATGTAAGTTTTTTTGAATTCGATGATGAATATTCTAATGTATGGTTCAGAAACGTTCAGAAATATATTAATTTTTACCCTGAGGTAGATGTGTTTTTACCCATCGTAGTTGATGTTGATGATAAGGGTGTATTTCTTGGTTTTACAAATGAGGCGACTTTTGCAGCAAATTTCTCTCAAGAAATTGGGTATTTATCAAATGAAACTTTATTACAATACCAAAATTTTCAAACGTCTGGGTGTGTAGTTAAAAAGTCGAGTATTCTAGAGTACGGAGGGTTCAAACCATCTATGAGATTGACATTTGTTTATGAGTTCTTGTTAAGGATGACATATAACACAGCCAAAATAATGACTATTCCTAGAATTGGTTACAAACACACAACGATGAGGGAAGGTTCCATATTTTGGAACTACAAGAATGGATCCTCTATAATGACTGAAGATGAAATTAAATTTTGGATCGGTTGTGCAAAGAAAGAGTTTTACTTTAAAGATGACAGAAACATAAAATTTGAGCCACAAATGGTTTAATGTCCATCGAAAACGAACAAAAAAAGGAAAGAAAAAAGGTATCCAAAGAAAACTATTTTGATCAAAGAGAAGAAGATGCGGTTTTAAGATTTCTTGCAACTGATTCTGCTGAAGAAAGAAATGAAATCTATAATACCTATTTAAAAGCTCCTTTAGATAAAATGATATCTTCTATTATTAGGAGGTATAAGTTGTATCGTAAAGATATGGATTTCCACGAAATTCATCATGATACTCATGGGTTTTTGATGACAAAAGTAGAAAAATTTAAACCAGCCAAAAACAAAAAAGCCTACTCCTATTTCGGTACGATTTGTAAAAATTATCTTATGGGTCAAATTATCAAAGACCAAAAAGATACAAATCGAAACATTTCATATGAAGATATATCATCTACTTTAGAAAATCGACCTGATATGGTCTATTACTTGGAAAATGAAAAAACCGAAGCCGATGATATAATTCAAGTTTTTATTTCTGATCTTAAAATATATTTAGAGGAACAAAATTTATCTGATAACGAAATAAAACTGGGTATCTCCCTTTTGGAATTATTTGAAAATTATAAAACGAATTTCGAAGGTACAGAAAATAATAAGTACAATAAAAATATCATATTACTTTCAATAAGAGAGATGACAAATTTGAATACCAAAGAAATAAGATCATCTATGAAAAAATTTAAAAAATTGTATGTAAGTGTTTTGAATAAACTTATCGAATAATTATCGTATTTTAACTATTTATTGATATGGCAACACCTAGAAGAAAAGAAATCAATTTATCCAAGGACTCAATTCTTGCTTTAATGCAAGAAATATACAACGAGTTAGTAGAACAAAGAACTACAGCAATAAGAGTTCAAAATAAAATGTTGTCTTTTTTAAAAGAGCCTGATGATATGCAGAATATCGGCCCTGTGTTGGAAAAACAACAAAAAATCATAAATGACGTTGTTGAAAAAAAACTTACGTTGGCCAAACTCCAATCTACAATTTGGGAAAAATCTCAAAATCATCAATCTGATATGTCTTTAACGGACATCGATGAGGATATGTTACAATCATTAATTATGAAAGATGTTGAAACTTTAGATGACAACAAGTACAAAATGAGTAAATAATATGGGTGGTCCTTATGATGAACAATGGTCAGAACTTAACGGTGAAGTTGAGGCTATTACTGAATTTAATGAAGTTCAGGAAAAACAAAAAGAAATTATAAAAAAAAGGGAAGTTAACACCGAAGTCAGTGCAAAAAAACTTGTACAACAGATTAAAAAATTCCAAGATCAAAAAAAAGAATACCAAAGAAAAGTTAAAAATAATTTAGAACAACTAATAGAACTTTTAACAAAGTTACCACCAAAAGTTAAACCAAATTTTGCGGCTATTGAAAATATCCCAATTCCAGACTTAGTGACTAAAACAAATGATTTAATTGGCTCTGGAACTACACTGATTAATTCTAACATTACTAGAATTAATTCAGCCATTAATCAAAAACTCGGAAACGCTCCAAATGTAGATAGTAAATTACAGTACCTTATTATTATTTTTGTAAAAGCATTCAATCGAATAAGATCAGAATTACCTGAATTGTTAGTTGAAGAAACAATTAACCAATTGGGTTGTTCTCAAGAACAAACTTATTTAGCTAATGACCTTCAAAATGTCCTACCTTCTATAACAAACCCAACAGGATCAAGAACTGGTTCAATTTATATTCCTATACAATCGTTAGATTTTTATAATATCTTACAAACAAGTCCTAGTACTAATATCGGTAAAATTTTTTACGAAACTGGTACGACTTGGAACATTCAAGCTAACGGGACAATTCCATTTAATAAAGAATTACATTCATTAACCCAAGATGTTGGTGTGCCTTACTCAACAAAAAAAGGAAACGTATATCGTGGAGTATCAAACCAATCATTATTTAATATTGAATTTGTTTTATCAGATGATCGAGGAAATGTTGGTGAATTCTACAAAGTTGATTTGGTAAATAGACTAGATAATAAAAACATAGTCTCACAATTTTTAACCGACTACTATGGAACTTTAGAAATTGTAAATCTTCAAAATTTATTCGGACAAATTTTTGATTTACTTTGTGGTGCAGTAAGTGTACAAGCAAATCTATCATCTAAACAATTGGAAGTTAAAACCAAATTTCAATTACTGATTGAAAGAGTTCTTGGTCTTTGTTTTGATAATCGACAAGAAATTGATGTATCTGGTGTATCTAAAGTTTCTCCTACTCAAGATGTTGACACTTCTTTTTATGAATTTACTGAAATAGATTTACGTAATATTGACAATATTATCGATAATATTGGTAATGGTGTTGTCGAATTTGAAGATTGTGACAATATAAAATTACCTGTCAACAACGAACAAATTATATCACAAATATCAAATGTTTTGAGTGCTACAACATCTGACGAAATACTACAAGTATTCCAAGAAATTCAAAGTACTTTTGTAAGTAACTTAAAATCAAATTTGTCACCAAATATATTAATACCATCTCTACAATTAAAATTAGCAGTTGATACAGAATTACTCAAAGCAATTCCAAAAGCAATGTTTGCCTCTATTCTTTCTCCAAAAATTTTAATTGGTTTTTATATTATGTTTGCCGCTACTACAAGTAAGTATAGGGATATATTATACAATTTGAAAAATAGTTTGGATTTTTCAATTTTTTTCAGAAAATTATTTATTAATTTTTCATCAAGGGTAATGGCAAAATTTATCAAAATACTTGTAGATGAAGTAAAAAAAGAAATAATTTTATTATTGAGAACAATAATTTTGCAGTTAAAGAAAAATGTACAAACAAAAAAAATTGCTATAATTCTACAGTTATTAACAATTAGTGGTTTAATTATAAAACTTATTGGTGATTACCGAAGATGTCAGAGTATTTTAGATGAGATTAGAGACATTATAAATGTAGCATTAACTGGTTCAAAATTGGATATTCCATCAATTTTGTTACCATTAGCAAGATTTAGAACAGGGTTTTCTGAAACTAGAGCTAATTTAAATATAATTAAAGAATTTCAAAGGTTTGGAATTCCAACAGGTCCGATGCCTGACGGACAACCGAATCTCACATTACAATCGTTTTTCAGTGCAAATCAAGGAATAGAAAAAGAAAGATATACTAATTCGTATACTAAAATATTTAATATTTCACCACCATCTGTTGGACTTATTGTAAACGGAACACCACCTTATACATCTTATGGTTTAAATTTATAATATGATAAAATCATCGAAGATAGATATTGAGAAATTAAATAGTATTATCACTGAAATAAAATCTAGTGGTAATCAAGAATTAATTCAAGCACTAGACTTCCTATCTGAGGATTTTGAGGAGACAAAACAAATGATTATTAATTTATCTCAACATTTGGATAATGTAGAAAATCTTTATAATAAGGTTTTAAATGAGTATAATTTGAGAAATAACTATGAGTAAATTATTATTTCCAGCAACCGTAGTAAATAACGAGGATCCTATGATGCTTGGTAGGATAAGAGCATATCCACTTGATCAAAATATAGAATCTGTTTTGAAAGGTTATAACTTTCAAGAAGGTAAGGACGAATTTACTGAAAAAGATCCTTTTGTTGTTTTACCTCTTTTACCGATGTTTTTATCACAAGTACCTCTAGTGAATGAAAGAGTTTCAGTCATTTTACAAAATAGTGATAGACGGTACCAGGACGCATATTATGTTCAGGGAGCTTATTCTAGTCCAATGACCTTTCCATTTGAGAATGCGCAAGCAGCAAACAAAGATACATCCTTAGGATACCGTATAAAACAAAATTTAGCACTAAAAAATAATAACGGACAATTAAAAAAACCAACAACTACATTTGGAGTTTTTCCTGAATTAGATGACGTATCTGTTTTGGGTCGTGGAACTTCCGATATTATTGTAAAAGAAAAAAGTGTTCTGATAAGAGCTGGAAAAACATTTGATTTAAAGGTGAATAAATTTCCTGTTGCAAATGAGAAAAAAGCTTTTATTCAGGTTTCTAGTTTTGATAGTAGAATTGTTCCTGGTAAATCTCAAGATTTGTTAACGTTTAATACACTAAACAAACAAGTTAATTATTTAATAGAATGGAATGTTTATAATTTAGAAAATACACAAAATTCTTTTACTGGTGACGTTATTTTGTATAAATTAAAACAAAACGAAGCTACTACTACAGATAAAATAAGTTATAATAGTGATTTAACAGATTTGAGGTTTTTGGTTTTTAATCAACCATTTCAAGCACTTACAATCGAAAATGCTATTCAATTTATAAATGTATTTATAAATAGAATCAACGGTGGTTTTTTTCCAAACGGAGCCACCTTGGGGAATGAAAGATTTCCGTTTGTTTACAGACCAAGTCAAACTATCCGTGAATTACTTCAACCAGGAAATCCAGATATTGGGGATCCTGTTATCTTTTCCAACGCAGCTAAATTTATTGGAGGTATCACTTTAAATGCTGGTACTGGGCCCAATAGTTATAATTTTGGTTTAGTTAGTTCTAATGGTACAATTGGTAAACCTAGTGAAGTACAAGTTGAGACTATCACACCAAAACAAGTCGAAAGTGCTTTTGGGACATTTATGATGAGTGCAGCAGACACGTTAGTTATGATGTCACACAAAACAGGAAATATTACATTTGACCCCAAATTATCTCCAAACCCAAATACAATGATGGGTATTTCACAACAACAACTCGAAGAAAATGTGATACCAAACACATATGCTATGATTAGAGGGGACATATTGTTTGATTATTTGGAAAAAATATCAAGTTTTTTACAAAACCACGTACATCCACACGCTAATTTACCCCCATCTTCACTTACATGGGCTGGAGATAAAAAATCAGATTTATTTTCTTTTCCTTGGAGATTTAGAGCTCTAAATGAAAATATCCGAATAAATTGATATTTATAATAAAATTTATGAATGTCAATTTTTCGTTCCTACTTTTCAAAAAATAACACCATACAAAAAAATAGTTTTGTAAATACGGGTCGTAATCCTGTAATGCAATTATTTTATGGTACAAGTCTGCAAACAACGGCACCAAACGGTTTCACACGATTTATTTTTGATCTAGATCTAACACCCTTAATAGAAAATATTGCATCTGGTACCATATCAACTGGGTGTACGTCAGCAATGACACACACACTCAAGATGACAAACACTTCAAGTTTTGATATAGATCTTATTAATACCGAAGCTTCGGATGGATCAATTCGAGCAACATCTTTTGATTTAATATTATTCCGTATTCCAAAAACATTGGGCTCCACAGGTAATTCACAAACTTGGGACGAAGGTGTTGGATATGATTACGTTGATACACCTGCACTGGATAGTTGGGGTTTTAATAAAGCCTTCTCTACAAGACCATCAAACTGGTATCAAACAACAACAATTACAAATTGGTCATATCCGGGAATATACAGTAATAATAACACAAGCAGTGGAAATACTGGACTTAACTACTCAGCACTTACAATCGTTGATACACAACATTTTGAATTTGGAAATGAAGATATAAACTTTGATATGACCCACGAAATAAATTCGATTTTAACGGGTTCTACGACAGGTTCTACAGGATGGGGTATTGCGTATGTCCCCCAAATAGAAAACATCACAGGGCTCACCGTAACGTATTCTGTGGGATTTTTCACAAGACACACGCAAACTTTCTATCAACCATTTCTACAAACAACATTTGATGATTTAATTCAAGATAATAGAGTTACCTTTGTACAAGGTAGAACCAATAAATTGTATCTCTACATTTTTGCAAATGGTGATTATCTAAACTTAGATCAAAACCCAATCGTGGATATCTTAGATCCAGATGATGAACCAATATCGGGTTACACAGGTCTTACAACTTGTCTTATTAGTAGGGGGGTTTATGAAGTCACAATACCACCATTATCAGGATATAATACACCGTGTCAATTTACCGACAAGTGGACAAATATTATCGCTCAAGGAAATAATCTTGATGACATTGAAAATCAATTTGTACTACAACCTTCTTCAGCTTTTTATCAAATCGGAAGTGTTTCAAAAGACCCACTTTTATATGGTTTTGATTTTAGTGGTATAAAACAAAATGAAAAAATCGTAAACACAGACATTCGTAAAGTAATGGTTGTGATAAAACAAGCTTACACAAGTGCGTTTGTTTTACAAAACATTGAGGCTCAATACAGAGTATATGTGAGGGAAGGCCAAACGGAAGTTGAAGTTCAGGGATGGACACCAATTAACAGAACACCAAATGAATACTATTTTATTTTTGATACTAGAGATAAAATTCCTAATGAATATTATGTAGATATTAAAGTGAATACTAGTGGACAAAAAGATACTTATAAAAGACAATTAACTTTTCAAATCGTCAATGAAAAATGAAAAAACTTATTTTAACTAAAGAACAATACGAAAAACTATCTAAAATTCTATCTGAACAAGAGGATAGATATATGTTTTTCTCTAACTTGGAACAAATTAGAGACCAAGCAAGTGAATTATTGAAATATGATAAAAATCAAGTTGAACAATTATTGGATAATGGTCATGATTGGGCTCAAGATCATATTGCATCATCAACCGAGTCAATTGATCAAGTTTATGATTTTATGAAAAATAATTTGAATGATCAAACTAATATGATGCAAGAACAATCGACTTTTTCTAATATGGGGGGTGAAGTTGAATGTTTGAAAAATATAAACCAAAAAATTAATTGGAAAGATGTATTAGCTTGGTTCAGTGAAAATGATGTTGATTATTTTGGAATGAATGACTTAGAGATGTATATCAAATATTTGGAAAATAAATCTAAATCAAACCAACTTCAGGTTCAAGAGGGTCGTAAAAAAACTGGAACTAAATTATGTGCTCGTGGTAAAGCAGCTGCTAAAGCAAAATTTGATGTCTACCCTAGTGCTTATAGTTCGGGTTACGGTGTTCAAGTTTGTAAAGGAAAAATTAAAGGATTGGATGGTAAAAAAAGATGTTCACCACCTTATTGTTGATTTGGTTTTTTGAAATATTCACTTTATATTTGTGACACAAACTGAGACCATGAAAAAAATCTATTTAGAAGTCAAACGATTTTTCAAAAAAAAGTACATCGAAACTCTTAGGTACTTGAGACCAAAAATGCAATCAAGATATGAGATGATTGCATTTAAAATTTGTATAAATTTAATTGAAGATGATACAAGTGAGCTTTTAATGGCACCAATTACAAACAAACGGTACATCAAAAATGATGATAAAAACTTGTTTATTACAATTGACTCAGTCAATGTAAACATTGTAAATGACCATTGTGCTTACAACGTTTACTTAAATGAATTTCTCCACCAAAAATTAATTGAAAAATTCAACCAAAAAATTGAATTAAAAAGATCTCTGATGGAAAAAAAGATTACCCAGAATATTAAATATTCCCTTAGAGGTATTCTTCATTTTCTCGAATCGTAGGACAAATCTCTTTTGCCATTTTTTTGGCATCTTTTTCATCAATTAGTCCTATTCTGAACATTAGACAATAGTATTTGGAATTTTGTTCTAAATGATCCTTGGCAATTTCTTTTGCCCTTTTTGGATTTTTAGTGTGTTCCAATTCTACTAATGTCCCTAGTTCGAGCATTTGTTTTCGATTAATTGTTTCCTGCAGAAGATTTTTAATAATGGCTCTCATAGCCTCGTTTTTTTTGGTTTTTTTAGGTTTATATGATGTATACACAGGTTTTTGACCTTTACCTGATTGTGTGTCTTTTTTTTCTGCAGTTCTTTTTTGTTGACAAGCCGCTTTCTTTTGTGCGTCTGTCATCCTTGATGCAACACTCTTAGCCCTACATTTCGGATATGCACCTTTATCCGTGTCACCTCTCCCACATGGTGGATGTCCACCACCATCTTTTTTACGGCAAATGTTAACCCAAGGCCCTTGTGGTTCTTTACTACCTTTCTTCTTTTTTTTGGTTCCAAACCAAACGGCTAAATCTTCCTTAAGTTGATTATTCATTTTTTTTTACTACCTTAATGTAAATACATTCAATATGGAAAATGAACAGGAAAAACTTAAAATTTTGGGAACTTTATTTGGGGTAATAAATTATGATTCTGAAGAAAATCTCTCAAAGTTCATTGATGATATTAATTCAGCTCAAGCGGCGTATTGTATTCAACAAGCATTAAATTATGCTCATATGAATGGTGTTTTTTCACTCAGAGAAAGTGAAGTAATTTCAAAATCATTGAGGATTTTAATCCTATCCTCTCCAAAATAATATACAAAAAAAAAGGGACAATTACTTGTCCCTTTTTTCAATTACCATTGAGAAAATTAACGCAATTCTCTCAAATCGAAAGTACGAATACCATCACATGTGACACGTCCGTAGAAACGGTTGTTAACCATTTTCTTAGCGTATCTTGTCATTATACCTTTGATAGGTGTAAAGTTGAATGGATTGTACATTGTAGGTGTCAATTGTAGAGGTACATACGGAGCGTAAATGTAACCTGTATCTAACAATGACGTACCTTTGTGTCCGATGATAAGTTGGTTCGGTGGGAAGTAAGGATCCCTATAAACCTGATATCTACCAGATAGTGTACCAATTCTCTCAATACCCATATTGTATTGATCTTGTTCAGGAGCCGCGTTTGATACGTGGAAATATTCCAAATCATCGAAGATCGCTGAAATTTCCGAAGAACAAACAATCCAGTTAGCACCACCTCTTAATGTCGACTTGTGAATTTGTGCCGACAACTGATTGATAGCAGTGATAAGTGTTTGATTCCAGTCCTTTTGAGTGTAAGGAGTTGTACCAGTAGAAGCTAATCTCTTCCAACCGTTGTAATCCCATCTCAAGTTCCATGCAGCACCTTTTCTCAAATCTCTCAAAATTTCTCTGTCGATTTCAGCCGCAACTTGTTCAGAAAGAAGAGCTGTTAACTCAGCTTCTGCATCGATGTTGTGGAATGCTGAAACGTCTTGAGCAAGTTCAGGAGACCATTGTGCTCTCAATTTTCTTTCTGTAACAGAAACTGTAACAGATTCCAAATCGAAAGAAACCTCACCGATCTGATCTTCAAATTCAAGTTCTTTGTACACTCTGTAAATAGCAATGAAAGCATTGTTACTACTACCTGTTGACGCAAAAGTTGAACCTGTATACCCATCAGGAGTACTTTGTCCACATGAAATACAAACTGGTTGTTGTAAATCAATTTCTAAGTAAATGAAACCGTTAGCGTCACATACATTATTGTATGCACCACCAGAGTTATTACCGATTGGCCATGTTGTGTTTGTTTGTGATCCGTATTGAACGATACCTTTACCATATTTCTGAGTTACAACTCTGAAAAGGTATGGGTTACCAGCACCCGGAGCTTGACTTGATGTAGTTGGGTTAGTATACGCGCCAAAGATATTTAATCCAGAAAGGAATTCTTCAGTGTCCATAGTGTTACCATTTGGTCCGATTAATTTACCAGCACCAGCGTTCGAGAACCCACTCATAATGATTAATACTTTACGATAATCACTTTGACCATAACCTGATACAACTAATGATCCACCAGCATCCCAAGCAACTGTGAAAGTCGTGGCTGTTGTTGCTGTCCATTTACCTTTGGAATAGTCAAAAAGACCTGGAGGGTTAAGAGTTGCCTCATCACCTTCATAGAATAAATCGTAAAGATCTTTTTTATAGTATGGATTGTAAGTACCTGTACTATCACCAGCAGTATAACCTGCATTTTGGTTACCTGGATAGTTTCCTGGTGAACCGATCGGAGCATAGTGGTCACCACTCTGTCCTAACCAACCTAAGTCGTTTGGTGAAGTACCACCAGAATAACCTTGGATCTTTGGAACAAAGTAGAACAATTTACCAATAGGTAAGTTCATAGCTTGAACCGATACGATATCGTTCGCCAAAAGTTTGGAGAAAACCCTTCTTACGATAGGAAATACAACAGTTTCAAATGAACCACTGTCTGAAGTTGATGAAGCTTCGTTTATCAAGAAAGACGCTTGGTTCTCATACAATTGAGCAACGTTTTCTTTCATATGGCCTTTAAGTCCTTCTAAGAACCCAAGTTTGTCCCACTTGTTAATTGTGTCTTCTTTGATAACTTTAAGGTGTTTCAACCCGATATTACCAACTAGACCACTTTCTAATAATGCACCCATTTTAGTTTTATTTAGTTTTGTTTATTTGTTTATTTTTTGCATGATATCCTTCATTCGCATAAACTGAGGATTTTCATAAGTTTTTGATTCAATTAAATTTTGTGATGATCCTGAAGAATGTGTTTTTTCGATTTTTTCCATTGATTCAGTAACCACATTTTTATTTGAATTTGTTAATTCATTTTTGACTGCGTTGTACAAATTTTTAGATTCTTTAATTGTCTCAACTTCATCAAATCTTCTTAAGATGTTAATCTTTTCTTGTTTGGACGTAGGATGTTCTGTGAATAACCTTGTGGCATAAGCCAAATTTGAATTGAAAACAGCAACTTCATTAAGTTTTTCTCTGAAAACATTCAATGCTTTTTGATACTCAACATTTTTTTGTCTCAAAGATTCAACTTCTTCTTTAATTGCAGAATTAGGAATTACTTTCATTTTTGGTAGACCTTTTCTTGGAGCAAAGTTTCTTGTTCCATTACCTAGAGTTCTAGCCGCCTCTTTAGTTTCACCTTTGGAGAATGCTCCAGCAATTCTTTTTTCAACCGCTGATATGTCATGTTTCTTTCCTTCTTTGTATTCAAATTTCTTCGGAGAAAGATTCATTCCAGTACCCTTAGCTTTACCTGTTGGTTGGATTTTACCCATACCTTCTTTAGTTTCGGTTTTTTTAGCTTTAGTTTCAGCTTTAGGTGCTGTTTTTTCACCTGGTCTATGGAAAGGACTTTTTGATTTTTCCTTATCAGTTTTAACCTTTTCTTTTTCTTTAGGTTTTGTTGTAGTAGATTCTTTAGTTTCTGCTTTAGAACCCAATTTTTTACCTGATTTCCAGTTAGAAAACATAATAGGTTTCATACCAAACTTAGACTCATGCATAGTTTCCTCTACTTCTTCATCCATTTCTTCATCCATTTCTTCATCCATTTCTTCATCCATTTCTTCATCCATTTCTTCATCCATTTCTTCATCCATTTCCTCGTCCATCGAAATTTCATATACAACTTCGTCCATTTCCTCATCCATTTCTTCGTCCATTTCTTCGTCCATTTCTTCCGAGAAAATATCATTCATAAGTTGATCTAAATCCGTATCAGACATAGTGTCTGCTTCTGAAATTGATTCGTTAGTTGAGATGATATATTCAACATCTTCATCTTCGTCGTCAAGGTGAATTTTATCACCTTCTTTTTTAACGATTATTCTATCTGACGGCCCCATTTTTTTGAATACACTAAGAACATCTTCCATTGAAGCGTCGTCTGGGATTTCCACCACATCGTCTTCAATGTCAATATTGACCTCAGGATCCATATCCACGTCATCATCAGGATCCATATCCACGTCATCATCAGGATCCATATCCACGTCATCATCAGGATCCATATCCACGTCATCATCAGGATCCATATCCACGTCATCAGGATCCATATCCACGTCATCAGGATCAGTATCTGGTTCGTCTTGTTCTTTCAATTTATTTTTAGCCTTGTTTTTCAAAGACTCTTTTACCAACTCAGAGATTTCTTCCTTCATAGTCGAAGCAAGTATTCCTTTTGCGTTTTCAGTAACAACATCTTCAAGATTTTTCATCTGAAGAAGTGCTTCCTCTACTAATGACTTTTTGTCTGCCATAGAAATATTAAATTTTTCCATATAAATATATCCATAGCGTAAAAAATATTGATTTTTACAATTTTTGTTGTAAAAAAATTTTCCAAAAAAAACCCCACTCATTGGTGGGGTTAATTTTTACTCGATCACTTCGTCGATTTTACTTTCGATTACCGAAGTTATTCGCCAATCGTGTTGGAAACCTTGGTACTTTTCAGTCACCTTGGCTTCAACATCTGTAACTGAAATTGCTCGTACAAGTTTCATTTCAGTGATCTTTTTGACCTTACCTGAATTTTCATCAGGTAGATCGTATTGTACTTTTGATACAAAATACTTTGATTCTTCCATAAATTATTTTCTTAAAAAGTTATTCAATTTATTCATTAAGTCAATAGAGCGATTCATAGGATTACCGTTATTTGATGATTCTGTGGATATTTGTCTCATTCTTTTTTCTTCTTCAATATTTTCATCAAATGAATGTCTATCATCAATATTTGAAAATAGATACGCTCCAGGTGTTGAGGGTGATGATACCAAATCAAAACAAATTAATTCAAAATCTTTCTGTACTTCATTTTGTTCACCTACCTTTTTCAAGGATCCTACACCTCTTGAGGATATACCTAAAGTAACTCCTTGTCTAAGTAAGTTAGCCGCTTGGTCTCCTTTTGTTGAAACGATACCTCTCTCGTGAAAACCCGGTGATGTCAATAGTTTTAACTTTCCTAAAAGCATTTGGTTTTCCCACCATAAATCAGTAATAATGTGACATACTCGATCTAAATCTATAAGTGAAGATTCTGGGTGATTAAGTTCTGAAAGAGCCACTCCTTTTTTGATTAATTTTCTATAATTCTCAGCTTCTCTTTTGAGAATTTCTTCAGGATATACTCTACCATTTCTGTTTGGTGTGTTGTACTTTTGAAGTACAGCATAAAATTCAAAAGGTTTAGAATGATCTAATTGAGTTTTCTGTTCTTGAATTACTTTTAAATTTCTTTCATCAGTTGCCGAAATATATCCAGCATCCATTTCAATTAAAATTCCTCTACCTACTTCGTTTGGCCCTAATATTTTCATAAAAAAATTTATTGATAAATATTAGATAATATCAATTGTTTTCAGTTTCTTTGTTTTTTCAAATTTAAAGTAAGTGTTTTTGGTAAAATTGTGTGAATTTATAAGTGATGTCAGATTTTGAAGATGTGTTTTTAGTAATGTTGATTTGAATTCTATATTTTTCGCCACGAAGAATGTTATTTCCAAATTCATAAAACTTTTTTTCCCGACAACTAATCCACTGGTTCTAAGGTCGAGGTCTAAAATAAATTTTGGTTGTAATAATGTAAGATCTAAAATTTCGTTTATGGTCTCTTTTATTTCTCTATTTAGAATGTTTACCACTCTTGACCAATTTTCGACACTTTTTTGAGGTGTCACCCAACTTTGTATGTTCAAATACAAAGATTTAAATGTTTTGGAATCTACTGTTCCATACGTACTTTTTAATCTTGTAAATCCGTTCAATTTACAGGTTTTGCCTTTTTTCATTTATCCATATTCTATACTCGTTTATTTTGACAAAAAAATAACACAATTATTGATACAAATCAAATTTTTTTTAACTTTTGTATTATTTATAGCACATGATTAAAATTAAAGTAAACGGAACATCTAGTCTTGATAAATCCTTGAAATTATTAAAAGGAAAAATTATCAAAACAAAACAAAATGAAGGATTATTGTCAAGACTTTCTTTCGAGAGTAAGGCTGAAAAAAGAAGAAAAGAAGTTTTGAAGGCTCAGTTCATTCAAAGAAAACGTGACGCGGAGAACTGAGATTACAAATTGTCCGATAAGGACTTTAACCTCACGTAATTAATCCTGTCAAACGATTCTCTGTCGATCTGATAAAGAACTTCTTCAATTTTATTAAAAACTTCACCAGAATTCTCGGACAATTTTTGTCTTAATTTTTCTATTGTGTCTTTTTTGAGTTCAGTATATTTGTTTTCTAACACCTCAATATCTTCAGTAAGGATATTTACCAATTCTTTTTTTGTGTCCTCATCCAAATTTTGGACATATTCTGATGTTGTTCTATTTGCGATTTTGAAAAGAGTTGTTATTGGTATATTAACTTTTTCTTTTGGTTGAACCGTTTCTGTGAGAGCTGAAATCAATTTCTTTTTGGACTGTACTGTTTCTATTAAATTTGTAATATCTGTGTAAATCAAATTATCAATGTCTTCGTAGACATTCTCAGTTGTAACATCTTTTACCCATAGTTCTACTAATTTCTTTTTTACATCAGGTTTGATATTTTCAATTTGTCTGACCGTTTCTTGAATTAATAATTCAGCAGACTCTCGATCTAAAGACTTGGTTTCGTCTAATTGATTGTAAAGATAGAATATTGATGATAATTCTTTATTTCTAAGTACCAAATTGTTGAAACCATTTATTTGTGATTCAAAAATTCCTTTCTCGTAAGAGGATAGCAAATGGCTTTCGATTGCTGAAAATAATTCTCCGAATTTCATAGTCTTTTATTTGTTAAATAGTTTCATCCGATAATTTGTCCAACTCATTTTGAATTGATGATAATATTTTTTCACCTTTATCAAAATCTATTTCTTCTCTATTTTCTATTCCCATCCTTTCTAAGATTATGTTTGGTGTTTTTTTCCTACTTTCTGGTGCTAATGTAGGTTCCTCAGGAGCTGGTGCTGGTATTTCACCGCCACCTATTTCTCCACCTAATCCACCGCCAGCAGGAGGTAATGGTTCCGCACCACCCATAGGTGCTGTACCTGTGGTTGATGTTTCTCCACTCATAACTTGTTTTCCGTACAACTTATCGATATTGTCAAAGAGACCTGTTCTGTTAATAACATTAGGTGTATTTGTGAGTTCTGCAGATACCGCCATTTCCATTCTTTGTTGTTGTAAATCAAGTTTGATTTCATCATCTGAAAATCCAAGAACGTGTTTTTTAGCCCAAGCCTGAGATACTGGCGCAATACCTTCAATTTTAGTGACAGCATCTCTATACAATAACATTTTTTCTTTCCAAACTTCTACTGCAAGTAAATCCGCTTGTTTAGATGGATTAGTCAGTGATAATTGAAATGAACCAAGTTCATCTTCGAAACCAAGTAAAAACAAGTGAATGATAGCAATTTTATTCAACTCCGAAATCATACACTTTTGAATTCTATTGATTGTTCTTGCAAAACGAATGTCTTGTAAAGATAAATTTTTACCATCTCCAACAGGTTCCTCAAATCCTAAAAATGCTTTTGGAATTCTAAGTGCCGTCAAGAGTTTTTTCTGAATGTACTCGATATCTGCAATTTCTGATAGGTTTTGAGCGCCAGCTAACGTATCAATTGGTGTAGGTGCAGCAGGATCTCTTACAGGAATAAAAAAGTCTTGGTCTACCGCCATCTGATTGAATCTCATGTCAACATTACCAGTTTTAGGGTCTGCAATCTGATCTTTTTTAAATTGTTGTGCAAATCTTTGGACATATGGATAAACATCCGCGTCGTCCATATTACCAACATAAACTTTAAATACTCTTCTTTCAGGGGCTCTAGATGTTCGATAAACAAGCATCGCATCCTCAGCTAATACCAATTGTTTCCAAATCCTTCTTGCTTTTTCGGTCATCGCTGTTCCGTAAGGTAGTTTACGATCATCACCTAACAATCGGAAGTGGGCAATTTCCCAACTATTAAAATCCAGTTGTTTGTTTTTCCAAGTAAATGTTAAACTTTTTGTATCGGCGTTGGATGCTTGTGCGGCCCCAAATCCTGAGGTTGCTCTACCTTTCATTCCTACCTCAATTCTTTCTATTTCAATGTTAGGTAGTTGTAAACAACCCACAACACCCTTTTCAGGATCTAATTTCAAAAACACAAAATTATCACCATATTTGGCGGTATTACGTGTCCACATCGGTAAGTTTGTGTTGATGTCAAGAGCGTTATTAAATAAATCCGCTAGAATAGATTTTATTCTGGGCGAATCAGAATAAATCTGTAACATAAAACCATTTTCATCAACGGTGGTTGACTCTTCAGCATATGTATCCAATGCTGACGCGATTTCTGGTGTGTTATGGGAAAATATGGTGTCAGTTGCAAAGTTTTTATATCCAGGTACACTCAAGTCATACACTGGTACAACTCCGTGCGGTTCAATACTTACAATTTTATGGTTAAAAACATAACTATCACCTTTAACCTTAGCGGTTGAATATTTCGATTTTTCAATACCATAAGCAAAACAAAAAGTACTCCAATCTTTATAACCAGCATATGTTATTTCTCTTTGTAATTTTTTGTATGAAATATTAAGTGCTGACGCTGTACCCATTAAAGTTTTATACTCAGTAGCTTTTTGAACTATTAAATCGTATGGTATGTGAAAATAAGACGGGTTCTTAACACCCACTCTTCTCCCATTCCAACTTAGTTTTCCTTTTCTTTTGGCAACAATTGACATTTTTTCTCTGAATTCTGGATTGGCCCAAAGTTTTTCATTATTCAATTTTCTGTGATAAGCCCTGTGCTCTGAAATATTCATAATTTGCAAATTTTCAGGGTTATTATTTTTACCATTAAAATCTTTGTGATGAACTTCTTCGTCAACACTAACTTTTTTGTCGTAATACCATTCAGCAATTAATTTGTGTTCAGAAACCCATCCGTGATGTCCTTCATTAGAATTACACACATATACCCAATTATAATTTTGATTATCAAAAAATGATTTACGATAAAATGGCATCATAGAATCACCGGGTTTCAGATTTTCAACAACCTCGAAAACACCATCACGTTTCAAAAATCTGTGACCATATGTTGCAATTATGTGTGATCCATCATCAAATGTAATTTTATAAGTCATTTCATCACGTGTGTAATGAGCGTTCCTTGCTAATGCGGGTACAACTTTTTCGGTGTTATGATCGTAAGCATATACAATAAATTCGTGGTCTCTACCTTTATCTGCAAGGTCTTTTATTGTTATAAAACCATCAGGTGTTGCTATAAGTGTTTCAGAACTTAACGAATATTCCATACTTTCGAAATCATAGTATGATGCTAATCTTGTTGGTTCATAATATACCGCTTGGTTGTATAAATTGTTTTCAACTTTAGCCCATTGACTTACAAGATAGTAAGTTTGTTGTGCTTGAAGTTTTTGTTTTTCATATTCATCTTTACTCTGTGTTCTGAGTAATTCTTTCTTATCAAATTTATATGTAGGTAAATCCTGACCTAGAAGTGAGTTAGGCCCAAAACTTTGGGAAAGTCTCTGCCATATTGTTAAATTTTTATCTTCCATCTTTTAATGGTAAATACTTCAATTTATAAATCAACGCTTACCACCACCGAACAACCAAGAATATTGTTCATAATCAGCTCTTGATGGTTGATTTCTAAACGCTGGATTTTCTTTATAATTTGTGTTTGGTAATGCGGGATTAAAATGTTGGGATGAAGGTTGTTCGTATGTTTTTACTTCCCAAGATTCCAATAAAACTTTTGCTTGTTGTGATACTTTTTGTAACTGAGTAAATGAATAATCGGCGACATATACCGCCATAGCAAGAGACATAATTAGATCGTCGTGTTGTCCTTTCATATGATCAGGACGACCATTAATATAAACGAATGTGTTCATTTCATTAACAAGACGAATTGAATGTATTTTCAATCCGTGACGAAAATATTCTTCTAATGCTGAAATTATTTGTACTCGTTTATTGTTAAAATTAATTCCCGGTATTTTATCTTGCATTTTGGGATCAAATTTCCATTTATTTGCAATATCCATACCATCAACATATAAATCTTTGTAACCTAGTTCTTGAAGTTTTCTTGCGGTTGAGACACCCATACCACCAGTAATATCAACTACAACAAATGCTTTATACATTGTCGCCCACTTATAAACAATATCCGCCAAATTATCAGGCGGTAGTTTTCCCAAATACTCAACAACCTGTTCTCTATCGTCAAAATCGAAAATTTGAAAAGTGGAGAAGTCTTCACTATCACCCCTACTCACGTCAACACCCATAATGTATCGATGTCCCAAAACTGGTTCTTTCCATAACCACAAACCACCACTCACCATTTTGTTTACAGGATCCTTCACATCATTTTCCAATATTTTTTGAACCAAATTTGAGTCGAACACATTATCACCAGACCCCAAAAAATTACATTCTAATTCTTGTGCAACTTTTCTTTTATCATATTTTAATTTCTTGACCATTTTTTCAAACCAATTTGACGTTGGTTTGTATCCACTTTCAAATAATTTCTGGATCTCATCATAGTCTCGATCGAATGGTAGTGTTTCAGAGAAATCAACAATTTCCAGATCTGGGTATTCATCTCTGTTAAGATAAAAATGAATAAGATCATCTACTTTTAAAAACTGTAAATCTTTGGTGTATCTCGGATCTCTCCACCAAAACATTTCGGTTATTTTAAAATCATTGATCCCCCTTAAAGATTGGTCATAGATCTCATAATATATCGGGTCGTATCCATTTGGTGTGGAAATAACAATCACTTTACCCCCTGTCGATAAGGAGGCCATACAAGCCGCCCAGAAATCACTATCAGCCTCAATATACGCTGCCTCATCAAAAATAAGAATTGTTGGTGTATAACCCCTCAAGGCATCCTTAGACGTAGCAACCGCTTTGACCTCACACCCGTTAGAAATTTTGAAATGTCTTTGGGAATTTTTTTCATTACTGTAGGTAATACCCACCCAACTTGGCCATTGGTCAATAAACCCCCTCACTTTATTTGCAAATTCAACCGCTGTATCCAACTTATTTGCAATACACAAAACCTTTTCGGGTTTGTTTTTAAGAGCGAATGCTAGTTTTTTGCTAATCCAAGCCGCGGTAACTGTAGATACACCAGCTTGTCTATATTTTTTTGCAATGTTTTCGTTGTGCTCTTCGTAATCTTTGATTAGGGTTGCCTGATCTGGAAAAAGTTCTAGAGGAACATACTTTGACTGTGTATTGTCGTAAGTTTGTAAATATGTTTTTAAAGCGTATTCTGTATTCCTAACACACTTGGTATATTCAAGTAAAAGTTGTTCTTTAGTAAATCCCATTTCATTTTAGTTATCGATTGAAGATATCGTCAATGTTAATATCACCCAACCCATCATCGTCATCTTCTTCACTGGCTTCATTTTCCAATTCCCTTAATCTTTCCGATATTTCTTTTACCATTCTATCCAAAATTTGATTTGCTTTTGGATTACCCAAAAGAATCATTTTTGTTAGATCAATAAATTCTTCAGCACTCATCATAACAAATTTTTGGAACAAATAATTTTGTATAAATCTTTGTCCTGATTCAAAAATCCTATTAGGATATACGTTTAATAATCTTTCCCAGAATACTGGGCCAAATCTTAAATCCCAAACCTCAGCAGGTAACGTATCCTCGTATCCTGTAACCATCTTTTGTTTTTCAGGATTTGATGGTAATCCGAATTTTCCAATAACTTCATACGTTCCTTTCACCAACTCGTGTAGTAACACTGGAAAAATAACCCCTTTGGCCATAACTTTCGGGGGATCTTGATTTGTATCGACTTCCACCGAACCAGCTTTACTTCCCATCAAATCTCCTAGCATGTTTTCGTCCAATATCCAATATAACATTTCATTGACGGACATTAATGTTCCGTATAAATTTAATAACCTTGGATCTAGTTCATTTAATTTTTCTTCAATCAAATGGTACATATATTGGGCTTTAGCCCCAGCACCTTGAATGAACATATTAATCAATCTTCTCTTACTTCTTTCAATATTGAACTCTTCTAAGGCTCTGAGTAAAGCTTCGACTGGGTTTTCTTCTTCATCCTCTTTCTTTTCTGGAGTTTGAAATAATTTTGCTATTTCTTCTGCGGATTTCTCTTCAGGTTCCATTTGAAAACCTTCGTTGGAAATGTCACTAGGTCTAACCAAATTAGATTCATACTCTATCTCAGAAGGGTCTATTTCTAATTCTTTTCTGACCAATTCAATTGATAAGTTCTCTAAATATTCCTTGTGTTGTCTTTCAATGTTTACTATTTCTCGGAGTGCTGACATTAATAACATCTGTAATTGACCGATGTTTCGCATATCAACAGGACCAGGTATGTTAGTATATCTACGAATGTTTTCAATTACTTGTTTAAATCTTTCAGAGGCAATAACTTCTTCGAATGTTTGTGCTCCTGTGATTTTAGGCATAAAAGGTTGTTTGGAAATGGGAGTTTGTCCAGTTTCTATTTTCCTCTGTGTACCTGGATCCATTCTTTCTGGTCTATCACCATAGTCGATAGGTGCTTCTTTAATAAATTTTTTCTTTAACATTACTATTTAAATTTAATATTAAGTTGATCAAAGGTTAAATAATCAGGAATTTTGGTCTTACCGGGATTGGGTGATAACTCACGTGTTTTTCCTTCTGTTTTTTCCATTTCTTTGAGGTCACTCTCAAATTTTTCTTTAGTAATTGAAAACATAGAACCTATAGGTTTTTTCATCTTTTTGGTTTTATCTTCGGATGAATTATAAAGTGGTCTTTTAACAATAGATTGGTTTTTAGCGACCATCTCAATTAATGAAGCTTTATCCATTTGAGGTAACAAATTGGTCTCAATCTGTTTTCTAGTCATATTTTCTAGGATTGGAAGTAGGGGGTTCTTATTTTCTTTAATTTGTTTTTTGACATCCATTACACATCTCTCATATTCTTTCATCTGTCTTTTAGACCAATCACTTCTTTCAGTTGTACCAAATTTTTTACCCATAGTTGCTGTACAAATAGCCCAAGGATTTTTCTTTTGTTTTTTTTCAGTCATTTCACCCTCATCCATACCATCACCGTAATCACCAAAACCATCATCTGTTGATGGGCCAACTTGGTGTGGATCTTGAGTTCTTTCATCTTCTTTCACTTCATTTGCAACCGTAACATTTAACCCTTTACTAGCTAAGTCACGAATTTTGGTTGGATCGGTTTCTTTTGACACTGTAACTGTACCTGTTTGCTCATCCAAAATAAATTTTTGAATTAAAACATCCATTGCTCTCTCGGACAATTGCGAAACCATATTTCTACTTAGTCCAGCTTTTACTAACTTATTAATTTTAATTTTAGACATAAGACATTTGTTTTTCAAATTCCAATACGACATCTCTTTCGTAAAGTTTATCTTTTATACTTTGTTCGGGTTCACCAAACTTGAATACTAATCTTTTATTTTCACCACAACTATCATCTGTTTCCCAACCGAGGGCTATTATGTCTTCCATAGCATCGATAACACCCATATAGTCAGAATTTTGAACTAGATCTAGTATCACCTCAGTATTACGTAGAATACCGACTTTAGTTATGTATTTCATTTCAGGTGGTAATGGATGACCGTGAGCTGGTTTTGAATCCCAGTTATCACCCCACACATCAAAAGAGTCACTAAAGATAAATTCGTAAATGTTATCTCCTTTATAATTCGGGCCTAGTCCGTTGATATAAATTAAGTGGCTCATAGAAATTGTCCATCTAAATCAATTTTCAAAATTTCACCATTATTTTCAAAAACTAGGTTTTTAAGATTAGTCTTACCTTTGAACTTAAATCCTTTGGTTTCTTTTATAATAAACTCAGCACTATCCTTTTGTTTTTTTGTTTCGGCTAGTTGATTTACTTGATTTAATGTTACTTTTTTATACTCATCTATTTTTTTATCTTTCAATTTCTTTTCGTTTTCATTCACACGATAGTATTGAGATAAAAGTTTTTCAACCTCAGATTCAGCAAAAACTGAGTCCATAATTGAACCGATTTTTTTACGGAACATTCCATCCTCATCTTCCTCACCAAATTCTTCTTTCGGTGCTGACATTTCAGGTTCTTGAATATCAACTTCAGTGTCGACATCAATTTGATCACCCATATCATCAGATCCCATCATATCTTCATCATAATCTTCTTCGAACTTAGCTAAAATATCTTCACGATCTTCGTCTTCTAATTTTGATAAATCAACCGCAGATAAAATAGAATTTAATACATATTTTACATCTTCAGATGTCATACCAACTGTGTCATCCAACATTCTTAGTTTTTGACCTAGTTTTCCTGTTAATTTTTGAATTGTACGAAAAGAAACTTCTTCTTTTCCACCACCCATATCAGGCATTTCACCACCAATATCAGGCATTTCACCACCCATATCAGGCATTTCACCACCCATATCAGG